AATATAAAAGTAATAAAAGTTTATGACTAAATTTAATGAAATTCTGAGTGCTACTGGAACTGCGGTACTCAAGAAACGTGCTGAAATTATCAATGCTGATGCCCGCGAAGCAGCTAAGGATCAGGTTAATCTCATTGAGAAAGAGATTCGTCAGATTAAGTCCAAGATTATGAATCTGGAGGATCTGTCGATTAAATCGACCGAATCACTGGTTGTAGGTACAGACTTTAAGGCAGATGAGTGGGTAACTCAGATGTTCAAGCTTCGTGATGAGCTGCGCAACGCTGAAATCTGTCTGGAAATTGCTCAGAATATTTATAATGAGTATTTCACAGAACTTCCTGAAGTAAGCTGCGAGAAGAAGGCAGAATAACTTCACAGGCGGAGTAAATCCGCCTTTTAAGGGCCTTTAGCTCAGTTGGTTAGAGCAACTGACTCATAATCAGTAGGTCACAGGTTCAAGCCCTGTAGGGCCCACATATGAAAACTGTTTTATATAGAATACAATCAATTGAAGCTTCTGAGGGAGAGGGGTTTCGATACAATTCATTAAAAACACTATCTGATACAAAAGTAAATGAAGAAATGTGTTTAAGGAATGAGTTTGGAGATCATTATTTGGTTAATGATCCTGATTACTGAGTTTGTGAGATTTTAAAGGAAATAGAAGATGATGTATAGTTTAGATGAAATAGGTATTTTACCTAGTTCAAAAGCCACGGATATTACAAGTCGTAGTGAGTGTAGTCCTTTAGGAGACTTAGGAACATATCCTATTTTTGTTTCTCCTATGACATCCGTTATTGATGAATCAAATTATCAACTTTTTACAAAGGCTGATGTGCTTCCTATTATTCCCCGACGTGTTGATAATTTACAATTTAGACTTAATGCATGTAATCATGTATGGTGTGCATTTAGTTTAAAAGAATTTGAGACTTTCTTTTGTGAAGGAGAAGTAGCGGATGAGTGTCCTTTAGTACTTATTGATTTAGCTAATGGACATATGAAAAAAATCTATGAATTAGTCAAAAAGGCTAAGGAGAGATGGGGAACTATTATTATAATGGTAGGAAATATCGCACATCCAGATCTTTATTGGGAATGCTATGATGCAGGAGTAGATTATGTTCGAGTAGGAATTGGAACTGGTAGTGTGTGTACTACTGGAGTAAAAACTGGGATACATGCTTCAATGGAATGGTTGTTACGACATCTATCTAATTGTAAATCCATGATTAAAGATTCTCCTAAACCTAAAAAAGCTCCAAAAATCATTGCAGATGGAGGAATTTCTACAATAGATAGAGCTATAAAATGTTTAGCTTTGGGTGCAGATTATGTAATGATGGGCAAAATGTTTGCTCAGTGTACAGAAGCCTGTGGAATATCTAGAATTAAAGGAATTGATAAGGATCCACAACTTGCTAAATATCTTACAGCCCTAACCTTAGCTGAAAGAGATAGGATTCTTAATACAGGAAAGTATCCCAAAGAACGACTCTATTATGGAATGGCAAGTGAACGTGGGCAGAAAGATATTTCTAATACTAAAAAGGCAGAAGAAGGAATTGAGATCTGGGTTCCTATTGAATATTCTCTTGAATCTTTACTTTCCCAATTTGATTCTGCATTAAGATCAGCTATGTCCTATACTGGGTGTAGAACTCTTGAGGAATTCAAAAATGTAAAATGGGAGTATATGTCCCCATCAGAAAGAAATGCTTATTACAAATAAAATGAATAATTTTGATTTATACACAGTAATAGTTTTTGGAATCTTTGTTTTATGTTTATTATTAGGACTTGGATTTGCATTAACTATGTGGTCTGCTCCTTGGGGAATATTCTACTTCGGAGGAATGATCGTGCTTACTATTTATTATCTTAATATATTAAAAAATAGAATAGAATAAGGGAATGTAAATTCCCTATAAGTCCCTGTAGTTCAGTTGCATAGAACATCTTACTTCTAATAAGAAAGTCGCAGGTTGGAGCCCTGCCAGGGATACAACGCTTAAGATTAACATATTATATTGTTTGGATGGAGGATAGTTATGGTGTCTCAGGTATAGCAAGAGTCTTTTCAAGTTTACTTTCTCTTGGAATGGTTAATTTGGTTTACACTACGTATAGTAAATGCATTAGTTGTGGAAAAATTAAAGAATTATAAGGAATGAAAACACTTCTTTGGGTAGATGACGCTAGGAATCCAATGGAAGATGATTGGATGAATTTTAGTCCAATTGGTAGAAATTGTAAAGTAATATGGGCCCAATCTTACCAAGAAGCAATTGATTTTCTTGAGAAAGAATGGCCTGATGCAATTTGTCTAGATCATGATTTAGGGGAAGAGAAATCTGGATATGATATAGCTAAATATATTGTGGATAAATGTATAGATGAAGGATATATTCTTCCACAATTTGCAAGTCAATCTGCAAATCCTGTTGGTAGAGAGAATATTCTTTGTTTATTAAAAAACTACGATAAACAAAGACTAAAAAGTTCGTCAATATAAACACGACTGGTTAACTGCGGTTCAGAATAGAAAAGACTTGCCAAAGTGAAAATAGAACATTTTACCATATAACTTTAAGAAGTAATCTTGAAAGCATATTAAATGTCAAAAATGTTATAATGACAATCCAGCTGAAAAGTTAGTTTATATAACTGATTTGGAAAGTGTGAAGGTGTGAGGAATGCTCTATATAGAGAAAATGATGATTGTATTATTTTTGAAGTTAATTGCACAGAACTTAAATTAATTAAAAGATGTAAATATATACATGGTCCAGAAAATATAAAATTGACCAATTTATGACACAGTATATTTATATACATACAAACAAATTCTCTAGATGATTTCTTTTAAGATATCTTAAAAAGAAAGGTTATACCTTTAGAAATAATATGACTCAGGAATATATTTTTATTCATCCTTATGGTAGATATGCTTTTTGTATGTGTGAAAAAGTAATAGCTTACGAACAAGTATGGGCCTGGATTGTATTTAATAGTATATTTAAATAATTTCAACAATGCTTTACTGTAATATATGTGGATCTCCTTTACGATATATAGGAGAAACTAAGGATGCTAGTGGAAATGTTATAAGCATCTATTCATGTCCAAAATGTAACAAGTTAGTTTATATTTAGTATGTTCTTTCTTAATTTAGCTGTATTAATTTTTTGTGGAGCAGTTCTTGGATATGAAAGACAAAAAACTAACAAGGTAATTGGAATTCGTTCCGTTGTTCTACTGATGTTAGGATCTTTTATATTTACATATATCTCTACAAGAATAGGTGGAGATCCTTCTAGAGTAGCTGCCCAGATAGCTTCTGGAGTTGGCTTTATTGGTGCTGGAATCATTTGGAAGGATAAATCTACCAATATAGCTAACTTAACAACAGCAATTCTCATTTGGGTTATTGCAGCTTTAGGAAGTATGATTTCTATTGGATTACTTGCTGAAGCAGTAGTAATAACAGGAGTAATTTACATTGTCCTTAGATTTAATTTTTTGAAGGACGTCTAAAGGTTTGGAGAGTAATCCTTGATGGTGGTAGGGCTTGCCTGCTAAGCAATGCGTGCTTTTCTGGCATGTGGTTCGATTCCACTGCTCTCCGCAAATAAACTAATATTAGAAAGGTATGGAATTTAAAGTAATCAGAATTATCTTTGATAATGGAACAGAACAGGTTTTTAATTTTCAACATGTAAGAGATTTCAGTTACAATGAGAAAAATAAATCTGCAGTTATAACTATAAAAGGAAACGGACCAAATTGGGATACTCTGCTATTTGATAATAATATTGCTGAATTATATATTTCGAATTTAGAGTAATTAAGGATGCCCCTGTGGCGTAATTTGGTAGCCGCGCTAGACTTAGGATTTAGTGAGGAAACTCGTGCAGGTTCGAGTCCTGTCAGGGGTACTTAATAATATTTAAAACTAATATAAAATGAATATTGAAAATTTTTCAACGATATATCTTCCTGGTCTAGCAAACCTAGGAGATACTAAAAATTGGGCAAGTATTAAAGGGAATGATCCAGGGCCTAAAGGGCCTAAAGGGCCTAAAGGTTCTGTGGGATATTCAGCAACAGGTGTAGGCAGGGGAAATCTTACTTCTACTACCTCAACTGGAATCGGTACTAATAGTATCACTATAAGCTCTAGTAATCCGTATGCATATGGGCCAATTAAAACAGAAAGACTTCCTATGAGTGAAGAACTTTATTTATATATAACTGGAGGTAAATCCTGTATTTCTACAGCACCTCCTACCTGGAATAGTCAGGAGAACTGTCTTTGGCATGCAAAAGGTTCCAGAGTACTTTCTATAGAAGGTGATTATGGACTATTTTGTCTTATAAAATCTTATATTGGTTCTGAACTAGATGTAATTTACACATATCTTACTATAAATGGATTTAATGTTTATGCTACTATTTTAGGATCTTCTGGAGAATTATTTGTAGAAAAGGCACCTATTAAAGGTAAAGAAGATCTAATTCATAGGAGTCGAAAGAAATAATAGAAAGGATGGGGATGTAGTGTAATGGTAGCACAGCGGTCTTTAACTGAATAAAATTATGAGTGATTGAAAAACAATTGAAAAGGGTTACTTAGGTAGCCTACTAGTAGAACAGAAATTTATTGAAAATGGGTATAACCTATTTAAACCTGTTTTAGAGAATGGGAAAGTAGATTTAATTGCAGAAAAAGATAATAAATATATTAAACTGCAGATTAAAACTATACAAATAGAAAGTAATGGTAGAAGAATAATTCCAGTGAGAAAAATATCTCATAATATGGGAGAATATAAAGTAAAACTGTATACTGAAAAAGATATAGATTATTTTATTGGAGTTGACTTAGATACTAAAGACTTATATATTTTACCTGTACATTTCTCTTCTCAGTATAGAAGTTCTATTGGTGTAAACAGTTGTCAAGATTACAAAAATAATTTTAAACAAATGGAGCCTATTAGTGGAAACACTAATAGTGGACACGATGATAACGTTGAATCCTTAACAGATAATGCTGATGGTAACGACGTCGGAATAGAAGAAATTCTAGCCGCGAACGAGTAGATAATCGTGCACCTAAGTCGAAAGATATGGTGAAGACGTACTCTAGACTACAAACGAAAGGCAGTGAAAACTGTAGTGGTAAGCAAAACCGTAAACGGGGGTCTCCAAAACTCCAGGTGTGGGTTCGAATCCTACCATCTCTGCTATAAAATTTAAAAATATGACTTATAAACAAATTTTTATTGGAGGGATTACTATTCTGGGTATGTATATGCTACTGGGTTTGATGTTAAATTTCCCATGTAAATCAGAAGTGCCTCCAGTAAACTCTCCTGTAATTATTACAGAAGATTGTGATTCTCTTACAGAGTGGCAAGTTTTTATCATGGCACTTGTTGAAGTAGAATGTGAGAGAAATCCAAAAGTAAAATCTAGTAAAAATGCAATAGGCCCATTCCAAATTACTAAAATTTATGTTGATGAAGTTAATAACTTATATAACACTAATTTTGTGTTAGAGGATGCTTGGGATCTTGATAAAGCTTTAACTATGTTTGAAATGATGAATGACCATTATAATCCAACTAGAGATATTGATAGAGCAATTAAACTACATAATCCTGGGGCTGGTAAATGGTATGGGAAAAGAATAAAAGATCGTATGGAACTAATTCGATTTAGTGAAGCACTAAGATTCAAAATTGTTGAACTTTACGATAATTAATATGTGGTGGTTGATTGGATTACTATTAGCTATTGCTATCATACTTAGTCCTATGTTATGGGCTATTTATAAACATATAACGTATGAGAAGTTGAATAACTAAAATTTTAAGTGGAGTTGCAATTATTTTAGGAATAACTGTTTACTTCATGAATGTAAGGATAAATGATTTAAATAAATCATTAGATATATCCGTTAATAATGAAAAAGCATACTCGGCTGAAAACTCAGCCTTGAAAGAGAGTAATATAGTTTTTAGATTTGAGTTAGCTCAAATGACCCACATGAATGATTCAATTCTTGTGAAAATGCGAGAAGTAGCCCAAGAACTCAAAATAAAGGATAAGAAATTAGAATCTTTACAATATCAGTTAGAACATATTTCTAAGTCAGATACTATTTTTATTAGAGATACTATATTTAAAGATCCTGGTTTTAAACTTGATACGTGTATTCAAGATAAATGGGCTAGAACTTGTCTGCATTTTGAATATCCAAATGAAGTAGGAGTGTCAAGTGAGTTTAACAATGAAAAATATATTATTACTTCTTGGAAAAAAGAACCAATTAAGCAAAGGAAGTGGTTCCTTCCAAGATGGTTTACGAAAAAACAAAAAATTGTAACTGTTGACGTAGTAGATAAGAATCCTTATGTAACTACAGAAAGACAGAGATTTGTACAAATTGTAGATTAAATGATTACAACAATACCTACAAAATATGATATAGGGCAGAAAGTATATTTAAAGAAAACTGCTCTTGACTTTTCTCGAGGATATTTCATTGATGCTGAAGTTCCCAGATCCAACTCCTTACATAATTACATCTATTAGAATTCATGTATATCCTGATTATACAAGGATTTATTACCGTATCAATGGAAAACAGGAATCTATTAGGGAGGATAAAGTATTTAGTTCTTTAGAAGAGGTAGAAGCCCATTGTAAGCATGATTCAGAATAGTTTTTTGGAAAAAGGTAAAGAGAAAGAATTAGAATTTGCCTTAGCTCTTTGTAAAGCTAAAAGTCTTTCGTCCTCTATAATAGAAGAAGCTAGCAAGGAAGATGACATTTATCGTCATATTGATATCTGGGTAGGAGCAAATAGTTTCGATGTTAAAGCTGCAAAGAAAACCAACCGCTCTGATTTACTTCCTAACTATGATATTCATTGGATAGAACTCAGAAACGTTCATGGAGATAAAGGCTGGCTATTCGGGCAAGCTGATTATATAGCCTTTGAGTTGGAAACTACTTGGTGTATCTGTCCAAGAATTTCTTTAATACGGTCTCTAAAGGGTAAAATTGATTTTTCTAATTTTACTACTAATAGAGATGATATGTTTAGAGTATATAGACGTAAAGATAGATTAGATGCTATTGTTAAAGTCGATAGTGATTTTTTGACCAAGGTTACGTCTAGTTTTTTAATTCCTAAAGAATAGACTATGATTTTCTCTTTAGTGTATTACTTGATTTGTGTAGGTATTATTTTTGGATCTGATGACGGAAAACCTTGAAAGTTTTCAGATTATATTCTTTTATTATTTGCTGGTATTTATACTCCTTTAAGTGTAGGCATGTATATTGGTTGATTTTTAAAAGAAAATAAGGTATATAAGGAAGAGTAATCTTCCTATATGGTGCGTATAGCTCAGTTGGTTTAGAGCGCCAGATTGTGACTCTGGAGGTCATCGATTCGAATTCGGTTATGCACCCTTAAATTATTTTTATGAAGACATTTATTGAGTTTAAAAAACTTATTCCCAATAATAAATTAGGTGTTATTTATCATTCTTGTAATAATTCAGTAATAGAGCCAAATATCTTAAAATGTTTGAATTACAAGATGCAATTTTCACTTCGAAAATGTAATCTTATCTATTGGAATATGCTGAAACAGCTTTATATATCATCTGATGATATGTTTAAATTTCTTAAAGGGGGAGTAAGTTATAGAGAAAGTATGACTGACTTAATGGTAAGAGTACTAAGAGAAAATGTAGCTAAAAACGTATGAAAAAACTAAATATAGCACTTGTTGCACATAATGCACGAAAACAAGAATTAATTGAATGGGTTAAAATTAATAAACACTTATTATATAACCATCATATTACTGCTACTGGCACTACAGGCAAATTACTTGGTAATATCATGGTTAAACAAGTTACAGAAACAGACTGGAAAGGAAATGAATATTTTGTAAATAAATATTTAAATGTAACTTCTGTTCTTTCAGAACCTCTTGGAGGAGATCAAATAATTGGTGCAATGATTGCACAAGGTCAAATTGATGTATTAATCTTCTTCTGTGATAATCTTATTATACAAGGACATCAAACAGATATTTCTACATTAACTCGATTGGCATCCTTATATAATATTGCATTTGCAACAAATAGAACTACAGCAGACATGATTCTTACTTCATCATTATTTGCGAATGAAGAATATTGTCCTGTAAAAGCAGATTTTAGTAGTTATTTAAATCGCAAACTTTAGTTATGTCAAAAAGTCGCAAACTTCCAATTTTTAAAGATAAAGGTCTTAAACGCATTTATCACAGAATCGTTAAAAGGAGAATAAAAAATTATTTAAAGAGTAATTTTTTTAAGATTACAAGATGAGGATTTTGATTGTAATATTCCAAATCCTAAAACAATAGTTAGCGACTACAATTATAGCGATTATACAATCGATTTACGTTATGAAAAAGGTAAAAGATGGGGAGAAGAGTGGAAAGCTAAATTCTCTAGAAAATAAACGTATCTTAGATTACATAAAGGCTGTAAGGAAGAAATCAAGGGAAGAGGAGATCCAATTATATGGTAAGCCTCTTCCTAAAACTAAGATTAAAGAATCAAAAAAGATATATAAGAGAAATAAAAAATGACTGCATTAGATTTTCTTTATGATGAGTTTGTTGCATTTTGCAATAAGTATGATCTAGTGGAACAATTTAATAAAGGGTTGCAGATAAAAGGTTTTCCTTACGAGTTAAGCTGTAAACCCTTTATTTTATCTAGGTTATCTCCAGAAATATTTAATTACTCTTTACATTGGGCAGAAACTCCTACCCCAAAATCACATTCATGGAGAGAAATTCATGATCTTTGGGTAGAAAAAAGTGTAGAGATAAAAAATAGCTTCAAGAAGAAATCAAAAGTATTTGAATCATTTCCAGTATACTACTTTAAGTATAAAGGATATGATTATTTAGACTGTGTTTCCAATCATATTTGGCAGTTATACTATGTAGAACAATTAATTCCAGTAAAAGTTATAGGTGTAAAACAAGTAAACGTAGAAAATGGATGCCCAGAAGGTGTACAAATTATTTCAAATATGTCCATATGGGTATTAGAAATAGTGACTAAGTATAAGGGGGTTGTTGAATATACGGAGTATGACTTAGAAAAGAACGTTATTAGAATGTCTGATAAGTTTGCATCTATTATGACAGCATTCCCAGCTGGATTATCTGCCATTCTAGAACTAAATCTTTCTAAAAAGGTCAATTATCTAGATATTGACTATAATACAGGCAAAGTTTCTTATCTTCCTATAGAGAAAACTCTTAAAAAGGATTTTGAGTCTGAACTTGCATATGTAGATAGTAATAGGAAAACAACTACTATAGGACGATTACTCAATAAGTTCAATTGGGCCCCTTATCTGGATAGATGTGATATCGAAAGGATATCCAATTTTGTTTCTGGATATGGAGAAAATTTTAGCGTAGAAATTTGGGAACCTGAAAAAATACGTATAGCATATTTAGAAGATAATTATGCAGAAGAACTAAAATGTATAAAATCTACATTGCATAATTCTTGTATGCGACATGCTGAGTGTCAAGATTTTTTTGAGTTTTATGAAAAAGCTGATGCAAAGATTGCTGTGGCACTTGATAAAAAAGGCAAAGTTTGTGCCAGAGCAATACTTTGGCAAATCAATGATTCTTTATACTTTTTGGATAGGATTTACTCAATTAGTCCTTTTTACTATGTAAAGTTTGCAAAAGCTGTTGCAAGTAAGGTTCCTATAGACTTTTATAAAGTAGATAGAACTATATACAATATAAAAACTCTCACTGAAGTAGAAATGCCAGTTTATAGATTATTTAGACCGAAGTTAATAAATTATGAAGGATTGGTTCCCTATGTAGATACTTTCTATATATTTGATTCTACTTGTGGAGAACTATTGACTGATACAAAAATTTTTAGACTTCAAAGTACTAAAGGAAATTTAATACATATATAATATGAAAAATGCACGTTTTTATTACAGTGTTCCGCTGAGCGTTGTAAAGGCTTTAGTTGTAGGAACTCAAGATTTTACTCTTGATGATGTTGTTGGTTTTTACAAATCTTCAATTCAGCCTATGCCTCGAATTACTATTTGTAGTTTGCTTAATGAGGATCGTACAAAATTATCTTTTGGAGTAGCTGTATGTTCAGCTAAAGATCGTTTCGTAAAGAAGGTTGGTCGTGAGTTAGCTTACAAAAGAGCCCTTGAACATCCTTTCAAAGTAGCTGAAGTTACTAAAGATAATATTCGTGAAGTACGAATGAATGTATCTCAGGCTATTGAAGAAGAAATATGGACAATGAATCCTAAGAAATTCTAATGGAGTACGAAGTTATAATTCATGGTAAAGTTTCTACTAAAAATGTAGATAAATTCAAAGAATGCTTTTTCAAAGCATTAACAGATAGTGAATCCACCTTTAGGGGGAATACTTATATCTACGAATTTACAGAATACGAAGAGGTAAAAGATGATACAGAAAGCTAGGGAATTTACTGTTCCTATTCTTAATGTTAAAGTGTCGATCCTAATTGGAAGTTCACTATCCGTAGAAAGTTATCTTCAGGATGTTCATAACAAAGTATTCGGGCATAGTGCACCAAATGTGGTCGCAGAAACCTTTTATTCTACTGAATCGGATGCTGATGAGTTTTTGTATATTGCATTATACGATGATACAGATATAAAAGATTCTGCATATAACGTTATACATGAATGTCTTCATGCTGCTCATAAAATCTGTACTTTCAGAGGAGTTGAGTTAGATGAAGAGTTTCTATGTTATTTGCAGGGATTCTTAATTAACAAAGTATTTGAATGTTTGAATGCTGAACTGATGGTAGTTACAAACCATCAATTGACTGCGGAGGATACTCTGCAATAATAACTCAAAATGGTGAAGTTATAAAAAAACTTTACAGAGGTTATAGAAACACTACTAACAACCGTATGGAACTTCTAGGGGTCTTAGAATGTCTTAGATATTTTACAAACCCTGAACAAATAACCATATATTCGGATTCTCAATATGTAGTATCGAGTATTAACAACAAGCATCTTACCAAGTGGGTTGAAGACAATGATCAATCCAAAAAGAATCTTGATTTGTGATATCCGATTTATGAATTATTGAAGTTTCATACGGTTACTTTTGTGTGAGTAAAAGGCCATAATAATAACAAATTTAATGAGTTAGCGGATTTATTTGCAACTCATGCAAGTGATTGTTTAGATCTACCAGAAGATAATGGTTCATTTTAAGATTAAAAAAGTCGGAAATCACTGGTATCCATGTGTTAATCATGAATATGACAGTGACATATCGTTGGATCCAAAAATTGAGAAATATCTCAATAACTACTCTGTAAAATCTGGATATGTGGATGAAGTTACAATAGAGTTGGAAGAGATTCCAATGATAACAGAAGATATTAATTTAATCTTCTTTAACGAGTCTGATATTACAAGATATTATATTACTGATGACGATTTCAATCTTAGGTTTGAAATCAATGACCATGAATTTGAGATTGATGCATATTTATTTGGATGCTTTGAATTGCAATTCAATTTAAATTTTCATGAAAATCTCTATAAATTACATATCTGGTAATGAAATATGAAATCAGGATAGTGCAGATTACTCCCAATGGTTGTTGTTTAGTATATGCTAAAGACTGTGAGACCGATGAGGAAATTGAAGAGATGACAGTGTATAATAAGAAATTACGCTGTTTCATGACAAAAGAACGCAAAGACGATGAAATTAAAAACTGAGGCACAGGAATCAACAGAGAAATTAGATATTAAGAGAAGGAAGTGTACTTTATCTGAGAATATTCAAAAACTTTTACTGCGGCAATTAAAACACGAGCTGTATAATCATAACCTCTATATGAGTTTTTCTAACTTTTATGGAGTGCAAGGATTAGCTGTTCTGGAACAGTATTATAAAGAACGTGCAGATGAGGAATATCATCATCATTCATGGATTCGTACATATATGAATGAGAATGATGCAGCATATATTTACCCTGATATTCCTGCCATTAGTGAAACTTTTGAAGATAATGTAACGCCATTTAAGCTTACAGTTGATAAAGAAATCGAAACTACTCAAATGATCTATGAAATTGTAGATCGAGCTCTTGAGGAAGGTGATTGGGCTACATTTAATTGGCTAAATGGAGATAACGATGAAGTTGGACGTCTAGTACAAGAACAGGTAGAAGAAGAGTCCATTTCACGTACTGCTCTAGATATTGCTATGGAGGAAGGTTCTTGGCTTCGTAAGGAGAAATCTATTATGAATGTTTATAAAGGAGATGTTGATTAAGTTACCCGAAGACATTAATGATCTATATTTCTGTGGTAAGAAATTGCCCGCTACTATAGTAATGTAGTAGATGTATTGAGAAAAAACGGTAGAAAAATTTTGACATTATTAATTAAATTATTACTTTTGTATACACGAAAATATAAAATTTATGGGAAAACAAAAGTATAATTTAATTGAAGGGTTTGAAGAATGTGCAGCAGAAATGTATAAATCTGGAAAAACTCTTCAAGAAATAGCAAATGTTATTGGTACCTATCCAGGAAAAGTAGGACAAATTCTAAAAGAATTAGGATTAAAGAAAGGGAGACAATACAAATACATTAATGAGCACTATTTTGACATAATTGATTCTGAAGATAAAGCTTATATCTTAGGATTTTTAATTGCTGATGGATGCATTAGATTAGAAGAAAGAAAGAATGTAACTAGTTACAGAATTGCATTTTCTAATAATATTGACGATTCTGAAACAATTGAATTAATTCATTCTAAAATCTGCCCTAACCAAATGTTAAGAGTGTATCAGAATCCTTTAGGGCATAGAAAACCTCAATATGTTCTTCAATGGACTTCTGAGTATATGGCTAAGATATTAGAAGATAAATATAACATAACTAACAGAAAAACTTATGATGTACATTTTAGATTCCCATTTGAAAATGTCCCTTCTCAATTCCATAGAGATGTAATTAGAGGATTTCTAGATGGAGATGGATGTGTACAGAAACATTGTATTAGTTTTGTATTTAATTCTATTAAGTTTCTTACTCAGGTTATTGAGGTATTTAAAGATCTTTTTCAAAGAAATCCTTTGATGCCTTCGATGTTATATAACATTGAAGTTATAGATGGAAAAACTACTAAATACTGAAGATTACGTATTGCTACTGGACATGGAAGAAGAGCGCTAATTAAAGATTATCTATATAATGGTGCAACTTACTTTTTAACTAGAAAATTTGCTAAGTTTTAATACCGTGCTAACCTTATAGATAGCGAAAGGCTATAAGGTAGTGTAACGCATAGTGAGTGAATAAATATAATCTCACCACGAGTTCTCAATATCCTATTATAGGATAAAAATATATGCTGACCTATAAGGAATGTCAAGATACTTATAGAACTATAGGATAAAAAGCCTGTAGGATAACAACGTGGATATTCATGGTAATTTAGATTATTTAAAGTATTTTATAAATACAGGAGTTGGATTCCCACAAAAGATATCTAACTCCTGTATTGTTTTATGTGGAGATGTAGGATTAGGATTTTCTCCTGATCTTGAAAGTATGAAGATTTCTTTCTTAAATAAGCTCTGCGAAAAAACTAATAATTATATTATCGCTATAAGAGGGAATCATGATGATCCTCAACAGTTTAAAAACCTTTATAACAAGAGATTCAAAGCGGTTGAAGATTATTCTATAATTCAATATAAAGATAAAAATATCTTGTGTATTGGAGGTGGAACTTCTATAGATAGAATCTATAGAAAAAATAACAAATGGGGATATTGGGAAGATGAAAAGATTGTTGAGTTGGATAATTTTGATTCAATTCCATATTGTCAAATTATCGCATCCCATTGTGCTCCTACCTGTGCATACCCTTATGGAATAGGAAAGTTAGTAATGGAATTCTGTGATAGAGATGATTCATTACTGGAAGAATTACTTTGGGAGAGAAATTATCTTCAAACTTGCTACGAAGAAATGTCTAAAAAAGGACCAGTAGAAGATTGGTATTATGGGCATTACCATAGTACTATGGATACTACTGTAGATAATACGAGGTTTCATTTACTTGGTATTAATCACCTTTCTAGATATTGTTATAATGATTACAATTAAATGTTGTTTAGTTGCAGTTCAGACTGGACAATATTCTAAATTGGTGTTTGAGGACCTTAATAGGGATCCTTGCGATGATTTAAAATATGTCACTGTTGTAATGCTTCCAAATTGAGACTATAAAGATACTCTCAAAATTGGAGATACTGGATATCTGCAATTTGAAAGTGTAAAAGCTGGAGAAACTCAGTGATATAATAGAGAAATACAAGATTTTGCAGTTTATAAATTTAATGCTAATTATTTTATAAACTTCATTAAACACAAAAAGATAAATAATATGAAAGAATTTAAGTTTGATTAAATATGGATACAGAATTTGGAGCTAAGTTAAAGAAAGCTATAACGGCTAAAGACAATGATATTAATAGCTTGGTATGAAAAGACAAAACTGGTGTAAACATTCGTTTAATGGATATTTCCCAGAATGAACTAAAGCGATATCATCGTCATTGCGAACAAATGCTAACTAACAGGGACATTTACAAACCTGGTAAATTAGTAATTCGTGAAAACATCCAAAAATGTTGAGATTCTTGTAATGCTGAATTGTTTGCAAGATATTTAATGCATGATTGTGAGACAGATATTAAAACCAATAAAGATCTACTTGACTTTATCAATGTCCAAAGAAAAGCAAATAATGTAGATGTGGAAGACAGTATTTCAGTTTTATTTACTGGACTTCCTCTTATCTATGAGAAAGTTACTGTAGGGAAGTTAATGGATGTATGTTTTGATAAGCTTGATGTACTTAACAAAAAGATGATTACAGACAAGTTTATTATTGCACAGGGAATCTGACTCACAGACGAAGAAAAACAAGAGCTCACAGAATTAGAAATAGGGGGTAAAATTAGAAATCGAATGGAAGTTATCAAGGAAAGACTTTGTCTTAATCCTGATATTAGACTGCGTGTAAGTCCTACAGGACTTTCATTTGCTGAGTTTAGAGCTTTAATTCAACTTTCTGATTTCCCTAAAATATCTTCCTTGTCTACAATTGCTCTTAAAACTCTTAGAGACAAAGTTTTACTGCTTTTGGACAATGATCTTGATTATCATATCAATAAATGGATGAAAATTAAGAAGGATATTGAACGAGTAGCAGAATATAAAAACTGGAATTTAGATTAGGTTCTGAAAATTAATTTTAGTAATTTTGGAACAAGTAAATACAACACTATTAAAAGCTCTATGCGAAATAGTACATCCTTCTAGACAGGAACAGTCCATGATAACTTATATACTTAACTTCTGTTATACAATAGAAGGTATACAATTTGAAATGGATGATGAAAATAATCTTTTTATTACAAAAAATACTACTAATCCAGCGGTATATCCTTGTCTAGTAGCACATATGGATAGATAATTTTGTTCATGTAAAATCTCTCTAATTGACGGGAAACTCCTTAGAGCTCTTTCTACTAACTATAGATAGTAATATACTATAGGGCTAAGCTAATCACTTGGATACAGTAAAAAAAGAAAGAGATTGGACAATCCGCAGCTAAGATTCCTATAAGGAATAAAGTTCACAGACTATCCCTTTTGGGAGTACATTTGATAATTCCCACTTTTGTTGGAATTCCATTTGGAAATGGGAGAAACTTTCTGTATCTTTGTATCAATTAAAATTAATTTGATATGAAGAAATATTATTTTTATGGTTTGTATGCTAAAGATGAACCTGATAAAATATATTATGTTGGAGTTACATCTAAAGCAATTGCAGTTAGATTTAGTCAACACAAATATTCCGCTAACCATGAAAATCGTTCTATGCCTGTACACAAATGAATGTATTCTAAATACAAGAAAGGTATAGAGATTAAGTTTAAAGAAATCGATTTCTGTTTTGAATCAGAATGAAAAGAAAAAGAAGTATATTGAATTTCTTATTATCGTAAGTTAAATCCTTTCCTGCTGAATCTTCAGAAAGGAGGAAGTGGAGTTATTACTAATAACATGAGAAAAGCTTTAGGTAAGCAGAGGGGCATTGATGCTCATAAAAAACCTATTGCGGCCTATACTTTAGAGGGAGTTCTTGTGAAAGAATTTGATTCATTAAAAGCTGCTTCAAAATACTTCGGATTTACGTCTAGTTCTATTTTTAATGGGCTTAGAAAATCTAATGGAATCGCTAAAGGATATATTTGAAAATATCTACCTAAGAAAGAAATTATTTACGAACACACTACTAATTCTGATTACAATAAACGTATTATTGTAAATAAATATACACTAAATGGACAATTAGTGGCTACTTATCAATCACTTCGGCAAGTACTGCGTGAAGAATTCGATGGTAATCCTCAGAATGTTAGTGGAAATTTTTTAAGACGTAAGATTTTAGATAAAGGCAGGATATGACATAATCATTATTGGTGCACAGGCGAGTTAATAAAAAATGATGATTATAATTTTCCAGTAATTGAAGAAAATAAAAAAGGTATAGTTCGAAGATGCAAAACTTATAAAGAGATTGCAGAATATTACAAATGTTCTGTAGATATTATTAGATATAAGTGTATTAAGGAACAACCGTTATCAAATGGAAATTATATACGGAGAGTTAAGATATAGTCGAGCTAGTAAAGAAATTTATTAGATTAACTGGAAATCTTACATTATACAGGTGTAAAATGTGCAAAAATTAAAGGAAATAAAATTTATGGCTATTATAAGAAGACAGGAAAACAATGTGGACTTGGGTTAGATGACTGTTTTGGCATCTATATTTGTCTACATTGTTTATATTGTCTTCCAGACCTAAAAGTTTGTTTCACAACTCAAGAAGAAATGGGTTGTGTAGGAGCAGAAATTGCAGGTTTAAATATTGATTTCTTTGATAATTGCAGATTCCTGTTACAAGCTGATAGAATGGGAGGTCAAGATTTGATTACACATACTAATGGCATAGACATTACTTCAGATGAGTTTCTAGAAGATATAGATAGTCTTTTAGAAAAATATAAGTACAAAGAGGCACGAGGTACAATGACAGATGTTGGAACTTTAAAAGAAAACATTAATCTGTCTGCAGTTAATATTTCGTGCGGATATTATTGTGCTCATACACACAAAGAATATGGAAATTTAACGGAGTTAAATAATTGTTTAAATTTTATCTTAGAGATTATTAGGCTTAATGATAAAGTTTATGAACATACAGCTGATCTTTCTGGATCATATGCAAGGTATTCAGATTTTGATTGGCCTCCTGGAGAATCTAGGCATGTTTATGCTTACCAAGATTCTGATGAAGCTTTCTATGAAAATCTTGCAGATAAGTGTTCCAACTGTAAGACTTATAGATGTGATGAGTGCGGTTACTATTGACGTGACTAATGGACAAAACTCAACGTCAACGATTAGGCGTTCAAAAATGAATTAATAATAAAGGAAATGGGATTTGGGTTTGAAGTACTGGTGTTGGTAAATCATTTGGAGCTTTAATGGCTTGTGTGAAATTACTAAAAATTAGACCAGATGCTAAAATTCTAATTTCTGTACCTACAACAATTCTCAAGGAACAATGACTAAGAGACGTAGCTAAAACTAAATTCTTTGGAAATGTTACTGTTGAGGTTATTAATTCTATTTTAAAAAAATCTTGAGAAGTTGATTTTCTAATAATTGATGAGCTTCATACTGCGGTATCGGAGCAGTCAATAAAAATATTTGATCAAGTTAAGTATGATTTCTTTCTGGGGCTTACAGCTACTTTAGAAAGACTTGATGGAAGAGAGGAATTACTATCTTTATATACTAAAGTAATTGATGTCATTACAACTGAAGAAGCAATAAAAAATGGATGATTATCGCCATTTAGGTATTACAAAGTTCTTGTGGAGGTTGATGACATGGATACTTATCATGTAATGAACCAAAAGTTTAATTCAGTTTTTGCATTTTTTAATTTTGATTTCAGTTCTGCAATGAAATGTGCAACTGATTGAAAGTTCCGTAATAATTATGCTTATAAGATGGGATGTGATAAAAAGCAGGTTTTAAATGCTGCTATGGCGTGGATGCAATTAATGCAGAAGCGTAAAAAATTTGTTATGTCCCACCCTAAAAAGTTTGAAATAGCGAAAAAAATTATAGAAGCAAGAAAAGATAAAAAAATTATTACTTTTTCAGCCACTATTAAAGATGCGGAATCTTTAAAAGTTGGATATACTCTTCATAGCAAAAAGAAAAAACAAGAAAACTCAGAAACTATTGCATTGTTTAAGTCTCAATCTTCAGGGGTTCTTAATACATCTAAAGCAGCTAATGCAGGATTGGATTGCCCTGATATAAATTGTGAGATTAGAATTAGTGGAACTAGTTCTGGAATTGATGCAAGGCAGATTTTGGGAAGGGGATTGCGTTATGTTAATAATAAAATAACTGAAGTTTTTACTTTGGTTGTTAAAGGCACTAACGAAGAATCCTGGTTTAATAAGGCCCATCAAGGAATTCCATATATTACTATCACTGAAGATCAACTTGACTTAGTTTTAAAAGGAGAAGAAGTAATCACAAGAAAACGAGATGATGTAATTACTAACTATAGATTTTAAACAGTACTAAGTATCGTAATAACCGTAGGTACTTAGATTTGAATTTAACTTCCAAAACTATATAAATGGAGTTAAATACAATACTTAACATAATGGCAGAATATCATATTAGTGCAGACGAACTGTTACTAATATGATTAACTCTCTATGCTCGGGATGAAGAAGGCCATTCTGAGCTTTTCTTAAAGTGGTGGACAGATTGTGAGGGAAAACAGAAACTGAAAACCATGTTTGAGAACCTAAAAGAAAAATCCATAATCAAGAAGAATTATAATCCAGAATCTTATGTTCCTAATGATATTGAATTTAATAAAAATTTTCTAAAGAAGTATTATAAACAATCAGGAGTTCTTGGAAAAGAGCTATTTGATAACTATGAACCATTTATCCAAATTAATGGAAAGATGGCCAGTCTTAGAAATATTGCTAAGAAATTTTATACTTTAGAGGAATTTTACTTTTATTATTCTTCTCAAATAGGACATAATCCAGAAAAGCATAAAGAGGTGATGGAAATTTTACGATGGGCTCGTGAAAACAAGCTTTGTAAAGTTTCTATTCTTGAGTTCGTTGCTTCTCATAAATGGAATGAATTTGCACAGATGAAGGCTGAAGGATTTAGTCCTGATGTTGGTACTTCTTTTGATGTTTATCAGGATTTTTAATGGAGGATCTAAATTTACTTTGGCATTTAATTGAGCAAGGCAGAAAAGGGGAAAATAAAGGTTTGTCTGTAGGATTACCTAAATTAGACAAGATTATAGGTGGAATACAACCCTCGAGATACTATTGTATATCTGGAGCATCTTCTGCAGGTAAAACTGCTTTAGTTCTGTATTTCATATATCGGCTTTTTAAGGATTATCCTAAAGAACCTATATATCTTGTTTATTTTAGTTTGGAGATTGGTTCTGAAGTGCTACTAGCGAAGCTTATGGCTTTGTATTGTGCAGAAGAATTTGGAGTATATCTTACTATAAATGATATCCTTTCCTTTGATTCTATTCTCAGTGATTCTGATTATCAGTATCTAAAGAAGGCAAGAGACTGGATTGCAACTCTTGGTTCCAGGTTAATTATTCTTGATAAGGGTCTTAATGCTCGCATTCTATATAAAGAGATTTGTGAGCTTATGAAGAAATTAGGTTCTATAGAAAATGTAGGAAATAAAGAAGTTTATGTTCCAAAACATCCTAGGCAAAGAGTAATTGGAGTTATTGATCACATGTCATTAATTAGACCAGAAGAAGGAAGAACCTTAAAAGCTGAAATTGATTTAACTTCGTCTTTTATGGTTACACTAAAACGTAAGTTTTACCTTTCTTGAATGGCTTTAATGCAGCAGAATAGAGAATCTTCTTCTATGGATAGGAGAAAAGCAGAACTTAATGAACCAGGTTTAAATGACGTAAAGGATTCAGGAGGACCTGTTCAAGATAGTGATGTGGTTCTTCAACTATATTATCCTGCAAGAGACAAAATTCCAACATACCGAGAGTATAAAATTCTCGGACCTCATAGTTTAGCTGGAAGATTTAGAAGTATTATTGTATCTAAGAATAGATATGGTATTGCAGACAGAGTAATAGGATGTGGATTTTATGGAGAAGTTGGATGGTTTAAAGAACTTCCACTAGGAAGAGATATTACTGACTTCACAAAATATTTGGACATTAACGCTAACATTAGAGGTATAGATACAACTGTAGTAGGTACAGTAGAAATAGATAAGAACAACATCGTATATAGTTTATCATAATATGTCTATTGTATTACCAACAGCGAAGGTTCCCGCTGAAACTCAGGATCCTAAAAACTTAATTCTATTTGGACTTCCTAAGGTAGAAACCTGCCCTTTATAATAGTAATATTATATCGAATTGGGGAAAATCGGTGGATGCTAAAATTTAGTTTTTGCAAATACCGAGGTAAGTTAATTAATAATATAATTAACCACCGTAGAGCGTAGAAGGTGAAACTATTAATAGAATATAATCCTTCCAAGAGTCCCTGACATCCAAATAAATTTTGGATGAAAATGTACGCCGAACTTATAGGAAACTATAAGAAGTTAAGATAAAAAACTTAACGATAACAATTTGAGGAAAAACCACCATTCTTAGTACACTGGAAAATAATCTTATTCTTGACTTTGAAAATGGTTCTACATATGTAGATGCTCTTAAAGTTAAGGTTTCTAGTTTAAAAGAGCTAAAAGAGGTTATTAAAGCTATCAAGGATGCAGGAAAGCCATATACTTATATTACAATTGATACAATCACAGCCTTAGAAGAAATGACCAAAGATATGGCTCTTAAAATGTGGCAAAATTCTCCTCAGTTTACTACTAAATATGAGGTTAAAGATGTTACACAAATCCCTAATGGAGCTGGATATAGTTTTTGAAGGCAGGCACTGGAAACAGTTATTGACTTAATTACCTCTGCTGCTCCTAACTTAATTATTTGTGGTCACGTTAAAGATACAGCATTATCTGAAGGTCTTGATGGATCTGTAAAAGATCTTGATCTTGTAGGTAAAACTAAAAGGGTATTATCTGCTAAATCTGATGCAATTGGGTTTGTTCATCGTGATGAAGAATCTAATTTGTGTATCAATTTTGGTATGAATGGAGAAGTACTTTGTGGTGCTCGTCCTGCTCATTTGGCAAATAAAGATATCATTGTAGCTGAGTATCAAGAAGATGGTACATTTGTATCTCATTGGGAGAGAATCTATCCCTCTCTGTCTAAATAAATCATATGTTTAAAGTAACATTTGAATTTGATGAAACAACTAAGTCTATTAGTAACTTAAAGTGTGAGGAACTTAAGTCCTCAAAACCAAAGGTTAACTCTAATGGGCAACCAATCATTGAAGTAGGAGAAAATAAGTTAATTATTTCTCCTGAAGCAGCCGCTCTAATCGGAGCAACTGCTGGAGATAGAATCTCAATTGCTTATTCTCAAAAATCTAATGAGGTAACTATTCCTCTTATTGGCAAATCTGAAATGTTTGCGGATAAAGATGCTGGGAACAAGCTAACTAAATCAAATACTGTTTCCTTTAAAGGTAAGCAAAGAACTATGCTATTACAGTATGGTTCTATATTCAAACTGGAACAAAGTACTAGAGATCAGGTATTTGACCTGATAGCAGTTACTGAAGATTCTAGTACAGAATTGGCTTCAGAGGAATTAAAAGAAGAGACTCTTGATTTAGATATAACAAATTTTGAAGAATTAGATAAATTACCTTTTTAATAAAAAATAAATAATATGGGAATGTATGATGCTACCAGCGCGGCTCGTGCTGAGGTTAAACCCGCAGCGAGTTATTTGCGTGCAGGTATTCACAATGTAAGATTCACTGGTGTTGAGAAAGGAACTAGCGAATATTCAACAATTGATTTTTCCTTTGAGAGTGTTGATGAAGGAGAAGTAGGTGCTCTTCATAATGAGCGTATGTTCGAGCCTAAGTCCTCAGAACGTATGCCTAATCGTTTTAATTCAGCTATTACTGATCCTTCTCAGGCAGAACAGTTTATGTGTAAACTTATGCATATTGTTGCTGCACTAAATCCTGCTGCACATAAAAAGATTCAGGATGGGACTGTTAAGTTTGCACCAAGTGATTTCGACACTCTTATTAAACTGGTTAAGAAGATTCTCGATCCAGTAGTTGGTACAGAGGTTCAGATTAAACTTCTACCTAATGGTCGTTTCTGTGGTTTTCCAGGATTTCCTGCAAGAATCAGCAAGAATGGAGATCTCTTCTTGAGTACTTCATTCATTGGGCAGGATCTAACTTTATCTGCCTATGAAAAGGCACAAATTGATAAAGCAAACGCTGCTCAGCCTACTAATATGGCTAATACTGGTTCTGAACTCGACAGCATGCGTCGTGATATTGATGAATTGGAAGAAGAGAGTTCCAGTTCAACTGATGACGACGATTTGCCTTTCTAAATTTAGAAGTTTAGATGCAATTTACATTAGGACCGACCACTGTTACTAAAGAACTAATTCTGAACAGTGTAAGTGAAGAAACTTTAATGGAGCATTATTTAGGAGTCCCTGTAAAAAAGGGACTCCTAAAATCTCCGTTAAGACAAGATAATAAACCCACTTGTGCTTTTTATAGAAACAAGAAAGGAGATCTTATATTTAAGGACTTCCGTGGTGATTTTTCAGGTAATTTCATTTCGGTTGTAATGTATAAATTTCAATGCTCTTACGGAAAAGCCTTAAATATTATTGCTAATGACTTTGGAATAATCTCTCGACCTAAACTGCAAGTTAATCCCCCTCTTATTAAATATACAAATAAAAAGTTTGAGGAAACACAAGAAGCTATTATACAAATAGAAGTGAAGGATTTTGAACAGTATGAGTTAGATTGATGGCTAAAATTTGGAGTTACTAGAAAGATATTAAGGAAATTTAGAATATTTTCCTGTAAGAATGTTTTTCTAAATGGAAACATATTTCATCTTCATAAAGATAAACAATTAGTTTTTGGATATTTTGGAGGTATTCGAGAAGATATTGAACGCTGGAGAATATATTTTCCTGGCAATACAAAGTATAAATTTATATCTAATTGAAAATCTTTTAGACTACAAGGAGCACATGCTCTTCCCAAAGAGGGAGGAGAATATCTTGCAATTACTAAATCTTTAAAAGATGTTGCATGTTTATATAGTTGTGGTATTACAGCTATAGCCCCAATTTCTGAGAACTGTTTTGTTACAGAGGCTCAATTTGAAAGGCTAAGTAAAAAATTTAAAAAAATTATTCTTTTTTATGATAATGACTCTGCTGGAATAACTCACATGAATAAGTTTAGAAAACAATTTCCAGATGTTTATGTGTTATGAATCCCCCGTCATTTTGGCGCGAAAGATATTTCTGACTATTATAAGAAGTATGGTAGGGAAAAAACACTGAACTTAATCGAACAAGCTAAACTTAAGGTTAATGCCGAAGAAGAAAGAAGAAGAAAGTCCAAAGAAGAAGAGGTCTAAATCATACTCTAGAACTAAAGGACATTCATATGAAACTAAAATAGCTAAGGAACTTAGGGAATTAGGATATGAAGGAATTGTTACCTCCAGATCTGAATCTAAATCTACTGATGATAAGAAAGTAGATTTGATTGATACTCAAAACCAATTTCCTTACTATGTTCAGTTAAAGTGTACCCAGACCACTCCAGCATATCATCAAATAAGTGCAGAGTGTCCATTAAAGGATAAACCATTTATTTTAATCTGAAATAAACAAGTTAAAAAGCAGACTAATATTTGCTCAGCTGGAGAAGTTGTTATTATTCCTAAAGAAGAATTTTATAAATTAATTAAATTGAAAGAGTAGAAGAGGGATCTTCTGCTCTTTTTTGTTATATGAAAACATTATTTGTATTTCAAATTCAATCATTTACTGATGTGGTTACAAATAGTTCTAGTGAGCTGTTTGTATTTACTGGAACCACTGGAGTTGTAAGTGATATATTAGATTCTAATGTTCCAGGATGGGAACACGAATATGATGATCCACAGTCAGTACAGGATTTAAGTCCCAGCTCTTTAAAAACTTATCTTTCTTATGCTTACGACAATTATGATTGGAACTGGGACAATAAACGAATAACTAGAGAAACAAGTAAACAAACTCGTTGGGCTAGAGAATTTAATATTGACCCAAATGATCTTTACGAAAATTATAAAGAGTGGGATCCAAATTCTGAAAAATGGGAAATTTCTCGATTACAACTCAAAGAAGGTTGGGATAAACTCATTAAACAGAAACTTAATCCAAACTTAGTTTTTGTTTTTTCAAAGGGTGAAAATCCAAATTGGGAGCGCCAAGAAGAGATGATGACCTTTGGTTCCCGCTATCATTTAGGATAATATGAAAATAAAAATAAATATACAATCTGAATCGGATTTAATTACAAATTCATCTAGTGAGATCTTTTGTGCTATATCTTCTTTATCTGAAGATTCAATAAAGATGGTCCAGGAATATCTTAATTCATTCCTTCCTGATAGTGTTGAGTATTCAAGTCCTTCTGATATCTTTACAATAGATGAATCTAGATATGTTATTACGTTTCAGATTAGTTACTCAGAAGATCATGAAAAGACTGGAAGACAGATGTACACTTTAATAAAACAATTATTAAAGGAGCATTTTCCAGGGGATAATTCATTTATTGTTGAAGATGGAGAGAGTTATAATTAAAATACAATCTGTTTCTGATGTAATTACAAACAGCAGTACAGAGATTTATACGGTTTGTACAGAATGTACTTTAGATAGATTAAAAGATATTGTTAATAGTATCTTAAAAATCGCTGATTCTACACTTACAGCAGATGACTTATTTACCTTTGAATTGGATAAAGAGTCTGATGAGTACTCTGTTTATTATGACAGAGGTTATAAAGTTATTCCGAAGAAAGAAAACTATACTGAAGCTTCCAAATATTTATCTAATATAATGGATATATTTGAACAAACAGCTTCTTTTGAAAGTTAATAAAAATGAAAGATTGGAAAGCATGGGGAATTAAGAAAAGAGTATTCCCAGATAAGAATTATAATGCAATTTGGCACGATTTAAAAACTGTTCGATTAGGTTCTGGGCAAGCTAAAGAATTAGATTATCCAGAATTCTACGATGTTGGAATTAATACTCTTTGTAATCTAGGATGCCCATTTTGTTATGTTGGAGCTACATCTAAAGGAGTAAATCATGATCATATATGTGAAAAGGCTAAATTTTTCTTTGGCAGCATGACTGAGAATGAGAAACCTTTTCAAATTGCAATTGGTGAATAATTCTTAAATATATTATAATTTACATATAAATTTAGTAGTGGTAATTTTGTGGAACCAAAATTAGTTCCCATATTTGTATATAATTAAATATTCAAATATGAAAAAACTTAATTTAACTAATACTTGAGGAATATATAGAATTTTAAATACAAAGAATAATAAGTTTTATATAGGTTCTTCTACAAATTTAAGAAAGAGATTGTATGAACATTACAGAGAATTAAGTCAGGGAATACATTGTAATAAACATTTACAATCCTCTTGAATTAAATACGGAAAAGATGGGTTTAAATTTCAAATTCTTAAAATTATCACAGATACTACTAATTTTACTAATGAAGATTTAAGAAATTTAGAGACAGAGTATATTATTAATACACAGTGTTACAAAGATTCTATAGGATATAATATTATTCCTGGAGGGATAGGAACTTTAAATTTACATTGTTCAGAAGAAGTTAAAAGAAAGATTTCTAAAGCAAATAAAGGAAAAACTGCATGGAACAAAGGAGTTTCTATGTCAAAGAATCAAAAAGAAAAGCTTTCTGAAACTAAAATAAAAAATAAAGGAAAATCTATAGATGTGTATGCTGTAGATGGAACCTTTATTGAAACTTTAAATTCTATTAGTAAAGTAGTAGAAAAGTATAAAGTTGCAAAAAATACAATTATAGATCAATGTAAAGGTAGAAGAAGTGGCAAAAGATGAATATTCAAATATCATGATGTATTAATAGGAAATTCAAAATCATATATTAAAAATAAAACTTATGATGAAAAACTTTTTTATATTTATAATTTAAATCGTGAAGTATTGACTAAAGTTAAGTATAAAAAAGATGTAATTTTCTATTTAACTAATTCTACTAAAAGAAATGGATCAATTGAAAGAAAATTAGAGTACTGTGTTAAAAATAATGAACCTGTTTGTTTATATGAAAATTATATAATAGAATTTAAAAACGCCCTTAACAATAGTAATATTGTTAATGTATCGCGCCAACTTAGTAAGGATGATACTAAGGGTATCAATAATGATGCTAACGGTGAAGCCTAAGTCAGAAATGATATGGTAATACCGTGCTAACTTTAAAGGTAATATGTTAAAGTAGTGTAACGAGTATGGATGAACCTTCTACTGAAGAATATAAAACTTTGAAGGGCGCGACATCCCAGAAAGGATGAAAATGTACTCTGTGGTAATAGAAATGTTACTGTCACCGACGTCAACTGGTGAACCTACAATACATCCAGAATTCTGCAAATTTCTTGAAACAGTATACAATTTGGGGATCGTTCCTAACTATACAACTAATGGAATCTCAATAGCCAAATATGATGGTAATGCAGAAGAAATTTTAGAAGCTACTTCCAAATATGTAGGAGGAGTTGCTGTTTCAGCAAATACATGGAATCCAGAAATAGATTCTGCTTGGAGAAGTGCTGTAGTACTTCTGCATAAATTCGGGAACACTAATATCAATATTCATTATATAATTAATGATAAAAAGTCTGTTGATGACTTTATTAAAATTTATAATCAATATAAAGATATTGTTCTATACTTTGTACTACTTCCTTTGATGCCTTCTGGTCGGTCATCAAATAAATACTCACAAGAAGCATTTGAATACCTTCTTGAACAAGATATAGACTTTAAACAAATTGCATTTGGAGCACATTTCTATGACTCTTTATGTAATCAAAATAAATTAGGATGCTATTTATATCCTCCTGAAAGTCTATCTAAAAATCTTATTTTAGGAGAGAAGATTATGGTTACTCCAAGTTCCTTTAATCTTACTCCTATTAAGGAAATTAATTTCAGTTATGAAAACTTGTAAAGTAATTTTTAGAGATGAAACTTTAGCACAAGACAGTATCATAGATTGTTGATTAAACGATGTTGGAGATTTAGAGTTTAAATTGTACTTTGATCCTCCAGTAACAGAAACTTCTGATCTTGGTTCATTAGCTGGACAGTTATGCTATAGTTTCTGTAAAGCTTTAAAGGATGAATAAAATCATATTGTTAAATGCAATTGTTGGAAGTCAGGCGTATGGAACAAATACGCCTGACTCTGACATTGATACAAAGGGAGTATATCTTCAGGATCCTATGGAAGTCTTAGGAATGGAATATAAGGAACAGATTAACCTGGATAAGGATGCCTGCTTATATGAAGTTAGAAGATTTTTGCAACTACTTTGTAGTGGAAATCCTACAATGTTGGAGCTTTTGTATATTCCTGAAGATTGTATTCTAGAAAAGCACCCTTTGTGGGATATTATATCGAAACATAGAAGTGCATTTCTAACTAAACAATGCTACTTTAGTTTTGCTGGTTATGCATACCAACAAGTAGAAAAGGCTAAAAGGCTAAATAAGAAAATGAATTGGGAGGCTGATAAAGTAAAAAGAAAAAGGCCAATTGATTTTCTAAAAGTTATTGACAACTGTAAAACATATCCTCTTGTTGAATGGTTAAAGCGTAATCAGATGCATGAGGATTGCTGTGGACTTGCTAAAGTCAATGATTCAGAGAATCTTTATGCTTTGTGGTATGATGACATTAAAGAAATATCTAAGACCAAAGACTTGTCTAATCCTAGATATAAAGATTGGAAAGATTTTGGATATAAAGGAGTTTGTAATGATGTTGAACTACTACTTTCAGAGATTCCAGAATGGCAAATTCCTATGTGTAGGTGTAACCTTTACTACAATAGGAATGGTTGGGGAGAACATTGTAAAGACTATAATTCCTACCAAACTTGGCTGAAAGAAAGAAATACACAAAGATATGTAGATATTCAAAATCATGGACAAAAGATCGATGGCAAAAATATGTTACATTGTATAAGATTATTACAATGTGCTAATGACATCTTAGATCTTAAAACTATTAATGTTAGAGTTAAGAACCCTGAATATTTACTATCTATTAGACATGGAAAAGTATCCTTAGAAGAATTACTTGAATCAGCAAGAAATCAAATTAAAGGGTTAAAGCAAAAATTTGAAGACAGTGATTTACCACATTCAGTAGATCCAGATTTAGTCAAATCAATATTGAATGAAATAAGAAAAGAATCATTAAATTTGTTTTAAATGAAATCGGAATTTATTACATTACAATTACTCTCAGAGAGTTTTGAGGATAAATTGGCATGACTAGTTGCAAATAATGAAGATAAAGTGTCTAAGTATCTTCTGGAAGCTAATCAATTAATTAAAATTTATACTAAGATAAAAGCAGAGAACTCTGAAAGTTTGTTTCCAATTCCCGATACTGCTTTAGAAGGGTTTATAAATGCAATTAAGGAAAAATTGTCAGACTATGGACGACAACTAACTCTTAAAACTGATGCTTTCGAAGTTTCATTTCTTCCTAAAGGTTGTACTCCTGAATATACTAAAAGTGGTAAATGGGCGAAAAAGAATAGACAATCAGGAAAGCCTGGTAAAATTATACAAAAAGTAATTGGAACTGGTGTCTTTTCTAACTCTGATTATGAAAAATTTGTATATGCTCTTAAAGCACTTTGGTCTTATGGTGGGTATGAAATTAAATTGGTAGAAGGAGAAGATATTAGATACTGGTATGATTCGGAAAATTATTATGCCATTACTAATACTTTGGGTAATTCATGTATGTCTCATAAAGAATGTAGTGGTTATTTTGATCTCTATTGTACACAACCAGAGTGTCGAATGCTGGTTGCATTAAAGGAGGGCAAATTAGCAGCGAGAGCTTTAGTATGGACCATTGGGGATAAAACCTTTATGGACCGTGTTTATTATATAGAGGATTCTTTATATAATATCTTTGTTAACTATGCTAAAGAAAATAAATGGTATATCCGAGAGAGTAATTGCCTTCTTAGTGATGGTGACGATCAAGTATTTTTATCTTCAAAGGATAACTATACTGAACCAGTAACTGAACACTTTGTTTTGAACTTAGTTAAAATTTATCCTGAATGGCCTTATATTGATAGTTTTAGATATTTAGATCTTGAGAAGAAGATCTTAACAACATATCAAAGATGTAATTCCTACACGTGCTCATTTACAGATGGAAATTACAACGATTCAGAGGATTGGGACGAAGACTATCAATGTGAGAATTGTGGGTGCCAATATAGTAACGATGATGAGTTAGTGTATTCAGAATACTTTGATACATCAGGATGTACTTCTTGTATGTCATGGTCAGAAATTATGCAAGATTGGATTCCAGACAACGAAGTTGTCTACGTTAAAACTAATGACGCATGCCACAATGGTGAAGTTTGTTGTAGTCAGTATCTAGAATCGCATCCAGAAAAATATGTCTATATTGAAGGTTCCTGGTACTCAACAGAATTCAAAAGGATTTGTAAAAATCAGGATGGGGATTAGATAGTTATACATCTGGATAAAATATCCACTTCACCAGATATGGTTAGTGTGACTCCGTCTATTTCTGCAGCATCTGGAAACTATATTATTTTACCCTAGAATATATTAAACAATGAAAGAAAAAATTAGATATGATTTAGTTCCAGCACATGGGATTAAAGAAATATCTCGTGTTCTAACCAGAAAGTTGGACACATATGAAGAAAATCAGTGGAAAAAAGGGATGAAATGGACAGAAGTTCTTTCATCTCTTAAGAAGCATCTCAACGAATTTGAGATGGGAAATGATTACACTGAAGAAGGACTGCTCAATATAGCAGAGGTAGCCAATAATGCATTAATTCTATGCGAATTCTATCATATTTATCCCCAAGGGGATGATAGAATTATGGCTCCCACAACAAAACCCATAGTTGCCTTAGACTTAGATAATGTTATCTTTGATTTCAATGGTGCATATGAAGCTAAGTTTGGCACTAAAATGAATCCTTATTGGAAAGCTAATTATGAAATGTCAGAGCATTTAAAGCAGTTAGAAAAAGATAAGGACTTTTGGGTAAATATTCCGATTCTGCATAAACCTTGTTTCGAAGTAGATTATTATATAACTGCTCGGAATATTCCAGTTGAATGGATTGAAGAAAGTTTACAAAAGAATGGCCTTCCATGTGCTCCAGTTCATGTTGTTCCTTGGGATCAAAGTAAATTGGCACATTTACGTGATTTAAAAATTGATATATTTATCGATGATAAAGTGAAATATTTTTTGTAGTTTTTCTAATGAAAATTTCATATATTTGTATAAAGAATTTAAAACAAATATATGCTATGAAAATAGAAAAATATCTAAACCGAACACAAATTTTGGAAACCTGTGATAAAATCCGAAATGGAATTACAGGAGAACAATTAGCAAAAGAATTAAATATTGCACACAGTACTGCCTGTAGATTATTTAATCGACTAGTAGATAAATATAAACTTAATGATGATATTTATATTCCTTACCATCCTTCATTAAAGCCTCTTTCACAAGAGGAGTATGACGTTCTAATTGGAGGATTGTTAGGGGATACTTGACTTGGATATTTAGGTAAGTCAAAACATGTATCAGGATCATTTACTCATAAGTTAGAACATGAGGATTATGTAAGATATAAATATAAATATCTAAAAAGATTGTGCTCTATTCCAACAATACATAATAAATTTGATAAACGGACTAATCGGGAATACCAGCAGGTATTTTGCAAGATTGCAACAAACCCTATACTAGATCCCATTGTAGAAGCATTTTACAAAGAAAAAAAGGTTATAAATCAAGAATATATTGAAAAGCTATCCCCACTAGGAATAGCAATTTGATATATGGATGATGGAGGCCCTGCCTCATATGGATATAAGTTTTCAGTAGATTGCTTTGAACTAGAAGATATTAAAAAATTATCTAATTTATTATCGAGTAAGTTTGGAATAGGCAACACAATTTATAATAATCAGAATAAGGTAATTCACATTGGGTCTTCTTATACAACACAATTTAAAAAATTAATAGAACCTTATATCTGTGAATGTATGAAATATAAATTACAAGTTTATAAATCTAGTAATGAACAATGCTGTTTGGTTAACATTTAATATATGTCATCATTAAACTCCGTGAATCTGGGAAAGTCTGACGAGATAACCCTAATCTAAGTATTCAAGAAATTGAATAAAAGATCAACGACTAGTAGATACTGTCTTAACAGATGATGCTGAAGAGAATGAACTACCACGAGTGCGGAGCAGTAACCTATGTATATCAATACTTAGTGGTTACTGAAGAGATAGTCTGAACTATACAAATAAATGAAAGTATAGAAATATAGGATAAAGAGCCTATATGATAACAAATTGAAATATGAAAATTATAAGGAAGCAACTGATGCTGGAATCTTTTGCTACTTAATGGATGCTCCTCATAATCAATATTATAATGTTGGTCATAGGAGAATTTATAACCTTGATATTCCGATTAAGTAATTATGGATATAAAATTATCAGATGTTAAGTTAATCCCACTATTACATACAGTCAAGAGGTTGAAAATTTCTGATGAAGAATACTTTTCAAGTAAGTATAGCGAATATATTTCTAATTCTAGATTGAAGTATATTAATCCTAGTCAAGATGGTAGTCCTTCGAAGTATAAAAATGGTATACAACAAGAAACTACACGGTCATTGCAGTTAGGTTCAGCTATTCATGAGGTCTTTTTACAACCAGAATCCTTCTCATTAGAAGAGGATCTGGGAAGACCTTCTGCTAAACTTGGTGATGTATGTGATTATGTAATAAAGCAAAGAGCTGAAGGAAAGGGTATATATGACTCAATAGTTTTAGCTTGTAATGAAGTTGGTTACTATGCAAATAGTTTAACAGCCAACAGAATCAAACAAATTATCTCTAAAGGGCTGTCATACTATATAAAAAGTAAGACAGTTGAAAATACAGATAAGATTATTTTATCAAGTAAGGATAGAGAAGTTTGCGTTAATTGTTTAAACTCTTTGAATTCACATAGTGGAGCAATGAAACTTATACATCCAACTGATATATTTGGTGATGCTATTGCTTCTTATAATGAAGATGCAATTTTTATGGATGTCAAGTGTGAATATAATGGGAAGAGTACAATTCTCAAATTAAAGATGAAAGCAGACAACTGGACTATCGATGAGGATTCCAAAAAATTGGTTTTGAACGATCTCAAAACTACAGGAAAGCCAATAGGATTTTTCATGCAAGAGTATGGTTCATTTGTGCATTATCATTATGCAAGACAAATGGGTAAACATAATACATGCCCCATATATTAGAGATAATATATGCAAACCTCTTTAATTTCTGGAAAACTAAATCAATACAAAGTGGATATTTTGTATTTATAATAATTTATCTTATATTTGTAGTGACAAGTTAATCAGAAACTAAGTTTTAAAATGTATGGCTAGACCAACATACATTTTAATAAAAGCTCAACGACTATCGAAAGACACGAAAGTGAATCAAGTAGAGTAGGCTCAAGCGAGTCGAAACGGGAGGAACCTGAAAAGGTTATGATATAGTCTGATCTATATAGAAATATATAGGAGAATAGGATTCCGTATAATTGTAGCGAAATTATATGAACAATAATGATGTATATGTGGATGCTGTTTCATCTATGTAAAAAGGAGTTTAACGTGGACAAAACCTGGAATATTTCGTCTAATATCATTGCTGTAGAAACAGTGGGTGAGAATAGAGCTGGAGTATTTAGAGTGTCCAAAAGTCAGCTTACTGCTGGCAAAAAAGAATTCCAACGTCTATTGAAGATGGTTGGTGTCTGCCAGATTGAAGGATTCGATGATAATATAAAATTTAGTTAATCTACAAATATTTTTAAGAGTAAATTTAGAATTTATTTTCTTAAAATTTTATAGAGAATTTGCAGATTCATAATTTTAGTATTATCTTTGTATCACAATCGGAAAAATAATATGAATTAATGTTTAATTTTAATGTTTTTAAAGAATGAAAAAGTATGAAGTTTCGGCTTATAGCCTTGAGGAAGCAAAAGCAACTGCGCTGAATGAGTATGGTCTCAAAGTAATGCAGAATGTATCACAGTCGTGGAAGAATGCAGGTTCACCTGTTTCAGGTAAAGAATTCGAAGGGTTCTGCATTGACATGATGGATAAGAAACGTCTGACTGATGTAAAGGGTGTTGGTCTGGTAATTGCAATTACCCCAGGTTCGAAAGACACTCGTGAACGTCCTTATAAGTACAAGAACGTAACTAATGAGGGCAAGCGTCAGATGGAGCGTGTTATTGAGATTCGTCTGAAAGCAACTGATGAGGTAATTGGTACTGTTAAGAACAAGGGCGAGGCCGAGAAGCTTGCTAAGAAACTGATGCTTACTTATAAGCAGGATATGGTAGCAGTTATTGTTTACCATGTTAAGGATGGTAAGGAAACAGCCTTCGAGCTGGATTATGCACCTTCGCAGTCAGCACAGAAGGGTCGTTACATTGTCTTTGGTAACGAGAAGAGTGATTTTTAATTAAATTATATTTAGAGAAAGCAGGGTTGGATTAAATTCCAACCCTGTTTATTTTTAAGATTTATGATAGTAGATATATTCAAACATCCACTATTCACATCTTGTGGATTCTTAGGAGTATGACCAGGAGATAGTTCCTCTTTTATTAATCAATTTCATTTAGGAGGAGAATATTGTGTTTATGTATTACTAGATTCATGATGTAAACATGATACAACCCTTTGTGGATGATCCTTTCCCTACGCTATCAAATATATAGGAATGGGCCTTTACCCAGTAGGGTGAAGAAAAACAGGTAAGCGTCCACTAAATCATAAAAATGACTTATTTAGTGACCATCTTAAATTAGACCCAAATCGTTATATATTGACCTTTCCATCAACATGCTTAGACAAACAGTCTGCCTTTGATTTAGAATCAATATTAATAGATGCTGCATTGAAGGATTCCTATACATTATCTCCTAGAGATTTGAGAAATGTTAGAACTCCAGATTTTCAGTTAATAAACAAAATAAGAGGCCATAAGATTAATGGAAGTTACCTTAGACAAGCTGCTTAGTGGCAAATCAACACGAATTAATTCAAAAGATTTTCTTTCAACAGAAGACTATGTAAAGCCTTTTATTGAAGAAATGAGTAAATTCACTTCTACTTATAGAATAGAAGCTATCCCTCCCTCTCAAGTTACTACAGATAAAGAAGGAGAGGATATTACCTATAACAGGGTATTAGTGCAGGCAATCATGCCTACTCAAATAGATGAGTATAATGAAATATATACTTTGGCATATTCTTTAGACATAAGAAGGCCTATTTATAAAGTATATAAAGCGATGTTTAATAATACTACTAATTCAATAATTGCATTTGATCCAAATTGATTGGTAGTTAATGAAATTAAACCAGCAGAGACTTTTACACTTCCAATTCAAAACTTAATGAGTTTTACAAGTGACTTTGAAATTAAACTCAAGAAATATAAAAACGATACTTTATCTACCAAAGAAAATGATCGTTATGTAAGACTGGGTTCTTGGATTGAAAAATGTCAGTTTGCAGTATGGCAAAATGACATTGGAGGAAAGGTTAAATGGTCTCCAACAAATGTTGTTAAGGCTTATAATAACATTTATATAAATACATCAAGTGATTATTATGTTGGTGATAAAGACTCATCTGTAATTAACACATACAATTCATTTGCACAATTAATTGCGGATGATAAAAAAGATATTTGCAATAAGTTTGAGAAAACTATGCTAATTAATTTATTATTAGGATTAAAATAATGACAGTTGAGCAATGGTTAAATAATGACGAATTAGCTATTACTATCTGGAAGAATAAATATAGGTTTAAAGATGAATCACTAGACGATTGGTTCAAAAGAGTTTCTGGAGGTAATGAAATCGTAGAAGAACAAATTAAAGCTAAGAAATTTATTTTTGGAGGAAGAATCCTTGCTAATAGAGGTCTTTCTGATAAAAATAGAAAAATAACATATTCAAACTGTTATGTAGTTGCACCTCCTAAAGATAATCTTGAATCTATTTTTGATTGTGGTGCAAAACTTGCCAGAACATTTAGTTATGGTGGAGGTTGTGGAATTGATATTTCTAATCTGCGCCCATCTGGAGCAAGAGTTAATAACGCTGCAAAAACTACCTCTGGAGCTGTAAGTTTTATGGATTTTTATTCATATATTACAGGGTTAATTGGACAATCTGGTAGACGTGGGGCGTTAATGATCTCAATTTCTTGTGATCACCCCGATCTTGAAGAATTTATTGAGATTAAGTCTGACTTGGATAAAGTTACAAAAGCTAATATCTCTGTTAGAGTTAGTGATAAATTTATGGAAGCAGTTGTTAAGGGTGAAACTTTAATACTGAAGTTTGTAACTGATACTGGAGAAGTAATTACTAAAGAAGTAGAAGCTTATCCTATTTTTAGAAAATTAGCAGAGATGAATTGAGATTATGCAGAGCCTGGAATTTTATTCTGGGATGCTATTAAAAATTGAAATCTTCTCTCAAATAACCCTGATTTTTCTTTTGCTGGAGTAAATCCTTGTGCTATGTAAGTGATTGATAATCAAATAATTACGTCAATCTTTGGCTCAAGTAAAAAATTGGGCAAAATCGGTGAATTCTAACCAATTCAAAGAGGTGGAATTTGTTTGTTAACAAATTTATTACTATCTTTGTTGTATGAAAATACCGAGATAACTTCCTAAATTACGAAAGGTTAGGAAGTATTGTAACGCATAGTGAGTGAATAAATATAATCTCACCACGAGTGCCCAATACTAATTTACTATGATAATATATAAAGTAACGAATAAAATTAATAATAAAATTTACATTGGTCAAACTATTAATTCTTTAGAACATAGAAGGAAACAACATGAAAAAGATTGTAGACGAAATAAGTACTATAATAATCGTTTTCATAATGCACTTATTAAGTATGGATTTGATAATTTTATCTGAGAGTGTCTTTGTGAATGTGTTTCTATTGAAGAATTAAATAGTAAAGAACAGTTTTATATTTCTGAATATAATACAACAGACAAAACTTTAGGTTATAATTTGAAGCTTGGAGGAAATAATGGAGGTAAATGTTGTGATACTACAAAAACTAAGATTAGTTTAAGTAGCAAACAAAAGTGAACTAATCCTGAAATTGCTTCTAAAATGTTAAATGGCCTTAGAAAAGGAACTGAAACCGTTAAACAAAAAGGTTTAAAAAATTATGTACTTCGTAAATGTATTTATTGTGGCACTGAATTTAAATGTAAACCTTATGATTCTAAAAAGTATTGTAGCCTAAAATGTGCAAATAATGACCCTAAACATTATTTAATAGGAGTGAAAGCTGCTTCAACAAAGATTCAAGAACAGTATCAAAACTCAATATCTTTAAAAATAAAACAGATTGAAGATTGAGTTAGAAAAAATAAATGACTGCTACAGAATGTAAAAATGAATAATTTAACTTTTATTCAAGATTTATGTGCATGTTTAAATGTGAAAGACTATAGAACTGTTGCAAAAATACTTAATGTAAACAATAAGAAAGATTTAGTTACAAAATTAATAGAAATTAGTAAAAATGTATGCTAAACTGGTCTGAATTAACAGACGTATCAGGTAACTGTATGGAGGAAACTCCCAGAAATAAAGGATAAAAAGCCTTTATGATAATAAATTGGAAGAGCCCTTGCCGAGCGGAGGGTCGTGTCTGCTCGGAAGTATAAATCTTGCAGAATTTGTTACAGAATATGAAACGTTTGACTTTGTAGGATTTAAAGATACTGTTAAAAAAGCAGTAGTTGCATTAAATGAAGTACTTGATGAAGGTCTTCCATTACATCCCCTTATTGAACAAAGAGAATCTGTTAAAAATTGGAGACAAATTGGGTTAGGAGTAATGGGGTTAGCAGACATGTTTATAAAACTAGGTATTAAATATGGAAGTGAAGAATCTATTAAATGGATTAATATGATTGGAACAGAAATGATCTTTTCAGCTTTAGAAAGTTCTAATGAACTAACAGTAAGTAAAGGAGCATATCCAATGTTTAATACAAAAGTTGTAGATACACCTTTCTTTCAAGCACTTAATACTAAAGAAAATAACCTCCGATATCAAGAACTAAGAAGTAATATTCTTTTACGAGGATTATGTAATTCTCAGCTATTAACTTGTGCTCCTACAGGTAGTATTGCTACTATGTTAGGAATTTCAACAGGTTGTGAACCTATTTTTGCAACTTCTTATACAAGAAAAACAGAATCTTTAGTTGATAAAGAGAAACTTTATAAAGTATATACTCCAATTATTCAGAATAATTTCATTTCAAAAGGAATTCCTGAGAATCAACTTCCAGAATATGTAGTAACTTCGGAAAATATTCCTTATACAGAAAGAATCCAAGTTCAAGCTGCTTTACAGAAGTATATCGATGCTTCAATTTCTTCAACAATAAATTTACCTGAATCTGCTACAATAGATGATGTTGAAAGAATTTATAGACTTGCATGAGAGTATCATTTAAAAGGTGTAACTGTTTATAGAGCAGGTTGTAAAAGAGGAGCTATTTTATCTAAGAAACCTACAGGGAGTAAAGAATTAATGAAGCGTCCAGAATCAATTAATGCTAAATTAATTAGATTTAAAAATGGAACTGAAAACTGGATTGCATTTGTAGGTTTAGTTGATGATAGACCTTATGAAGTATTTACAGGAATTAATAATATTGAGGATTTTCCAATTCCCTCAACTATTACCGAAGGCAAAATTATTAAGGTAAAGGATGAATTTGGTAAACGATATGATTTTCAATATGTTGATAAGTATGGATATACAAATCGATTAGGAGGATTATCTCGCATCTTTAATCAAGAATACTGGAATTATGCTAAATTAATATCTGCTTTATTAAGAGGTGGTATTGAATTAGATAAGGTAGTTAAGATTATTGATGGAATGCATTTTGAGTCAGATACTCTAAATACTTGGAAGAATGGTGTAAAGCGTGCTATTAAAACTTTTATAGTTGATGGAGTTACTTCACATGAAGTTTGCCCAGATTGTGGTGAGCATTTGATATACGAAGGGGGATGTACTATATGTAAAAATTGTGGGTTTAGTAAATGTGGATAGATCCGTGCTTTAGACAACAGGGTATTGCCAAGTATAAAGAATTAAAAGATGATGGCAAGTTTGAAGGGCTAACCAGAGTACAAATTATTAAATTACTACGTAGTGAAACTGGACTTGGTTTAGCAGAATGTTCATCTATCTATAGAGAATTAAATACTATGACTATTCTATTAGATAAACTAACTGATGATAAAACTGTTATAGGTAATATTCTCACTGGGCTTAAAAAGAAAGGCGGCTATTGCCCATGTAAAATTGGGAAAGAAGACGAAAATCTCTGCCCTTGTAAAGAATATCGTGATACAGGACATTGTCATTGTACATTATACAAGAATGCCTAAATATACATTACACGTTCCTGTTTATGGATCGTTAGATCTTGTGATTACAGCAGAGAACGAACAAGAAGTACTAGAGAGGTACTTAGAAGAAAGAGATAACTTATTAAAGTTTAATGATGGAAAACTGCAAGATGACTTAGATATATCATATGTAGTTCAAATTAATAATAAGACACAATGTTAAAAATTATTATCCTTATCTTTTTAGGGTTAGAAATTCTTTCACGTGTAATAGCGTTAGGAAATGATGACCTTAGAAATAAAATGGCAATGATGCTAGAAGATACTGTAAAAGATTTCAGACTAAATGGTTCTAAAACTAAAATGAACCTTGCAGTATGGATATTATTCTTTATTGCAGTTCTTTTATGCTAGTAAATATAAAGAAATTAGTTCCTGAAGCAGTAATACCTACCTATGCTAAGGAGGGTGATGCTGGAATGGATTTAGTTGCTACTTCAGTTGATCATAGTAATGAGCATTACATTGAATATGGAACTGGGTTAGCTGTTGAAATCCCTGAAGGCTATGTTGGTTTAATCTTTCCTAGAAGTTCTAATAGTAAAAAAGATTTGCAGCTTTGTAATTCAGTAGGTGTAATAGACTCTGGATATAGAGGAGAAATCAAATTACGTTATCGAAGAATTATTAACCCTACTCCCAAAAGAAATTTTGTAGTAACTGATGTAGAATTTCAAGAGGAATTAGAGAGTAAGGTACCTATATTACGTATAAAGGCTGATTTTTCTTGCTATGGTGTTGGAGATAAAGTAGGACAAATTATAATTATGCCAATTCCATTAATTAGTTTTAATGAGGTTCAGAAATTGTCTGAGACTGTTAGAGGCGATGGTGGATTTGGTTCAACAGGAAAATAATGACTACAAAAGAAATAACGCAAACTCTACGAGATGATTTATTGCAAACTATCTATAATCTACAGGATAAATTTCTTAATTTTGAACTTGGAGATGAACAAGTAGAGGTATTGGTTTCTATCTTTGCATTTTTACGTAAGAAGGGATTTGATGAGCTAGTTCTTTCTGGACCTGGAGGAAGTGGCAAGTCTGCTATAACTAAATTAATTGTACTTTACTTAGAAAGACAATGTATTCCTTATATTTTAGCAACCCCAACAAATAAGGCATGTGGAGTACTACATGGTTATACTGAACGTGATGTTATAACACTTCATAAACTTCTAACTTTAAAACCTACTATTGACATAATTAACTTGGATTTTAAAGATCTTCAATGGAATGCCAATTCAATTTCTTCTGGCATTCCATTGAATGGGGTTTTAATCATTGATGAATGTTCTATGATTAACTCAGAGTTATATGAGTTTATCAAAGAGAGGGCTAAGGTTAAACAATGTAAGGTGATTTATACTGGAGATGATAAACAATTATATCCAGTTAAAGAGAAGGAGTTATCAAAACCATTTCAATGTAATCATCAATGCTTTTTAAATAAAGTATATAGGCAACAAGAAAATAATCCTCTGTTGGATATCTTAAATACTCTCAGAGATCATTCTATTAAGCAATTTTATGAAATTCGTTCTCCTGAAGGAAATCTTGTAATATATCATCATTGGAGAAAATTTGTTTCTTCTGCATCACATCTATTTAAAGATTCTGTAGATTCTGGTAATCCTGGAGTTGTTAAATTACTTGCATATACTAACAAAAGAGTAGAAGCATTTAATCACATTTTGCGGGATTCTATATTTCATAATGACTCTGAATATAATGTTGGAGAAATTTTGATGGGATATGATACCTGTAGTTATAAAGATAAACGGATGTTCAAATCTATGGAGTTTGAAATTATAAACTCAGCAGAGTACATTGTAACAAATATAACTCCTGGACATTGTCAGTTGGGATACATTACATATAAAGGATATTATCTGACCCTTCGCCCAATTAACACAGAATATTCAGAGGATGAAATATTTATTATTTCAAGAGATACTAATGAGAAAGACTTAACTGCTTTAGCTGCATATATAGAACTAATGCGTTTAGATGCAATTCAAGCGCGTTCAAAAATAGTAGCATCAAAATTGTGGAAAGAGTATTTTCGAGTTATGGAATCTTTTACTACTCCTGTTGATTTGGTTTATGGAAATAGAACTGTAAGAAAGAAGACTCTTGATTATGGTTATTGTTTATCTGTTCATAAATCTCAGGGATCAAACTATGATAACATATTAATAGATATGGGTAACTTGTTTACTTGTAAGAATAAAGAAGAGTTAAGACAGTTACAATATGTAGCTTTGTCACGAACTCGTAATAATATTAGTATGCTTATTTAAATGCATGATATATTAATTTCTAGAGATTCTAGAGGAAAAATTAGAGTTGTAGATATTTCATATGAATGAAATGATACAACCCATAGTTTTTTAATTATTAGAAAAACATCTCAATGAGGAGGTAAAGTAACTAACCAACCAATCATTGAAGTTAAAAGAGGGAAGGCGCAACGTACAGCTGCAGAACAAGTTAAATTGGAGTATAACAGTAATGTTAAGAAATACCTCGATAAAGGTTATAAGAACATTCGTGATTTTAAAATAGAGTCATTAGATGATGTGGATGATCCAGGCAAATTACTTGGGGATATAACTACTGATCAATCTGGTGCACCTAAGCCAATGTTAGCTAAAAGTTTTGACGGTGTAGCTACCTCAACATTTGAACATGAGTTTTATGGCTCAACAAAAATTGACGGAACACGATGCCTTATGCATTGAAATGGTTCCGAAGTAACTACATCCTCAAGAGGAGGAAACAACTATGATGTTGCTGCTAATTATATTAGGAAAGATCCTAAAGTAATGAAGTGGCTTAAAGAACATCCTGACATATGACTGGATGGAGAATTATATGTACATGGATTACCTTTGTCTTATATCTCTGGTATTGTTAGACTTCAAACTTTGGATGAAAAACATAAACAGTTAAAGTATTATGTTTATGATTTAGCTATCCCTGATGTAAAATTTAAGGATAGATTAAAGATTTTAAAGAATTTTGAGAAAGCTGTTTCTGATTCTGACAAAATTGTAATGGTTAAACATGTAAAAGTATCTGGATGGCTAAATATGAAAGCTCTTCATGATCAATATGTTAATGATGGTTGGGAAGGTTTAGTAATTAGAAATCCTGATAAAGAATATAAGTTTGGAACACGAGACAATCGTATGATCAAACTTAAAATGTTTGAAGATCATGAATATAAAATTCTAGATCTAGTAGATGGCCTTAGAGATGAAGATTTATGTTTCTTAATGGAAACTAAAGAAGGATATCAATTTAAAGCAAAACCTATGGGAGACAGGGCTTTGAAACAATGGTATCGAGATCATATTGAAGAATTAAAAGGTCAAATGGGAACAGTAAAGCATTTTGGTATGACTAAAACAAATACCCCAGTACCAAATCTTCCTGTATTTAAAGCAGTTCGAAATTATGAATAAAAATTTGGAAACTATTGTTAATCAACTAATTGATTACTATAAAGAATTAAACGATTTAAAAGAATCAGGAATTGATATTTCTAAATTAGCAGCACACAAAGTCCTATTTAATTTGTACACGCAGGCCTTAATTGATTCTATCGGACTTGATTTAGCATTAGCTATTCAAAGGTATGCAGAGCATCCAGTGGGTACTATAGAAGAATTTATTGTATATCTTAAGGAAAATTATCCAGAAAATGGCGTAAGAACAGTAACTAGACCTGATGTTAAAGAATTAAAAGAATGTGCAGAAGAAAAAATAATTAGAGAAAAGATCGAGTCTGGAGAATATACCCGTAAAACAGTTCCTGAAAAGATTGATTTTATGACTGAAGAGGAACTTCTTAATATGAATAAAAAAGAATCCACGGCTGCTAAAGATGAGAAAGTCATTAATGATGTATGTCAAAAAATTCCTGAGTATTATGTAAATGGTAAGAAAGTTGCTAAGGAGGTTTATGATGAGGCAATGACTAAATTTGATACTCTCTTAACTAAGTTATTTAAAGCACTCGATGAATAATATTTCTTTTATTGATTTTGTGAATTCAAATATTGAAAAATATATGAAAGAGCAAAATCACAAAATGTTAATTGCGTTTAGGAATATTAAATCTGAATATGTCTATACAAAAGAGAAATCTGGAAGTACAGACGGTGAGATTATTAAGAAAATGTTCAATAAACGAAAGGAGACTTGTGAGATTTATAGGGATAAGAACTTAGAACTTTTTGAAGCTGAAAATCGTGAGATGATTATTCTCTATCCTTTTCTTCCTGTAAGTGTTCCTAAGAATATGATCCTACAGTATCTTAAAGGTCTTTCTATTGTAAAGGACAAGAAGAATTTTAAGGCCTTTCAAGATGCTTGTGTTGAAGAATTTGGAGAAAAAGTTGAGTCTTCAATTATCTTAGAACACATAAATTCGTAATTTTTATACCTCAAATTTCGATTAATTATCTATTTTGAAGGGGTAGTTCTGCTCAAAATTTTAATCGAAATTTGAGGCTTATTTTTAAAAATTTTATTATCTTTGTATGTCAAAATATAATATCAAATATGAAAAGTAATAAAATTTTTAAATTAAATTGTCCCCAATGTGGGAGTGAAAGAATATATACTAGTTATTCGGCTTTGTATATTGCAAGAAAAAATAGCACTCTATGTAAAAAATGTGCTCAAAGAAGTATTGTTAAGCACATTTCTACAGTAGAAAAACTACTTGAAGAAACTCCAGAGAGCTACTATTGAATAGGATTTCTTCTTGCGGATGGAAACTTTAAAAATGGAAGGATTCGTTTAGGTTTAGGAATAAAAGATGAAAATCACTTAATAAAATTTTGTGAATATATTAATTATTCTGGAAGTATATCAAGAACTCCTATAAAAGTTAGTATGGGAGTAATGCATAAGGAGATAGTTGAACAGATACAAATAAAATTTAATATTCAAGAAAATAAAACAATAAATCCTCCTAAATATATAGTTCCTAATAACTATTTAGGGTTAAGTCTAATTATAGGTTTTATTGATGGGGATGGAAATATTAATAAACAGTATAAGAGACAGGATGGATTAATTAGAATAAAGTGTCATTCATCTTGATTCCCAGTTTTATGCCAATTTTCAACTATATTGAATTGTGCACAACCATATATAAACAAGCAAGGATACGTAGTATTAAATATTGCTAAGCATTCTTCTGTAGAATTGTTACAATCTACTATAAAGCAATATACTTTGCCTGTATTAATTAGAAAATGAAGTAAATTATGTTAAAAATAATATTAAATAAGGAGGATTTGGGGTGTCGCAAGGTATTTTTTACCAGCGACACTCATTAGCTACTTTAGGCATGGCAACATAATTAAGTACTGTGATCGTCCCTTTGTTAATGTGCAAGAAATGGATCATGCATTGATTCAAAATTGGAATAAAGTAGTTAGTAAGGATGATATAGTTTTTCATTTAGGCGATTTTGCCTTTGCAGATAAAAGTAAATGGAGACAAATAGCCAATTCTCTTAATGGGACAAAATATCTCGTTCAAGGTAATCATGATAGGACAGATGATATTCCAACTGAATGTTTTAAAATGATTCGAGACATGTTGCAAATTGCTATTTATGATGAGGAGTTAGAAGATTATTCCACCTTCATTATGAGTCACTATCCACTGGCTACATGGGCAGGAATTAGTCGAAGTATATGCAACTTACATGGGCACATTCATAGCACGCCTGATTTAAATGGAACTGGATTTGACATTGTAATTGCTAAAAACGCACCATGGAATCAGTACGATGTAGGAGTAGACAGAAATAATTTTACTCCAGTTAGCTATGAAGATTTGAAAACTATCTTTACAAAACGAATGCTTTATGGAAATAAATCAATTAAGGGTTCACGAAAGAGTGATTAACTTTCTTTATAGAAATTTTGAACAAGGAGTGTTCAGAGTTGATGAAGAAGGGTACGAATATGTGGATGAAAAATATATTAATTTATATGATTCATTAGCATCTAAAATTTGGGCAACCGAATCTTTAATATGGATTTAAATATTTATGTAGAGAAATTGTATCAGGCTTGGATTAAATATAAAGGAGTTAGAATTCTTGTAGACTATGATGATACAATTAAACCGTATAATACAGCTTCTGAAGCTCTTTGTAAAGACATAATTAATACTTTAATTGAAGCCCAAGAACTAGGAGCTACGGTAGTTCTATGGACCTGTAGATCTGGGGGCCGTTTAAAGGAAGCTGTAAATTATTGTAAATCTGTAGGATTAGAATTTACTGATGTCAATCCTGTGGAACCTTTCTTGCCAGGGTATTCTATGAAAGCCTATGGTAATATACTACTTGATGATAAAGCTGGATTAGAACAAGCTTTAACTATATTAAAATTAGCATTATATAAATATAAAAAGTTCGTTTATGAAATTAACGAGAAGCAAAGATTGCAATCCTAACTACCTTGCTAAGATTGTACAAATTGATTCATTTAGACCTCACCCTAATGCTGAGCGTCTAAAGTTAGCAACTGTTGATGGATATATAATTTCCACATCAATTGATTCTGCAGAGGGAATCTATGTATATTTTCCTGTTGAATGTGTTATCAATTCCGACTTTTTGAAGGTTAATAATCTTTACAGAAAAGCAGACCTTAATCTTGATCCTACTAAACAAGGATTTTTTGAAGAGTCTGGTCGAGTAAAATGTATTAAACTAAGAGGACTTGCCTCAGAAGGGCTTATCATGCCTATCTATGAGTTGTGTAAATTTTCTGGAGAAGGAATTGCAGAACCTATAGATTCTGTCGAAATGTCAAAATTAGTAGGAACAGAATTTGATACTGTAAATGATAAATTGTTTGTCTGGAAATATGTGATCCCTACTAAAGCTTCTGGTGGAGGAATTAATGGCTCAGCTAAAGAAAAGAAGAAAATTCTTAATATAGTTGATGATCAATTCCATTTTCACATCGATACAGAACAGTTACAGAAAAATATTCATAAGGTTCAGCCAACTGATATTATTAATATCTCTTGGAAAGAGCATGGAACAAGTTTGATTCTATGTAACCTACTTACTAAGAAAAATCTCTCTTTAAAGGAAAAGATTGCCAAATTCTTTGGAATTCCTGTATCTGAAAGTGAATATAAGAAATTTTGTTCATCTAGAAAAGTTATCAAAAATCCTGAACTAAATCCTAGCATGACTAAGGGATATTACGATTGTGATATTTGGAATCTTGCCTTCGAAGTATTAAAGGATTACTTATCTAAGGGACTTTCTATCTATGCAGAAATTGTAGGATATATGCCTACAGGATCTATAATTCAATCTGGATATGATTATCAATGTATCTATGATCCTAAAACTTATGAGTATTCAAAAATGACTCCTAAACAAATGTATGATGCAAAACTGTTTGACATTATTGTTTACAGAATTACATATACTAATGTAGAAGGAAGAGTTTTTGAATTCTCTACTCAACAAATGAAGACCTTTTGTGAAAAGTATGGAATTCATTGTATTAAAGAGCTCTACTATGGAACAGCACAACAGCTATTTCCTGAGTTGAATCCCGATGAGCATTGGCATGAAAATTTCTTGCAAGCATTGAGAGATAAATACTTAGAGAGAGAGTCTGTTCTTTGTAACAATAAAGTTCCCGAAGAAGGAATTGTTCTTCGTAGAGAAGTAAGTGAAATTGATGTTTATAAACTTAAGTCAGTAGCATTCCTTGAAAGGGAAACCAAGATGCTTGATAAGGGAGAAGCTGACATTGAATCAGGACAAGAATAATGAGGTCGTTTTCTAAGGAAGATATTCAGGCACTTAAAGAAAACAAGGAAGTTTTGTATTTTTACAAGCTTCCTTGTTCTTTATTTGATTCTGGATTTCGGTATATTATTGTTACTGATGCTCCAGAACCTCCAGAGAAATATGACAATATATGATACTTTTCTTCAGAATGTTGGTTTCAAAGATTACAGAAGGGAAGTTTACTCCCAATAGTTTGCACATCACTTGGAAAATCCTATAAGATAAAAGAATATGTATCTGTCTATGTAAAGCCAGATATTATAAAGCTTAGAAAATTATTAGAAAACAGTTTATTAGGAGCTTGTAAATATCCTTGAAGTTTATCTGATGATGAAATTATACAAGAATCTTTATGGGGAATCCAAGTAATTAAAGAGGGAAGAGTGAATAGAATTGATGTATTTAAATCAATTTATAAGGTGGCTGAAGCTTTTAGTGAATTTTTAGAAGTATCTGCACCAATGTATCAAATGTGGAGGGAGAATAATGAGTAAGATGATCGTACTTCAAGGCTGTCCTGCTTCAGGTAAAAGTACCTGGGCTAAAGAGTTTATAAAGGATAAGCCTAACTGGGTAATTGTATCCAGAGATGAAATTAGAGAAGGAACTGGTAAATATTGGGTCCCATCTCGTGAAAATTATATTTCTGATATTGAAGAATTTTCTATTAGAGCAGCTATTAATCGTAACTTAAATGTTATTGTAGATGCCACTAATCTTAATCAGAAAACTATTGATAAGTTAACTAAACTCGCTACTGAACTAAATGTAGACATAGAGTTTAAAAAGTTTGTTATTTCATTCAATGAAGCTTACTGGCGTGATACGAAAAGGACTCGTAAAGTAGGACTGGCAGTATTACGTAGGTTCTTTAATACATATTTTCCTGATATGTCTCAGGAAATTGTAAACCAAGAAAAGGAATCTCCAGCTAAAGAAAGATTTATTCTTAAACAAGATGAAACTCTTCCTCATGCTATTATTTGTGATATTGATGGAACTTTATCATTAATGAATGGAAGAGGTCCGTTTGAGTATCATCGAGTAAATGAGGATCTTCCAAATAATCCTGTCATTGATTTAGTTAACTCTTTATCAAAGATGTATCAAATTATTATTGTTACAGGTCGTGAAGATACCGAAGTATGTAGGAAAGAAACTCTTAAATGGCTGAATAGATATTTAACATGTAGCGATTTTTTATTCTATATGAGAAAAGAAAAAGATTATAGAAAGGATGCTATTGTTAAGACTGAAATTTATAATGAACATATTAAAGATAAATATTGTGTAGCTGCGGTATTCGACGACCGAGACGCTGTTATAAAAACTTGAAGAGAATTGGGTCTTTTAGCTAATCAAGTATACTACGGAGATTTTTAGTTTGATGATATTTAATAGTTTTGTAATCATAATAAACTATATTACCTTTGTATATAAAATACTATATTATGAATACAAAATTAACTAAAGAACTTTTTGAACAAGTTAAAACTCTTAGAGAACAGGGATTGAGTTTTTGCAAAATTTCCAAGATAGTACATATTGATAGGAACATTATTAGCATCTGACTTAAAACAAATCCTAGTGAATTAAAATTTAAAGAAACCCTATTAATAGACCAGTCTCATAAGAAATGTTGTAGGTGTGGAAAGATTAAAGATATTTCAGAATTTCAAAGAGGCAGAAGAGGAACATCTAAAGAATATATTTTTGATTACTGTAATCAGTGCAGAAGACATCAGATATATGAAAATTTAAATTCTGATTTTAACAAATGATTTAAACAGAAGTATAATAGATGAAAGACTGAAGCAAAAAGAAAAGGAGATATATTTACTATTACTTTTTCTGAACTTAACGATATTTACCTAAAACAAAATAAATTATGTTTTTATTCAGGCATATTAATGACTTGAGGGGTTAATAAAGGATTTACGGACCGAAATATTATATCTATAGATAAAGTTATTCCCGAAAAAGGTTATATTTCTGGTAATGTTGTTTTATGTACTAATAGATTCAATACTATTAAAAATGACCTATCTCTTGAAGAATTGAATAAATACATTCCTGTATTTTATGATAAAATAATGAATTGTGAATGATTAAAACTATAATATATGACTGTTGATGAATTTAATGATAAATGGAAGAACCATTTAGAAGAAGGATTTGAAGGATTGGAGTTTAGTGATGCTGAAGGGAAGGTTGTGGATTGGTTAGATAAACATTTTGTTTTATTTGAATTAATAAATCCAGAGTTTACTTATGCGCAAATTAAACTCAAATTTGGAATGGCCAGAGTATATCTTCAAGGGCTTCCTATTACATGTGCACAAATAGCAGAAGATGCAATAAATAAAATTATGAAATGCGAACTTTAATTAAATTATATCAGATGCTTTATATAGGAGTATGTAGGATGAATTACTACATTACTCCTATATATGAGCCTATTCTATTATTTATTAGTTCTTATGTCTAAGAATATTCCTGATAGCTGTTGAGATAATGATCCTTCAGCACCTTGGAATGATATACAAGTAACTTATAATTATAGGTTATATGTAAATCTCGATGGTATTCTATTTGCTTCCGAAATTATAAGAGAAGTAACTACATTTGGTCACTTTGAAATCAAATCTCCAGATGATTGGTCTTTTCTTGAAAATGATATTTATCAAGTTATAGAAGATAATCTTGGGGATGAAATTAAGGAATGTAACTATAAGATTGACTTACTAAACTGAAGCTATAATGAATAAATATGTAATTGTAGAATGACCAGATATTCAATTTTTAATGACTGAATCTGGTTTTAACGAACATGCCTGTCTCATTAATGATGATGAATGAGTGTCTAAATATGGTTCTTCTGCATACTTTGTTGAAGAAGAATGATTAAATAGAATATCATATGAAAGCTAAAGTTAAAAGATTTGATCTTGAAGTTGAACCAATGACAAAATATGATTATAATAATTATATTTTGAAACTTCAAGTACAACATAGAGAAAATAAGAGAATCAATGGATTCTATTGCAACTGGAATGGTTATAAGTTCTGAATAGATGAAATTAACTTTAACAAGATATATACATTATATGAGTAAACTTATTCCAGAAGTATACGATATAGAAACTATTTCTAATCTATTTACTTATGTTTCATATTTACCTGATTCTGATGAATGATTTGAATTTGTAATACATCGCAGTCAAAATGATTCAGAAAAATTATATAATCATTTAACTAGACAAGGTTTTTTTCAAGTAGGATTTAATAATAATAATTTTGACTATCCTGTATTACATCATTTTATTAGACATTGAAATGAATATAAATATCTTGATGGAGAAGAATTAGCAACAAAACTTTATAAAAAAGCTCAAGATTTAATCAATTCTTCTGAATTTAAAGAAATTAGTGATAAAAATAAATTTATAATTCAAATTGATTTATTTCAAATCTGGCATTATAACAATAAAGCACGCAGAACTTCGTTAAAAGACCTTGAATTTGCAATGAGAATGGAAAATCTTCAAGAAATGCCTATTTCTCATGAACAATATTGTACTTCATCAAATATTCCACTTGTACTTTCGTATAATAAAAATGATGTATTTGCAACTAATAAGTTTTATCAAACTACTTTAGGTAAAACTGATTATCCAATATATATTGGGAGAAATAAAATGGAATTGAGAAAACAATTTAGAATTATGTTTGACATTCCATGTTATAATTGACCTGATGTAAAAATTGGAGAACAACTCCTTTTAACGTTATATAGTAGAGCAGTTAATGCAAATCCTTTTGATATAAAAAAGTTAAAAACATATCGTGATAAAATCTGTTTAAAAGATTGTATTCCATATTGGTGTAATATTAAAAGTAAAGAATTTAAAAAGTTTTTAGATATTTTAAATAATACAACAATTATTCCAGGATCTAAAGATTTTTCAAAAACTATTTATTTTCATGGAATAGGATTTGATTTTGGATTAGGTGGATCACATGGTTGTATTAAGTCTGGAATATATGAATCTAAAGATGGATTTATAATTTTAGATCTTGATATTTCAAGTCTATATCCAAGTATAGCTAAATCACTATGTCTTTATCCTGAACATCTGGGAAAAAGTTTTAATAAATTATATACCCAATTTATTAAAGTCCGAATAGATGAAAAACATAAACCTAAAGCTGAAAGAAATAATGCATTAATTGAAGGATATAAACTTCTTCTAAATGGAACTTATGGTAAAAGTGGAGAAGAAACATCATTTTTATATGATCCTTTATATACATATAAGACTACAATTGCTGGACAATGTTTTATATGTATGTGGGCAGAACAAATGGTAGAAGTTTGTCCAGAATTAGAATTTATTCAAATTAATACGGATGGCATTACAATTAGACTTCCAGAAAATAAAATAAATAATATAAAAGAAGTATGTATTAAGTTAGAAGAACTTACTGGATTACAAAGTGAATTTAGTTATTATAAACAGATGATAATACGAGACGTAAATAATTACGCCGCAGTTTATGATGATTCTACTAAAGAAAACGAACATATAAAACTAAAAGGATGTTTTGAAATATATAAAGAGTTTCATAAAGACTCATCTATGAGTATTGTTCCAATTGCTTTAAAAAATTATTACATATATAATATTCCAGTAGAAGAAACAATTAAAAATCATAAAGACATATTTGATTTTTGTATTAGATTAAAAATTAATAGTTCATCTAAAGCATATTTTAATTATCTTAAAAATTTTCAAAAAATATCTGAGTCTTTATCTAGAACAACTAGATATTTTGCATCAAATAATGGTGGATCAATTACTATTTATTATAATGGATCTAAAAGAATGACTCAATTAAATAAAGGTAAACAATTTACATTATTTAATAGTTATTTTAAATCCGATAATTATGATATTGATTATAGTTTTTATATAGCTGAAACATATAAAATCATTAATGCTATTGACGATGGACAATTAACATTATTTTAAATGAAAATATATGAACTAGTCTTCTATTGGGAAGATATATACAATGGTTGTGAAATTACTGAAACTATATTAACAACTAGTCGTGAATGTGTTGAAGCAGAAATAGAAGATTTTAGAATTAGTAGTTTAGAAAATGGTGGTGAAGAAGTTGAATCTTCATACAATCATTACATCTATGCGTATAAAAACAACAATGTTAAAACATTTATAGACGGTTGGTCAAATCTTAAAATATTTGAGCATGATAAAATTAATTAAATTTAGGGCTTCATATTGTGCGCCCTGTCGCGCCATGATGCCTATTCTTGAAGAACTCAAAAATAAGATAGAAATAGAAGATATCGATGTGGATGAAGTAGATCCTATTGTGTTAACTAATTATAAAATTAGAAACATTCCTGTACTTGTTTTAGTTCAGGATAATAAGGAAGTTTGGAGGCACGTAGGAAGTATTTCTAAAGTAGAATTAGAAGAGAAAATTAAAGAATATGAGGCTAATTAAACCATCTTTTGAAATACTTGAGCAGGAACCAGGTATTCAAGGAATATATAAGCAAATTGAGAGAGCAGGGAGAACATGCTATTCAGAAGATACAGAGGTGCTAACATTTTCTGGATGGAAATATTTTAAGGATGTTTCTAAGTACGAATGTGTATTAACGTATAATCCAAAAACTAACAAATTAGAATGGGATCTTCCTAACATCTTTAGTAAAACAATTGATGATGAGATGATTGAAATAGATCATCCTAATATTAAACTAAAAGTAACAAAAGATCATAGAATATACCAAAGCTCTTCTGCCTCTAAAAAATATTCATTTATTACTGCTGCGCAACTAGCTGGAATAGAAAAAATTCCTAGTAGTAAGCAAAGTAGATTTAGAATTCCCAAATATTTTAATGGAGCAACGAAAAGTGAACATGCTACTCCTGAATCTTATACATATAGTAAGTATATAAAACAAGGAGGAAATCCTAAACATGAGGATAAGTTAGTTACTGTTCAAATTCCATGTAATAAAGATTTTATGGTTATTGCTGGAGCATATATTTCTGAGGGGCATAGTTTTCATGGAGAAAAGTATAAATGTGGAAGTTATTGCCAAATTACTCAGGATGAAGTATCTCCTTTATATAAAAATGTAATTCAAGCTCTGAACAATTTACAATGAAAATATACTATAAGCTGTGATCCTAGAAAACCTAATATTAAATGGATACAGTTTGGTAGAGGTCAATGCTTTGTTGAATGCTTTGATAAATTGTTTGGAAAAGGTTCTGCAAATAAACACTTACCAGAAAATTTTAGGAATTTTCCAAAAGAGTATCTTGAAATTTTAGTTAAAAATTTATATTTAGGGGACGGAAGTCACTCTATAACTCGAAAAGAACGTTATCTTTCAATTTCTAAACAGTTACTAGATGAACTCCAACAAGTTTTTATTCTTTTAGGTAAAAATGCTTCTTATACTTTTGATGCCAATATCTCTCAAAAGTGTTCCTTAGAAGAATCTTCTAGAGACTCTTGGATCATTGATAGAAAAAAGCATGTTAAAATTCTACCTAAATGTCAGCAAACTGTTTGGTGTACTCAAACAAAAACGGGAATAATTTGCGTTAGATATAAAGGTAAAGTTTGTTGGTGTGGAAATTGCTACAAATCAGAGGATCGTATTACAGAAGACTCAGCAGAGAAATTTGTTAATATGATTAAGGATAGACAGCATACTGCTATGCTTGAACATGGTACTGTATATCTTTATATTCATAAGGATCATGCTTACAATGTAATAGGCGATAATTGGGTAACTGAACAATACCTTTCTAATTCTTACTCAGTTATTAATACAGATTCTTATGGTAATTATCATATCACAACTAATTACAGAGTTTTATATGAAAATGACTGGCTTGATGATCTAAAGTATCTCTGTGAACCTACTGAATATCATGAAAAACGAATTACAATAAAGTTTATTTGTGATCGTGGTGTCTCCCATGAATTTGTAAGGCATAAAATACTTTGTGTCGCATAATAGTAATATTATGAAAAATAAACTCCGTGAATTGCTGGAAAGCTAAACATAAAATGCATGCTAATCAGCAGCCAAGCACACCTTTAACAAAGTGTGAAGGTTCAGAGACTAACTAATGAAACTATGATTATATTAATTTTAATAATATTACTTAGTTGTAGAATATATTATAATCCTGGTCCATTGTTTGAAAAGTATAATAATTATATGAGTCAAATACATGAACTAGAATTAGTACAATATGCTAATACAGATAAGAAAATTGAGCAGCTATTATCTATATACTTTGATAAGTATCAAGGAAATCGAATATGGATAATACAGTATCATAGAGGGATCAAGGACTATATGTGTGGTTCTATGAGATTTGAACTTTGTGATAAACAAACTAAATCTATTAAATATCAGTATACTGATTTTAACCTAAGTTGGTGTACTTTACCATATTATTTAAGAATCCATGATAGTTTTATAGGAAAACTTGAAGAGGTTGATCCTGTTTTATCTACTAGAAGTAGTGCAAAATATATTATTTGTAAATTAATAAAAGATTACAATAATGTTCCTATTGGTATATTTGGTATATCCTATTTAGATAAGCTTCCTAACAAATTGCTAGAAGCAGATCTGCAACAAGATTATATTGAATTACAAAAATTAATGTTAGAATAGAATATAATTTAGACACGAGTGCGGAGCGTCCAGAAATGGATGATGATATAGTCCGATACTCCTCTGAAAAGAGGAGAGTATAAGATAAAGAGCTTATACATAACAAATTGAGAGTATTTTCCTTTGCTCAAGAAAGTACCCGTTAATAGAGCAATAGCGGCCTAATAGAGTAATCTGTTATGAAAATCCAGTGAATTGCTGGAAAGCTAAGTCAGGAATGATATGCTAATCAGCAGGCAAGCCAACCTTTAACAAAGTTGGAAGCTTCAGAGACTAATAGTTGAAACTTTATGGAAAATAATATAGTAGATTGTAGAGAGTGCCCAGATTACTGTGCATTTTTAGAAGGAAAGGATTATGAATGGTGTAGTTGCTATAATTTCTTTAAAGAATATAATACTGACACGAGTGCTGGACATCCTATAAAGGATGATGATATAGTCCGATACTCTGAGGAAACTCAGAGAGTTCAAGATAAAGAGCTTGAACATTAACTAATTGTACTGTAATTATAGCAAAGATAAGTTCGGAAGTGAGCTTACTTTTATTATTCCTTATTGGACAAATATTCCAGAAGGACAAAGTTATTGGCATGATGGCATTGGGTATCGTGTAGGAGCAGATATTCAAAATAAGGATTTTGGATATATTGAGAAGTCTCCAAACTATTTTAATTTCTTATCTTCTTTAGAAGAATCAGAAAAATGTTATTTTAGACTATTAAATGAAGGATGGGTTCCTCAACAAGCTCGTTCTATACTTCCAAATTCTCTCAAAACAGAGTTAGTAATGACTGGAACCGTTGAACAGTGGAAAGGATTTTTCAAACTACGTTGTGATGTTGCTGCACATCCACAGGCTAGAGAACTTGCTATTCCTTTGAAAGAGGAATTCATAAAAAGAAACTTAATAAATAATTAATATGGAGATAAATAAATATGGATCTGATTAAAGCTTGTAAACAACTTGTAGTTAAAGATCCTTTTTATGGTTTATTTCTATTATCTTTAAATAAATATTATTCTAAAGATGATGCAACAGCATGAGTTGCAAGAAACGGGATTAACTATGAATTATGTGTTAATCCCGATTTTTGAAATACTTTAACTGATGATGAGCAATTAGGAGTATTAAAACATGAGCTATTGCATATTGCATTTAAACATTTGTTAATGCAAGAATCTTTTAATGATAAAAAAGTATTCAATATTGCCGCTGATGCAGAAGTAAATCAATATATTGATATTCTTCCAAAAGATGCTATTGATATCAAAGATATTGATCCCATGCTTCCTCCAAAAGCAGGAACCAAATACTATTATGAATACCTTTATAAAGATAAGAAAGACTCCTCTGGGGAGCCGAAAAACCATAATCATTGAAAGGATTTTTCTGATTTATCAGACGCAGAAAAAACTTTAATTAACAATCAAACTGACCACATTGTAAAACAGGTTGCAACTCAAGTAATTAAATCTAGAGGAACTATTCCTTCCGAGCTGAAAGAATATGTGGATAAATTGTTTAAGATAAAACCTTCTATATTTAACTGGAAGGCCTATTTTAGACGACTTTTAGGATTTGCTATTGATGTCTTTGTAAAAAAGACACATCGCAAAGTATCTAAACGGTTTGAGGGAGCTGCGGGTATTAAACTAAAACATAAACATGATATTTTAGTTGCCATTGATACTTCTGGTTCTGTTAGTACTAAGGAGTTAAAAGATTTTATTAGTGAGATTTATCACATCTGGAAAGCTGGGGCAGGTGTTGATGTAATTGAGTGCGACGCTAGAATACATAGAATATATCCATTCAAAGGGACTTTTGATGGTACATTCACTGGTAGAGGAGGTACAGACTTCAAACCTGTTATTGACTACTACAATCAATGTAGAAAACAATACTCTACTTTAGTATTCTTTACAGATGGCTATGCACCTACAGATACTTTTAAAGTAATGAAGCAGATGATCTGGGTAATTACCTCTAATGGTAATAAAAATAATCATTATCCAGGTTACAGTATGTTTATCCCATCTGATAATGGAGCTGAATAAAGTTAATTTAGAAGAATTTAAAACTATATTTCAATATATTATTGAGAATAACAAACGTTTAGTGGAAGTTGGAAAAATTCCCACTGCAATTTCATTGGAAGCCGATTCAGGAATTGGAAAGACTTCTACAATTTTACAAATAGCTGAAGAACTGAATATGGGATTCATCAAATTGAATCTTTCTCAGTGTGAAGAATTGGGAGATTAACATTTGGAAATTAGTAAAATAATGTTTAAATTTGTTTTTATTAAATGATTAACATCAAATATGAAAACATTATTTACACTAAGTAGCAAAGAATTATCTAAAAAATCAGGTATATACAAGTTAAGCTGTGGAGGCCACTTGTATATAGGAAGTAGCAAGAGTCTATATTCAAGATTAATAGAACATAGAACAGATTTATTAAAAAATAAGCACCCTAATGATTTTTTACAAAAAGTATCCAACAAATATGGTATACAAAATATTAATGTAGAAATCTTAGAATTCTGTGATCCTCAAATTAGAATAAATCGAGAAAAATATTGAATAGACTACTATAAATCAGATATGAATCTTCAAGATCCAGTTACAAATGAACTATCTGAATATAGTAGAAAAAAATTAAGTAATTCAATAAAACAAGGTGTATTAAACGGCAAATATAAGACACAATTTGATTTTTGTGAAGTAGAGCAGTATAACTATTTTGGAGAATTCATGTGTAAGTATAAAAATAAAGAAGACGCTGCATTACAACTCAATTTATCAAAAAAAGATGTTCAAAAACTTGCTAGCGGATACAAAAAAGGTGTCTGTTGAAATGGAATTCGATTACGATATAGTAATAGCGAAGTTCCTGTTCAAAAATTTGAAATTAATCCGCAATATATAGGAAAACATTTTGATTTTTATTATTTAGATGATAATAAAAATGAACAATTTGCTTTTAGTAATGTCAAAGATGTTTGAAAATTTCTTGCTATGCATCTTAAATTAAATAAACAGATAATTTTAATTCCAAAATTAAAACTTCGTGAATCTGGAAACGTCTTAACAGATAATGCTGAAGATAATCCTAATCCAAGTACTTAAGAAATTAAGTAAAGGATCAACGACTAGTTAAAGTACCCTTACCAAGTGGTGTTGAAGGAGAAATAACCACGAGTGCGAAGTATAGACCTATATTTACCAAAATTTAGTGGTCTATAAAGAGATAGTCTGAACTATATAGAAATATATAGAAGTAAAGGATAAAGAGCCCTTACGATAACAAAAAAAATTGCTAATTGGTTTCCCCATAAAAGAATATTATGTCTGCTCTGATGAAGGTGAATGTCAATGGGTTTCAAGCGATCTGCTGGCATATTATCTACAAAATGGGTACAAGGTCCAGAACCTAACTCGAATGTCCTACGCGCCTCCTACGTGAATGCCAAAGGAAGATAATGAAAATGGATGTATATTGCTTTTAGATGACTACTCGCGTAAATAAAAATAAATATAATAATATTTGTATAGTCATCAAATAAGTATTATATATGTATATAAAATAATATATAATATGATACATCTATTTTCAGAAAAATTAATACACAATTATCATGATAATAAATTTATGCAAAGAGTCTACAATAAGTACAAAGATGGAGGTAAAATTTACTATCAGATACTTGAAGTTTGTAATCAAGATGAGCTAAAAACTAGAGAAAAATATTGAATTGATAAACTAAATCCAGATATTAATATTGTTAAGGATCCTACTATGGAGAATAGCAGTAAAGCAACAAATAGAAAAGTAGAAATTTTAGATACTGTTTCTGGACTAAGTAAAATTTATAATAGTATTGCGGATGCAGCAAGAAGTATTTGTGAACCTCAAGATAATTTTAATTCTATTTGTGCTTCTATATCAGTAGTTTGTCATAACAAAGGTAAATTAGTAAAGCATAGGTACAAATGTAAATATTTATAAGTGCGCGAGTATAAAATTCCGTGAATCTGGGAAAATCCTAATAGGACAACCCTAATCCAAGCTTAGTAGAAATACTAAGAAGGATCAACGACTAGTAGATACTGTCTTAACAGGTGATGCTGAAGAGAATGAACTACCACGAGTGCGGAAGTATAACCTATATGTATCAACATTCAGTGGTTATATAAGATATAGTCTGAACTATATAGAAATATATAGAAGTAAAGGATAAAGAGCCTTTACGATAACAATAATGGCTTTACCTATGTTCTTACAAGCAACTATGGAGCTTATTGATAGAGGTGAATATATCTCTTGGAAACTTCCTAAGAACTGTACTATTGTACTAACTTCTAACCCTGACAATGGGGATTATAATGTTAGTACAATGGATAATGCTCAGAAAACTAGATACATTAACTTTGAAATAGACTTTGATGTTAATGTATGGGCTCGTTGGGCAGAAACGGATAAACTGGATTCTCGAGCTATTAATTTTGCTTTATTGTATCCAGAGATATTTGAGAAAGAAGGCAATGTACAAAAAATTAATCCTAGAAGTTATGTTACTTTTTGTAATGCTATTTCTGGTTTAAAGGACTGGAGTACTCCATCAAACTTAGCAATGATTCTTAATATTGCTAAGGGATGTTTTACATCTAAAGAGAATATTGTTGGTAATTTATTTACTACATTTATTGCAAATAAATTAGATAAACTTATTGCTCCCAAAGATATGCTGTTTGAACCTTGGGATACTGTAAAAACTAAAATTAAGAGTTGTGTATATGATAGTAATGGATATCGTCCAGATATAGCTTCTGTATTATCTACAAGATTACTTAATTATAGTCTTTTATATTTCGGAGAAAAGGGAGCCAAAACAGAAGTAGTTCAAGATCGATTGCTTGAATTTATCAATTCTCCTGAACCTTTACTAACTGAGGACTTATTGTTTCATTTAATTAAAACAATCACTACAAAGTTTTCAGGAAGAGCAAATAAGTTAATTATGAATCCTAAAATCAGAGCTAAAATTTTATAATATGAAATTAAACGGAATTGATATTGCATTTCTTGTTCCTTATAGGAGAAATTGTGGATCAGCAAATTTATGTAAATGGTCTTTATATCATTCAGAAAATATGCGTTTTTCAGTTAGAACTTCAATGGTGCTACATACCCCTGAAGAAATAAATACTGCGCTAACTAATAAACTTACAGATCTATCGGATGTAACTAAGCTATATTTTGACTCTAGTTCAACCTATCCACGGTTCAAAATTAGAGATACAAAATTTCAAAGAGTTATTAAGGTAGCAAGATGTGATGCTGCTATAATTCCAGATTCTTTTAACTATTATCCTAGTAGTGGAGAGTATTATTTATTTGAATATGTTAAAGAGGATCAAACTAAAATAATTTATAGCATTTGCCCAAAGTTGTTTAAAGATAATGATTCATTTATTTATAATGATGTTTGCTCTCAGGGAACAGACTTTATAGATGGCGTCAAAACTATAAATACCTTACCTAAAGGTTCCACTTTGATTTATAGTGGAAAGTTAGTATTTTGTGATGAAACCTATGCAGAAACAATTGATAATATAGTTTCTGTATATCCAAAATATGCAAAAGAAAGTGCTCTAGATAAATTAGTTAACGGTACATTGGAAAAGATTACCGAAGAAAGTATCTTGTCATTAAATGATATGCTAGCATCAACCGATGATACTACTGTGGAACTGGGATTAAAAATTTTACAAGGAATGAATGTTACAGAAAGCCCTGCTGCAGTAACATGTTTATTATGTGGGAATTTCGATAATATATATAAGAATAAAGCTATGGGAACAACAGGAGTATCTCAAGTTTTTAAGTCATTAAATATAGATACAAGATATATTTCTCGTGATCCCATTATTGGAATAGCTAGAGTATTAGAACTAAATGTTTGGAAAAATGCAACATCTGAAGATAAATCTTTAACATATACTTTATGTAGAGGCATCCTTTCTAATTTTTATAGAGAAAAAGATAAACAAGTTATGGACACTCTTCATAACCTCCCATTTAAAATCAAAACATATGTTGACTAGGAATATTCTATGTATAGCTGGTTTAAAGGGAAGTGGCAAGGATGAAAGTGCGAAAATGCTTCAATTTTGTTTGAATTCTCCAAGATGAATGCAAACATATTGAATGTATAAACATTGTAATATCTTTACAGAGGGAAAGTTTAAGATTTGTAGATTTGCTGATACTTTAAAATGTCTTCTTTCAATACTCCTTAATGTTAGTGTTGAAAGATTTGAAGATAGACAATTTAAAGAGGACTATTACATAGATTTCAGTACTTTAACAATTCATCATAAGAATTTTGTAGAAAGAGAAAAAATTCTAGTAGATAATAAGTTTTCAAAGTTAGCTAAGGATCTTAATCCTTCTTTAACTGAAGATTACTGACTTTCTATTAGACAGGTTTTGCAATACTTTGGAACTGAAATAATGAGATATTATTTTGGGGATAAATTATGGATTTTAACTACATATGAGCAAGAGTGCAAAAATATGATTATCTCAGATCTGCGATTCCAGATTGAATTTGAAGAATCAAAGAAACGAGGAGGGGAAGTTATTTATATCCATAGACCAGAGTGCAAGGCAGGCTCTCATGCCTCAGAAAGAGAGCTTTTAACATTATATGGAAATGGAGACTATGACTATCTGATTAATAATGATGGTACATTATCCGATTTATTTTACAAAATAAAAAATATTAGTAAACTATGCCTACAGAAATAAAACGATGTGGATATTGCGAAAGCAATAAAATTGAACATGAGTTCCAAGACACAAAGTATGGAAAATATATTCGAGTATTTAATCTTAAAGAATCTGGAAAAGGTTCTAATTGCACTGTGTGCAATGGAGGATTAAAAGTTAAAAAATAAATTAAAATACCCCTACTTGCTATATGCAGGTAGGGGTATTTTTTTTAACTTTCTTCGGTTAATTTACGTACAGCTGGACGTAAAGGTTTAAACATACCGACGGAATTAACAGTTCCAGACAGAGCTGCTTCAGCTATATTTAAATCATCATCTCCTGCAGCTCTTAAAAAGTTTCTTGCAGTAGTTTGTAAAATGTTAAATGAAGGAACTTCCCAAGTAAATAAACCTTGATCTAAAAGTCTTAATACAGAGAAATCTTGAGTAGATTGATCTGCTATCCAGTATAAATTCTGGAACATAGAACCAGCATTTTGAAGTTGCTTTTTATAGCTAATTCCTGTTACTTCTGGATCATCAAAAAACATCATTCGTATTAATGTAATAAATAAGGTTGATAATAGAAGGTCATATAAGCCTTGAAGTACATTTGAATGTCTAATATCCCCCTTTTTACCATAATCCTTCCATAATTTTTTATACACAGAAGTATCACCATTGCGAAGAGCTTCATATGTACCTATTCCTAAATCTTTAAACAAGTGAATATAGGATTGAAAAATTCCTTCCATATATGCACCAGTTCAGCCCAGCTTTGGTTTTGCATCTGCTGCATATTGTTTATACTCACCTTCTAAATCCTTGTCATTTACTATACGTACTTCTAATGGACTGTTATTTATTGCTATAGACCATAGTTTGTTTCCTGAAGAATCAGTCAGTTGTTCATAACTACCTCTGGCAGTTTGATCTGTTCGCACTTGGAAATACATCATTTTTTTAGCAGACATGAAAGCCATAAATTGCTTAAAAATTCCTCCGATAGCAGTCTTAAAGAACCATGCTTTCACCTCTTTGTCATAGTAACCAAAAGACATATCAGCGAAAGATTTAAAGGAGTTACGTTGTAAATCTGTATATGCTTTAGGAAGATTAGGAACTTTACCTGGTTCTGGACTTGGAATTTGCTTAGCTACTCCTAATTCTTTATTCATATCATCCCTCATAACCATATATAAAGCTTCCTGTTCATTAAACTTTGTTTTTAATTCTTTAGGTACTTTACTATAGTCTCCTTTGTACTTCACATAGATATCAAACCTTTTGTCTTTTGCCATGTTATACTTTAATTCTCTTACTCCATCCTTAGATTCTACTAACTCATGAGCATCCCAGCACCCATCATGAATCATTTGAGCAATGAACATTGACATTCTATTCCAATAATCAGGAGCAGTCAAAGACCATGACATAAACCTGTTGAATGTTGCAAATACACCAGTTTTATTAGAAGTTGCTTGTTCTGGAATTTCAGTAATTGACATATTAGCCATTCCATAGAATTCATTAAGAAGTTCTACTTTGGTAACATTCATAATAAAGTTAGGGACATCTCCAGTTAAAATACCTAAAGCTTTAATATATTCTCCCACTCCAAAAGTATCCTTACCATAAGATGCAAACATAGCTTTACTTATATTTGTCCAGAAGCCCATGATAACCTCTCTAGGAACGTTCATTATATTCCAACCAAGGGCTACTGCTGATGCAGCTGCGCGAACTGGGGCAATTACTTTATAAGCAGTCTGAACTTCAGGGGCCATGATACTATCATTATATATAGCACTTTTTACATACTTTCTGACAAACTCTTCAAAATTAGGAAGTTCTTTACCAGTTACATAAGATTGGAATTGTATAGAATAAAGAGCCCCTTTTATCGCAGGTATAACTTCCATATCAAAGACTTTCTGAGACTCCATAGCTATCGTAAAAGTATCAAGTATTGTCTCTAAGTCCATAGAAAAGTTTTTAATTCCCCCATTCTTCTCAATAATGTCTCTACGAACATTTGGGTTCTTCCTAGATTCAAATTCATTATAAACACCTTGGAACAAGTCAGAAATTTTTTTACGTTCTTCTATTTGTCCTTCCAAAGTATCTTTCATCTGAACTGCCTTATTTCTAATCTCATCATATCATGAACGAACAGAAGGGAAATTAATTCCTCCTTTTGGATCCCTAAATTTATCTAAGCCATTAGCTCTAAGTAGAGGGATAAAATAATCTTCTCTATTAAACTGCTCTTCTTTAACATCTCTTCAAGAATTTCATTTATACTTCTTCTTGTCGTAGGAATATTTATTTAATTCGTAAAGAGTATATTTGATAAAATCCCTTTGAGCTGGGGTTAAACTTGTAGAGGTTCATGGGTTTTTTAGGATATAATCATCATCTTCCAATTCATTATCACTATTTCTTCTAAATAAATTAAAGTAATTAGAAGAACTATCTCCAACAACTAGATGTCGTATTAATCCATAATCATTTCCTTTTTTGAGTTTGGCTACTTGTGCTCTATTTATTGCCTTATATTCAGAGAAGGTTTCTCTGATTTTTCCAAATGCAGCGTCCACAATAGTTCTAATTATCTGGACATTTTCACTAGGAATCAAGTCCATGGAAGCTCACATTGCTCCAGAATTCCACCCATACATTGAAATATCAGACTCACAAACCATCTCTCTATTCTGATAGATTGCTAAGGCTTTTTCAATTTGATCCATTAATGTAGTTTCTGGACAGATAACATTAATCTTTCCAGGATTCTCAAATAATGCTGGGAAACTATCTTTAAGCTGTTGTCTAATTACTTTTAATAGCTCTACCTTTGTAGAATCTATTAAATCAGAAGATGCAGTTTTTATTTTATCTAACCCAGATCTTTTTGTAAGAACTTCCTTTAAAAGATTAAACTTATCCCCATCTAAAAGATTACCCATTTTCGAAGGTTTGATATTTTCTCCTACCTGGGAAAGTTGCTTTGTAGAATCTATAAACTGATTAAACATGTACAGCACATTCACTAAGGGATCAACAAATCTATCTTTAGACAGATTATTATTAATTCCCAGGAATCTGGTTGCTATCTCCATGTTATTAATCATGTTAGCAGTAGTCATCATATATCCAACAGGGGCACCTAATTGTAGACATGCAATTGTTCCAAGTTTCTTACCACTTCCTTTTAATAGATCATTAGCAATTAGTAAAGATTTTACTATTTCTATATTACCAATAGTTTTTAAATTTCTATCTCCTACAACATTAGGAACATTTTCAAATAATTTGGCCTTCTTATTTGTAGAATCCCAAGGAATGTTTGGATTCAACGATAAACAATTTATAATGTCAATTCCAATAGGAGTTTCTATTAGAATCATATTATACTGTTTCGCAAGGTCTGAATTTATCACTTTTGCCCCAGAGCCCTTATACTTTAATAGAACTGCTGATAATTGGTTTATGATGTCTCCACTATTAGCTGCACTAGCAAATGAAGAAATGTCTTTATCACTTCTATTTAGGAATTCCCTTATATCACTAACTAAAGTTTCATATTGGTTATCAAATCTATTACCAGAACGTTCGACAATTTCCTGAGCAACTTTATCTATTACAGAATCCAAGTTTTCCTTAGAAATTCCTTTAATAGTCTTTCTCTCAAGTTTTACTCCAGTTTCACTTCATATATTATATGATAGATTATACTTGCCTTTATATACAGAATTCTCAGCATTTTTTCTTAGCTGTGTCTTTATATAATCAATATTAGCTTTTTTCTGACCTCTAGCTGATCCTTTTCCAAATAAGGATTCTATATTAGAAGCCATTGCCTCCAATTGCTTTGGATTTACTTCCAATCTTTGAATAGCTCTAGAAAATATTGGATCTAAGTTTGTATTAATATTACTATCTGTCTTTACGCTAGTTGAAAAAGATTTTAGAATTCCATTAGTAGCAGTCTTATCTTTTCCCAAAGTAATATTATATATATCAAGACCACTATCATTTACTGGAAGTCCTAATTTTCCCAGTAATCTTCAGTACATGGCTAATTGATATTTCGTCTTCAAAGTCTTTTCTGGTGCCCATTCAGAAATATCATTCCTTGAAACTTTTAAATCAATTATGTTAGGAACCCCATTAACAACTAGAATTGCATCCAGTTTACCCCTAATTTTCTTTTTTCCATTAACTTCAGAGTCTAAGTCAGCTGTTATACGTTGTTCTGCTAGCCAGGATACAGTGGGGGATTCTCCTCTATCTCTATACGTCCTTGTATAAACATCTTCAATGTCCTGCTTTGCCTTTACAACTCAGTTATAATAAGAGTCAAAGACTTGTTCAAGAGATGGGGAGGTTTCTGTACCTGCAATCAAATCCTGAATAACAGTAAGTGAATCAGGTACTTCATCATAATCCTCTCCATACTTTATCCTAAAAGTATCTAACAAATCGGTTACTGCGTTCCAGACCTTATCTTTGCGAGTTGCTGTTTCCACAGGATTTTTAATAATCATCTCAAAAATCTTGTGAATAATCTCTCCTCGTAACATAGTATCTAGATTATTTCTATTTTCCTCCTGAGCATCTAAATCAAATTGGGTTAGTGTCTCTTCATCAAGTGTGAATTCAGAATCTTTAATCTGTTCCTGAAAATACATAAACCACTCTTTAGCAGGTCTTAGTTTAGCATCTTCTCTTCATTCCGAGGGTAGAGTATTATCGAAATAAGTAGTTCTAATCAAGTCTATTGCTTCAACGTTATTTTCAGCTTCTCCTTTAAACATAGCATAAGCTCTAGCTATAGAAGTCTGAATAAGCACATTTAAATAGTTGTTAGTTATAAACTCAGGAAACAATCTCTTGTACTCTTCCCCTTTCAAAACTCTTATATCAGCCAGAGCAGTACTAAGAGATATAGCATCACTTCTTTTGCCATACTCCTCAGTATCCCAATCGTTTAATTTGGTTTGAGTAAGTAGCTCTTTTGTAGCTTCCCAGGATATTTGATTTGCAGCTCTAATTACATTAACTGTGCCACTATGAGTATCCTGTACATTTACATATAATTCACTTTCTTTAGTAACAGGGTTTATCATTTCCTCTATTACTACATTTGTATCTTTTAGATACTCTCGAGCATCAGCTTCAGTATCAAATACTTTAAACTCTTCTTTTCCTTTAATTTTAACTATACATGCCATTATAACTCACAACTAATGATATATAAACCTTTATCTATTAACTCTTGAATAAAAGTATCTACTTGTTCTTCTGTTTTGCCATATTTTTCAAATAATTCTGCTCTATTTCTTTCAAGAGTATTTACAAAAATATCTCCGTTTGTGGAGTCCAATATATCAGAACTTAATTGGTCTATTGTAGACTGAACTTGTTCTGAAACTTCTAAATTTTCTTGATTGATAACAATATCTTTTAAAGTTCTTCAGAAAACTTTTGGGTTTGCCACTTCTGATGGTTTTTCAACAGCCACATCATTCAAATACATGTAGTAATTAAGTGCTAATTTAAGCTGCCTATAGGTGTCGGAGGTAGCTGTAACCTTTCTCCTCATTCCTATTTGTAATGTTGGAACTACATTTCCGTTAATAGTTGCTGTATTTACTTTAGCTAATTCCTCCTGGTCATAATTAAAAAATATAGTATCAAAATTAGTAACTCCAAATAAATCATGTAGGATTATTCTTAAATCAGATGTACTTAATATTTGATCCTCATTTTCCACTACTTTTAGTGTCAGCAACAAATCTTTTAGCTCTTTATTCCCTTTAGTAAATGTGATGGTATTTATTTTTTCAATGGGGTCCAATGTATAATCCCCATTTACAAACTCATCTCCTTGCTTAACATATATACCAGAAGAAGTACGTATTATACTCCCTTCTGGAAGAACAGAGGTTAATTCCTGCCCATTTACAAGAGTATTACTAAATATAGGTTCCTGATTGTTTCAATATCTTAATTTCTTTTTATCAGAACTTTTATTACTATAAAAATCTATAGTTTCTGTAGTATCTGAAGTAACTCCAAATCATTTTCTAAATAAATCTTCAGAATCTTTAGGATCCACCTTGATGTATTTCCCATTAACTATATTATACCAAGCTTTTCCAGCCAACAAATAAGATTTTCCTGAATCACTAAGAGTGAATGGAGTATATAGTTTATTTATTCTACTAATATCTAAAGTCTCTTCAGTTCCAGTATTTAGATTTAAAACTTTTATTGTGTTTTTCTCATCTCTTGACTGAACTATATAATCCATTCCTTTAGATTTAACCAAATACCCAACAACTTTTTTTGTATCTGTTTTTAGGATATCCTTAACCTCTTCTGTAGTCATATTTGCTGCAGATTCATAAGGAATATATAGAGCAGCAACAAGTTCTGGAAGACGATTATTAGCTAGCCAAGTTAACTGTTTATAAATATCTTCTATTGAAGTATCCCCTTCTTTGGCGTATAATTTACTAATAATTTCAGAAACCCTTGAAGATCCCTCTTGCAATTCTAAATACGACTTATAAAGGATTTTAACTTTAGGTTCTTTATAAAAGAAGTTATTTCCTGTTAATAATAGAGCCCTTTGTTTAGTAAAGCCGTACCAATTTTTTGTATCCCCTCAACTTGGAATTACTAAAGCATTTCTTTGAAACTGATTAGCATCATATGACTCAAAATCATTTAGTGCCCAGTTTAATTCAGAATTTCCAACAAACTTATTTATAAACTCATCTTGAGATAGACTGGAGGTCAGTCCCCCAATATATAACTCTTGATTAGTCTTTTCATTAGATAGGGAATTCAATATAGTATCAAATAATGTGTACCTATCTACATTATCACCTTCAACTCAATATCCAACTGGAAGAGTTCCTCTGGTGATAAAGTTATAGATAAGTTCCCAATCTGAACCTTGTACAGACTCAGATTGGGGCTCATCATTCATTATTTTAAATATATTATCTCTAACTTTAATTTCAATACATGCCATACTAACATAATTTTATAGTTACAATACCTTTAGCAAAAGCACTTGATAATGCATTTCTATGTAATAATACTTGCATACCAAAGTTCTTAACAGATACAAATAAAGGTAAATATGTTGGATTCACAGCTCAAGATGGTCTTTTTGATCCCATAGAACCTATTAATGGATCGAATGAATCCTCATATATATCATACCCAGGAAGTTCTTTATTTCTTCCAAAAATATCTTTTAAATCTGGAATTTTATTTACTTCCTCTAAATTTGCATATGTTGAAACTGCTTTATCATATTTATTAACGTATCTAACCCATTTTGAAACAATACTATCTGGGTCTTCGATATTAAGATTCCCATCTAAAAGCATTGTAATGGAATTTCCTCCTGCTGCATGCTTATTTACTAATAAATCATAGATATACATCCATTCATATATAGAATGTCCATTTATAGTATCATTCTGAATACCATAAAAATTATTTTTTATAATCTCTATAGTATCTTCATACTGTGGATCTGATAAATTAACTCTGGACCCAATAAATGTGATTCTTTCTCCAAATAATGGATTATGAATAGAATTAGCTATAAGATTAGAAGCAAAACTGTTATTAGGATATCGTCTCTTTAACTCTGGAATAATAACCCTTTCTATATAGGGTTTCAGAGAAATTAACCCATCAAATGTATCTGTAGACAACACTATTGGAGTATCCGTTACAACCTCCTCAACAGAATTATTATTGTTGATTCTTTTCCAATATCTATTAGATTCATATTCAAATGGTTCACTTATAAAGAAGTCGAATATCTTTCTATCATTAACTAGTCTAAGAAGAGATCTTAACACAGTGTCATCAACCTGATAATCTCTTGAAAGATCTTTATAAGCGATTGTGTATGTATTATCAATATCCTTAGATAGTAATTGCATATTACGCTTAAACTGAATTGGAACTGAAAACATCTCCCTATAATGAGGAACTGAATTAATAATATCTAATAAATTAAAATTAATCTTAGATTGATCATAAATGCCAATTCACTCTTTAGCATACACTGGATCATTTAAAAATTTCTCAAAAGAAAAAGATCTTTTAGTTACAGCCTTTATAGTATTCTCAATCTTTAATTGGAATAAAAGAGGTGAACCAAATTCAACCTGAATTCCTCCATTAATTCCAAGAAGTTGACCTAGGCTAGTTAATTCCTCTGCTCCTGCAAATAATTTTTCAAGAACTTTTATTTTGGCAGAAAATTCTGAATTGTTTACAGGCTTACCTAAATATTCCCCATATAAAGTTTTTACTCTTGCTAGAGTTTTCTTTGTAGAGAGAATTTTGCTGATTTTACTTATGGAAGTTTCCTTATTAAAAAGATCTCCTCTACTAATAGTTATTAAAACATTAATTAAAGGGTCAGTAAAAATGGCAGCTGCCTGATCTAAATTCACCCCTAAAGATAAGCAAAATTCGTAAGCTGGCAAAATCTCAGGAGTAGCATTTAGTAAGTCCATTTTCATTTCCTTAGCATTATCCGTAGATGAACTGATAACACTAGAATTTATAGTTGTAGGAATGAAATCCCCTATTTTAGAACCTATAGGAACTAATTGTAGTTTTTTTGGACTTTCTCCTATAAAGAAAGAATGAATTTCTTTATCCCCAATAGTTTCTGATACTGTTTTTACATAAATTCCATCATTAAGATGAAGAGCTTCAGTTCTCTCATCTGTAACCTTAGTATCTATTGTCTCCCAGCCCTCAAATAAATTATAGAGATATTCATAAGATGCCAAATTTAGAGTTTGCCCTGGATAACCAAAACTTACAATATTTTTACTACCTGCTCTTCAATCTGCTGGCAAAGGTATTTGAATATAATTGGCAACATTATCCCCAGCTTCCTGTTTTAAATTATAGTAATAAGTTAAAGCATAAAAAGCTTTTTGAGCTACTGCAGAGATACCGATATCTTTTTTACCAACAGATGTAGTTTGATTAACAAAAATATCAGTTAAAGGATTAAGGTGATTTCTTTTAGCTGCTTCAAGGTTTCTATCTTTAACAGTATCATTAACTGGGTCCATGGTAGTAGGATCAGTAGATGCCATTAATGTTCTTGGATCTCTATAAATTCCTTTAATCGATTCTAGAATATAATTTTGCATTGCTTGGATCTGATCTGAATTAGAATTCTCTAATCCAGAGCGTGCAACTAACTCATCCTTAATTATTGAAAATGCCCTCTCAACTCTTCTTCCAATTTCTTTAGGATCTAACCTTCCCCATGCTCTAATAGTGTCCTCATCAGCTGCTATATTTACTCTAGCTAAGTTATTTATGTCAAGCAAGTACTCTTTGTTTAACCTAATATCAGTTGTATCCAGATAACCAGATATTTTTGAAATTAAATTTGGAAGTTCCTCAAAAGTATTATTTAAAATAATATTTCCAAGTTCTACATTTATTTCTAATTCTTCATTAGATAGATTTATTCCCAAATCAGAGGTAGAGTCAATAATTGTTAATTCTCCCTCTTTCATTTCCTTATATATTCCATTTCTATCCAAAGCTGCCATTATAGCATATGCCTTATCAATGTCATAGTCACTACCCTCTAAGAATACATTCATATTCGGAACCATAGTAACATTGTTGCCCCAAGGTAGATACCCTACAGTTTTTATAACCATAGCAAATGCAAGTGCTTGTGCAGGAATACGAGACATTACAGCATCATTAGACTTTAGCCATGAATCATATTGTTTTCTAGCTACCCTGTCAAATATCTGATCTACATTATCCGAATTAAGATTATATAAATGTTTTCTAGATAATGTACTGTCACTCCTATAAAAAACGAAAGGATTAGAATCTAAGATAGTATTAAGATCTTCCTCGTTAGTATAGATCATTTCTACTGTGATTTTGCCTTCAGTATATTTATATAACTTAGCATTATCAGGCCATTTGTATAGTTTATTTCCTAAAGCATCCAATCTGAAACCATCTTCATCTACAACTGGAATAGTTGATTTATATACACTAAGATCTAGCAATGAAGGATCTGTAATTACTGCAGTAGGTTTTCCATTAGAAGCATACATTAAGTAATTATATGGGACTACTATATTCTGAAATTTATCCTGAAGCTTTTCTTTAAAATAAGCTTCCTTCTTTTGTAAGATTTCAGATACATTCATTCCATCAATTCCAAAAGCATTTCTATAGTTATTAGTAGTTAATCGCTCTTCTTCCTTAATAACATATTCAAAGGTATCCATTGGGGTAACTCCTTCTGGAAGCTCTTTATTTATAATTTCAGTATTCTTTGAAACTATGGCATTAAGTACAACATCACTAAAATACTTTTGTAATGATTTCTTTAAATTAAATAATTCTTGGAAAGTGTAGGATTGTCCATTGTAATTAGTGGTATCATTTTTACCCATAGAGTCCAGGATATTAGAAATATCTGCAATTTGCTGCATGGTTTTAAAATGATACATACCAATAACCTCAGATCCATTAGTAATGAAAGCTTGTTTAGAACGTAAATTTCTAGGTAAATCAAGAGCTCTTACATAAGTAAATCCTTTAAGAATATTATCTCTTACAGCATTTAACTTATCCCAAGTATCAATAACTATTGGTTGACCACTTCTTGTTACAGGATTTACTAAGTAGTAGACATCTACAGGCATCACTTCATACGGAGATACTTTTTGGGCTTCTATGTAATCTTCTCTAATTGAAGATTTAGATTCATCTTCCCAAACTAAAGAACGTAAATAATCCTTGATGTTCATCTCTGAACCATCAGGAAGATATTTAATATCATCCTTAAAATAAGTAATTCCAGATTCATCTTCATATAACATACACATATTATGTGAAGGTACTAAAACGTCACCTCTACCTGACCATAATCTTGCTATGAACTTATTGAAATAAGAACCTACAGTAGTATGTAGTTTTCCAAGCATTTGGTGGTCACTATAAGGAGCTTTATATGGAGATGGTAATTTAGGGTTTAGATGCTGAATTTCTCTCATTAATTCATTAGCTAATCCCATAACATCCAATGTAGGGTCAGCAAAGATTCTTTCAATCTTTTTTCCAAATAAATTATCCAGTTTTTCTTGAGCTATACGTCTAGCATTTTCATCTACCATTGACATGGGATCTATAAAAGTTTTTTCCTTTAAAATAGAAACCATTTTACTAAGATTCTGATAGATGCGCTTAACTTTTTCTGGAACATAGTTATTCTCAGTAATAAATGATATTAACTGAGTAATCTCATGGATTTCTCCATCTTCTGCACTATGGTCAGGATCTAATTGAATACCAAAATTCTCAATATTCATTTTCACCGTATATCGCTTACTTAGATCCTTTTCAGCTACTCTAAGATCAACAACAGGTGTTTTTGCAGATTTTTGAGATGATGATGTTGGGAAATAATGAACAATAGCTTTTTTAGCATACTGATCAATATTGTTTTGAGAGTCTATACTATCAGTATTGTTAAGTCTGTTACCTAATCTATTCAATAATATAGTCATAGTGTCCATAGATTGCTCTCCATAAACCCCATTTTCATCACAGCTATACTCACCTCCCAAAATATCTTTCCATATAGAATATAGATTATTATTGGTAGATAATACATTAGTGACTCCAGTTACAGAATTGTACTTCTCATATTTTAGAGTATCGGAACTCTTGTCATAAGTAACATTAGAAATTAAATAAAGTACTCCATTTTCTTTTACAAAGATATCATCTAGCTCTGCAATTGTATTTCCATCATAATCAATAACTTCATTATCCTCATTGATGGAATATAAAGGATTTATTTTAACTCCTTCCAAAGATAATCTAACAAATATTAGAGGATCAATTCCTCCTACAACTGCAATATTATCATCGGAAAATTTTCTAAGTCATGCATTATCAATACTAAAGTCAGCTAATTTAGAAAGATACGCAAATCCTTTTTCAGGATCCAAAGAGTGCATCAGTAATTTTAAATCATTTCCTTTTGGCTTTACATCAGTTAATGATTGTTTAAGAAGATTATCACTAAATCTACATGAGAACATAGCACCATCAGCCACTTCTAGCGAAGTCCTAAACCCTTTTCCAGAAGATGCATTACCAGAATATGCAAACATTTCTGCAACATCATTTGCTATAGTCATAGTATTAATCTGATTAGATAATCCACTTAATACATTAGGCATACAAGAGTGCATAGTTGCAGTTAATGCAACCATACGTTTTACCATAGTTAAATGAGACCCAGAATCCATACTAATATAATCCTTACCCTTATTTTTATGAGATAGAGGCACTCCAACAGTATTAGCTAGAATATTTTCACTTAAAACATTTTTTATTAAGAAATAAGTATATAAAGGAGATTTCTTAGCACCCTCTGTTAAATTTCCATCAGTGGTTAGAAGATCTCTTACATTAATTGTAGTTTTATCATCTAACTTAATTGTAGGTAAAATTACAGATAATTGAGATAAGAACTCTTTATATATGGAATCAAAAGGTGCTTTTTGATTGAAAAGGTCAACAGAAGCCATCATATAAGGAGAAATCTTAGCTGTTCCTTTATTTAAAACATAATCATGGACCATTGCTATGTTTTTATTTGTTCCATATTGGTTATTGAACGCAAACAAAGCATCATTTATAGCATCTTCTCCAATGTTATTTTTCTGTAGATAAGCATTTATACTATTGGCTGCAGATATAAGATCTTCTAAAGAGTTCTCTTTAGCATTAGCCTTAATATCTATTGTAAGAGGAATATTGAAAAGTAATGCAAAATCTCTGATAGTATTTGTCAGATTTTGTGCATAGATATTTCTAAGCTCACTTAATACTTTAGATTCTATTTCAGAATTATTTTTTCCAAAATAGTTTTTAATAGCTGTTGAGCTAAATTCAAATAAAGGAATCCTAGGTTTATCTGAAGGAGTAATTGCCTGTATTCTTATAATAGAATCTGAGGAATTTTTCCAACTATTCCAAAAGTCTTCTATAAAAGCTAATTTAAAAGCTTCGGGATTACTTAAATTACCAACATCCTTAATTACTTCCTCTCCATTTATAGTAGTTCTTACAGTTGAACGGTAGATTGTTCTTAAAAATAAATTCTCTTCAGAATTCTTTTTATGCTTGAATAATATAGTTTGCTCAAATGGAGATACTGGGGCCTCTATTCCAGCTTTCTGATACTGTTGATTAACTTTCTCTTTTCTTAGTTTATTTCTATAAATCTGTTCCTGCACCGTTCCAGCAACACTTGATAATCCAATCATTGGGAGAGCTTTTCCTAAAACATTTTTAGAAGAGCCTTTAATTGAGTATGGATTATAAGCATTGATTTTGTTTAATACCACTAAGATTTTTCTAGCCCTTTTATCTTTGCCTTGATAATGCTGTAGGAAATCAGAAAAGTGTGTATCAACTGTTTGATTTTTAAAATCAACAATTTGTTGAATTGCTTCTTTAAATGCCCCAGCAGATGCCGCATCAATATCAACGGATTCTCCAAATATTTGTTGAGAGACACTACTTAAAGTATCTTCAGAAACATTTGCATCCAGGATATATTTACCACTATCAGTCCGAATAAAAATACCTTTGAATACTGGATTATCTAAGTCAAATAATCCAGAACTAACATAATCACTTAATTTTCCGTATGCAGTAGAATTCTCATCTATTGAAAGACTTAAAACATTAGCAGTTCCAGATAAATTATAGTCTATATATGTATTAGTTTTATATTTATCAAAGCTTTTTAAGAAAATATCCACAGGATTAAAACCTGTAAACTCTGTTAACTGTTTCTTGGAATTTTCATAAAAATCAGTGGCCTCTCCATCAGAATAAATCCATTTATCAAGAAAACTATGAAGAACATTCTGATAAAGCTCGGAATGAGCTCCAGTATTACTATATTTTCCTACTAAATAATCAATTAAAGAGTATGGATTTTCTAGATATCCTATATAGGCATCTTCAGGCATAGCATTAATTTCTTCAGAAATAGATGCAAAAAAAGTATTTCTATTTAAAGTTCTATTATTAAGCCTGTCTTCTACCTCTCCATCAGCATTAAACTTACATAATGGTGTTGCTTTTAGCATGATTTCAAGCATAGCGTTAAGCTCAGCTTCTTTATCATCAGTATCTTTCCAATCATTTCTAATATCATGCTTAACATTAAACTCATATAATCCAGAATCAGTATTATAATGAATTATGTCTTTAAACCAACTTTGAATAATAGTTGGCAGATGATTTATAATTAGGTAGTTAGCTAATAGATTTGGGCTCTTAAAATACTCTTCTTTTTTTAATTCTATAGTTAAGTAATTAACCAAAGGTGAAATAATATCATCCGTATAATTTGCGTATCTTTTTGTTGTCTTAATTAATGCCTTTAATGAATTATTTAATTCAGAATCACTTCTGACAAGATATCCTGGCCCGCTCAATATACGTTCTAATATAATATTTCTAACTAGTTTTTTAGTTTTATTGTATGCTATTCCATTTAAAAGTCCATCATTGGAAAAGAAGGACATTAAGTTTTCTAAGGCATTAGGCCCAGCTGTATTAGTTTCTTCTGCAAATAATTCATTTAGTCTGTTTTGTACAAATGAAACCTCCAGTCCATTTTGTCTGGAGATTTCATTTGCAACAGAACTAATTATTTGCTCCTGCGAAAGTTCCGCTGAGATACTATTTCGTATTCCCTGCAGTATTTCTCGTTCACAAAAATTCATAATTAATTAACATATTTTAATAACACCGTTATCTTCTAATATTACTTCTATTTGATCTAAACTTTGTTGTTCTGCATTTGATAAGTTAGGAATTTCAAATTTAGAACGTTCTCCATTTAGAATTTCAAATAATTGTGTTAATGCCATATTTCCAGTTTCAGGGGAATTCTCCTGTAGAATTTCAATTATTAAATTTATATTCTCGAGGACTTTTGGTTTTAACGTTGGTTTTTTGATTTCTGAAGTTTTATTTTGTTCTTTATTGCTTTTGTTTAAAGCCACTAAGGATTTATAGGTAATTACCCTCTGTTCCTCTGCTGGAGAAGCTTCTATAGTAGGACTCTCTATTTTAGGACTTTCAACCGTAGAAGATTCAGTTTCTATTGTTTGTGAAATTTCCTTAAAATCATCAGCAGTAAAAGTATCTACAACATGAGCATAAATCTGAGCTGGCTGAATTACTTTTGAATTAATATGGAAACTTGCTGCTTCTTGAATAGATAAGCTATCACCTTTGGCATGGATTGATAGACCATTATCTTTTAAAAGCTTTGGGAATACATGACCACTAAATACTTCCAAGAATTTCTTGTTAGCATATTTAATTCCATTGGTCTTTTCTATGATCTTACTCCATCCAATTCCCATAGAATCAGTTACATAAATATCCCTTAGATAATTCATAAAGGCCTCACTCTGCAATAAGTTCTTATCATCAGTAATAAAATAATTATTACTAATTTTAAATTTATCTCCATATAAGGCAATTCTACTTAAATACTCTAAAAGGGTTTCCTCAGTTTGCTGTGCTCCAGTTCATACAGAGTACGCATTTACTAAGTCTTCTTTATATTTACTTCAATGCTTTCTAACATTTTCAGCATCCCTTTCATTAAAGTATCTTTCATTATTTCCTCATTTAGTCTTTGGGTCAGAGATAATGGAACTTAGTCGTATTAACAATAATCCTAATTGATGTCCAATAGCAAGGTTATAGGCCCCTCTATTACGGCTTGTTGCTAGAATAGTATTTGTTTGAAGACCATTAAGAGTATAATCAAAATCCTTCTCAGATTCAATTACTTCATTATCATAAGTTAATACAGAAACAGTCCACTGGGTTTTATTAGCTAATAATTCTGCAATTTTACTCTTCTTGTCCTCAGGATTCAGAGAGTTGTCTTTAAGAACTACTAATATGCTTTCAAGTTGTTTATTTCTCTCAAGTATCTGATTTAAGTATAAAGTAGACCTAGTTTTTAAGTCTGCAGAAATATTTCGAGAAGTATCCCCAATATTTAAAGATACAAAAGAACAAAATCTTCCCTCTAAATCTGGAACAGATCGTGCTTTCCATTGTTTCTTTGGATCCTCTGTATTTAGTTTACTTCTATCTAATGATAGTAATTCAGTTATTGGCCCAAATTCCTCTGGGCTACTGTATAATCCACTTTGAACAGCTAAACTTTCAAAACTACTATAATTATTCTTTAAATTAGATAGAGCTTCCAAAATTTGGTTAACAGGAACAATAGACTCATCTCCCTTTGCAAAATAAAAAGCAGCAGTGGTTGAAGCAAAGTTATATGCATCCGTTTTTGAAGTTTCAGATACATTAAACTTTCCACCTTGATAAACTATATTAATATATCCAGGATCGTTAGTTTCCCTATTCTGAATAGCAATAGGATTAATAGCCCTTGAAAAAGTAATCTTAGAAGGATCAATAGAATAGTATTTTGGTTCAATTCTACCATTAACTGAAGATTTCGCTAACTCCCCTATAACTGAAGCTGCTTTTGATAATGCTAATCCCCCAGTTGTAGAAGTTTCAGGATTTTGAAACATTCCTAAAGTAATATCTACAGGCGTCCCTTCCACATTTACACTATATACAATTCATGGATGAACTCCATTTAGATACTTATCGTCTCTGAATTTATTTCCAAGATTATATAAGTCTTCTGTTCTATTATATTGAACTTTAATCCTAAATTCTCCAGATTTCAAGTGTTCAGGTAGTAATTTTTCATACATTCCTTTATTACTATGATCTGTAAGAATTTGATATAAAAGATTTCTCACTTTATAATATTCACCGAAGTCTATCCCTAATTGTTTAACATAGTCAGCAGTGAATTCTACACTTGGAATAAATCCAGGAGTAGCTTGAGCAATAGAAGTATTGACAGCAACCTTAACTGTTGGAATGGTAACTTTAGGAGCATCTTTTGCTTCATATGGAGCTATATCAAGTATTTCCATTCCATCAAGGACTTTCATTTTGAAATCCTTAAATGTTGCTATAGCTTCCTGGGTCAATCCGTTTACAATAGGTCTAAATTCAGACTTATCATTATGCTGTTCAACACTAGCTCTCCATACTTCTCCTCTTCCTTTAAGATTATCAAGAACAATAGGCTTTAAAGAAACAATTCCGTGTCTATGTCTAGTAAATATAGTATATAAATCCTTTAACTTACTTAGAGTTTCTAAAGTTAACTGAACATTTTCTTTTCCATTTTGGAAACTATTATCCACAATATTTAAGTCATAATCTGAAATAGTATAATCCCATTCCGATCCTTGGATTTCTCCTACATTAGAAGCAAAAGTTATCCCTGGATATTTACTACCGAAATTATCTTTAGATAGTTCCTTAACATTATCAGATAATACTAAGACTCTAGTCTTAGGATCCAAGTTATGTGAAGTAAAGAATTTTTCAATATACTCTTGAGTTAAAAGGGCTTCATCAAACTTAATTCCTTCTAGTTCAGTATCAGATTCATAGTAAATGAAATCAGATAAGTTATCAGTTCTTAACTCCTGAGAACCATAGGAATTAGCTTCAAATAATTTCTCAAAGTTTAAATTATTTCTTCTAGAAATATCAGTACTAGCTCGTTTGGATTCAGCTAATTGTAGAGTAGCATTTGCATAAATATAATCTATATTGTCAATACTTCCATGCTGTTTAGTATCTCCAAAATATGCAATGTCTATATTATACTTTGAGCATAATTCATCTAAGCTAATTAAATCTGCAGATGAAATATTAGTTGCTTCATCAACTATAATAATGCTATTTTCATACTTGTTTCTAAAAGTATCTACATTAGAAGAATCATTTAGTAATTCAGAAATTAAAGTAAATTCCGAATTTTCTGGAAGAACTTCAGATAAATTTTTTACTTGCTCTGCATTGTTTGCTGCAAATATACAATTTTTTTCTGGATTAACCGCCTTCAGTATTGAGTAAATTGAAGGGATTATTGCAGAAGTTTTACCTGTTCCTCCAGAACATGTTGATTTAATTGCATTATAGATAACTTTTGGAGTTCCAGGAGTAGAATTTCAAGTTTTAGCTACAGTATCAATCCAAAGTTTTGCATCCTCTTTATCTGCTCTTAAAAAGAACTTTAACACATGAGTGATTACTTCTTCTTGAGAATCAAATGGACATTTAGAATCGTTGGCTTTAACATATTCCTTATAAGCCTTATTTACTAAATCAGTATTTCCATATGAAGAATTCATTAAGTAAATAAAGAAATCCTGGTCTGCAAATGGGATTTTGTTATCTGTAGATATAATTGAAGTATCTGTATATAACTCTGTGCCTGAAGTTTTTAAGTTATCAACAATCCAATTAATTAATTCCAACTTACTTTCTGTATCCAAGCTTTTATATAAGCTAGAAAAACGTCTTTCAAAGTCAGATAACTGATTTCTATAATCAACCCCAACACTAATAAAAGCATCATCTCCCTTTAAATCGGAGATATCAGATAACGTAACAGAATATCCTGCAAATAAAGTATCTTTAACAAACTCTGGGGCATTTTCCCAGTTCATCATGGACTGAATACTTTGCAGTTTTGCATGACTTAGAGCAATAGCTAACTGCTTCTCTTGATTGATTACAGCTCCTCTATTTACCTTGTCTAATTCAATAAACTCATCTAATGTTCTATTAAGTTTTGCAATTTTTTCATTAATAAGGCCAATAATATTAGGATCTAATTGAAGCATTTCAATGTTTAATCCCTTTTCCTTAAATGCTTTATTGAGGAAATTATTTGCTCCAAATGGAGTTCCCATTAATAATGTTCTATAATTAACATCTGCTCCCATAGAAACAGACTTAAGAATATTTAATGCAGATTTTATATCCTCTATGGTAGAAGATAATTCTCCATCTAAAGTGTATTGATTTCCTAACTCCTTAGACCTTGTAGTTTCTCTATTAATAAAATCGTTGATCTTGATTTGTTTTGGATTAATACTTTCTAAAATCCCATCAACAATATTATTAACTCCATTAGTATCAATAGTTGGTAAAGCCTCAATTGATAATTCCTGTCCTAAATTTTCTGTATTAGCTAAAGCTGAAAGTACTACTTGTCTAGCCTTATTAATAGCATCAATACTACTAAATCTATTTATGATTGTTCGTTCACTATCAGTAAGCTGTCTCCAAATACTTTCAAAATCAGAACTTCCTTGTGCCTTATCCCTTGCGGATTGAAATAATTCTACATAATGATCAAATATGTTATTTGTAATTATTTCTCCTTGATTTTCAATAGCTGATTTTAACTCTTCTGACATACTGTCAAAAGTTAAAGATGGAATAGCTGTATCTCCCCAAAAATCAGGCATTGCAGAAGTCAATCCTAAAAGTCTATATGCAATATTAATACTTTGTCCTAGAGATAATTTAAGATCAACAAGCTTTCCCTGTAATTGAGAAGCTACCTTTGTCATGTCTAGTAAAACATCCTCTCCAGTAATAGTATCTGTTGAAGAGAGTTGCTTAGGCCAAACCTTTCCATTTTTTACAGTACTTTGCAGTATAGCAGCATTATAATTTTGAAATTCTAAAGCTAGATTTTGGAATTTAGTTTGAATACTTGGATTAGAAGCAATGTTCTTATAAACATTCCAAGCAGACATATAATTAAGCTCAGTTTTTCCAGAACTATCATTATTAGAAATAATTTCATTTACTTTTTCTTGTAGAGTTCTTGGAAGATCATCATAATCCTTTGCATATAAATTTTGAGCCCATGCATTCTTTGAAGTAGGAGTAAGACTGTCTAATATTTCCTTATTAGTCTCTAACATTAAGCGACCAATATAACTATCATCTTTTCCTTGAACTAGATTTCTAACTTGATCGATTTTAAGATTTAATATTTCTTGAAGAGTCCCAATTTGTTTATCAAGATCTGCTTCTGATGAATCCTCCATATTAGCAACTTTCTGACTTCTTAAGCCTTCAAGATCAGCATATAATTGAGAGATTTCATTGGTTCTATTAATATAATCGTTAAATAGAGAATCTTGCAAACCTTTCGAATTTATTCAAGCAGCTCGTAAACCTCTAATTAATTCAATATTTCCAAACTGCTCATAATCAATTTTTAAGTTATTATTAGATAAGAAAGAATCAAGATCAATTATAGCTTTCTTTAAGGAACCAAAAAGAACACTATTTTGAGACTCCTCAGAATTTGCAGCGACCACAGAATCGTTGAACGCAGATAAATTAGAGCTAATTAAAGGAGTTTTTTGAAGTTTATCAATCTCAGAAAGAATTAAATCCTTTTTCCCTTGAGAAACATATGTTACTAATTCCTTGGAGATTTCACTATTGTTTCCTAGCATCTGCCTCCAATTTTTATATGCTGCTTTATCAAATATAAAACGATCACTTAATTTAAATATAGCTCCACCAAGAGCACCACCAAAGAAAGCTGTTCCATAACGTGACAAAGGATCACTAGCTAAATATGTATAATCATGGTCATATTCCTTACCTGTAAAAACGGATTTAAGATCATTCCATCCTTTACCTATTTGGAAAGCAATATCCTGTGCTCCTTCTTCAGCAACCTCCTCAAGGCCCTCATTTAATGCTCCTGCAGCAATTCCAAAACGGCCAGATTTTACATCATAGACATGATTTTTAAGAAATGTAGAAATACTATTACCCCACTTTTTAAAGAGATTTTTCTTAGCTTCTCCTGTTGCATTTTCAACTAATTCTTTAGACATTACTTTAGCATTATTTCTTAAGTAATTGTCTACTAATAGCTTTATATCCCTCTTTAACTCATAGTCAGGAGTATTATATAGCATACCGCTAAAATAGTCAGTTTGAAATAATGCTCCTATACCTATATAAGTTCCTAAAGAAATCATGGATGATGTTTGAGTATCAAATCCATAACTGCGTGCAAGGTTGTAAGTATCTTCAGTAGAAGTAGCTATTAAATAAGCACGGCTAATTGCTGTACTTACTTTAGTTGCATTATTGATAACTTTTTCTGCATTCCTATATATAGGACTAGCCTTAACTAAAGCATTCAATACTTCAGGATTACTTTTTAAGTATGCGATTCTTTCAGAATCTCCTGATAACAATGTTGTTAAAGTAGCTGTTTCTGCAGATTTTTCTGCTTTCTTTAGCATTCCCAATCTTTTTGGGATTTCAGCAATTAATCTTTGTTGTCTTAATTGCATAAATGAATCTACTGCTAGATCCATAATATTTTCAAAACTAAAGAAATGGTCTTGAGCATAATCGGAGGTAGACCTTCCAAATTTTCTCATATTATTATCCCACCTATTTAAAGTATCAAACTGTACATCTTCCGAAAAGAAAGAGGTAAAGGTCTTTAATATTTGGGGCATTACTCTAGTAAGATTTACTGCTGCTGAAGTATATGCAATAGTGGGACCTACATATGGAATTAATAAAGAACCTCCAATAACTGCAGCACGTAAAATTGTTCTTGGGATATTTGAATCAAGACTGTCAGAATCAAAGATGTCAATTTTGTTCCATGCACTATTATCATCTGTAAGAACCTCAGACCAAGTAACAAATTGCTTGTTTAAGTTTTCTTTATTTCCTGCCTTTTCAGCGTAGAAGTTACCAAATTCATCAGTTTTCCATTCTCCAGCTTTATGCAGAACTTTTTGCTTGGTCATTGGATCTATATGTTCCCCATCCTCATCCCATGTAGCATATACTAGGCCTTCTTCATTTAATAATCCAAATGCACCTAACTCATTTAATGTCTTTGAGGACCATGTATTCGTTTCTGGATCAAAATACTGATTAGTTTGTGCTGCTTCCCTATTACTAATAGTTGGGTCAGACCATTTATTCCATACCGTTAAACCTCTGGATTGCTTTAATGGATTTGGAGTAATTGAAGCAATAATATGTTGATCTTTTACTTTACCAAAGTTAGTAGTAAAATTGGAACTTGATTTTTCATAACTATCTAATACAAAGTTCTCAGAATCAATTGCACTTAAGTATTCAAACTCCTTTGATATCGCAGTATAAAATTTGTTGAAGGTATCCTCATCAAAATCTCCATTATCCTTTGTAAACCTTTCTTTAACCTTAGTTTTATTTTTATAAAACTCTGGAGTTTCCATTTTTGAATTTAATGGAGTAATTCCTTCAGTTAAAAGAAAAGCTGGGTCTTTGTCATCATTTAATAATCTTGACGCAAACCAATCATTTGTTTTCGCATTATTTTCCATATTCTAGTCTAAATCTCCAGCAGTTGTTCCCGCTAAATTTCTATTATATAAACCTGTTCCATAATCATATCCTCCTCCCAATCTAACTGCATCTTGTCTTGCTTTTATTACATCAGTGTTTGGTTTAGGCATGTATGCAGCACCTCCTGCGACTAATACCTCATTTTGATTATCTTGCATTGGGATAAATAACATACCCTGATAAGATTTTCCAAACCATCCTGCAGTTAAATCAACCTTAGATTTATTCTTATTATTTGGATTAAGATTATATGCACTTCCTAAATTTTCAATAACTGAATCATCTACAGGACTCAGCATAGACGAATATTTCAAATCCTTATTCTTAAAGGAATTAGCAGCAGTTGAAGTGTAAGCGACTTGAGTTCAATATCTTCCAAGAGTTTCATTTACAGGAACTCCTACATCTAAAGCCTCATTATAAGTAAACCCATTGTCCTCCCAGATCTTTTTCTTAGCTTCAGTGTTAGTAATTCTACTTTTTATAATCTGATCTTGAATTTCACTCATTTGCTTCATCATACTAAGATCTAGTTCTCCATCCTGCTTAATTGGAAGATACATTACTGTTCCTCCACGGGTGTTATCAACAATTATGTCTTTTCCAGCAAATGCCATGTTATCTATAGGTAAATCTCCAATATAAGAAGTTCTTCTTGTATCAATAAGTCCTTTAGAAATTAAATTATTGAATGACTCATCCCCTAAAGTTACATTATCAATAGCAGTATTTTCTTTACCTTCAATAAAATTATAGTGTTTAGCTGGAACATTGAAACTAACGTTGCCCCCTGGCATTACTATATTCGTATTTCTGTATGATCCTCCATCTTTAGTTACAAAGTCTCCCCAAACTTCTTTTATTTGTGAACCTGCAGAATCACCGCTTCCAGAACCACTACCTTTAGTTGGATCTTTAATAGCATTAACTTTAATAGAAGTATCTGTATGTTCAAATAAAGCTTCTTTTAAAATACGTGTAACATCATTCACATCACTTGGATTTAAACCTTCTGCAGCTGTTGTAGCACGTAACACATTTTTTGCATTAGTGTTTAAGTTTTTATATAAATAAATTATTGCAGAATTGATATCTTGGGCGGCTTTTGAATCAGAAGTTTCTATTTCATAAAGTCCATCAGGGCCTAAACTCATCAATGCTTCCAATCCTCTTTGAACCTGACCTCCAGCCTTAACTGTGTATCCTTTTTGAGTACTTGTTCCAAACTTTTTAATTGCACCTATTATTTGTTCCATAATAGACTTCATCCCTATTGAATTTGATAAATCATGTAGAATTGATTCATCAAATTTTAACTCAGGATCCCTCTCTCTTAAATGTATTAGTTCTGCATTAGTTAAAACTTGATACTCTTCTGGATTCTTACTATAATCTGTTGGAGTAACCTTTTTTACCGATTCTCCGTCATATACATATAAATTCCCATCATTAGAAATAGCAACATCGGAACCAGTATTTTCTACTTTAATTCTATCTGTTGCATTTTTATATAGTGCATTATTATGTTGTAATCTATTTGCTAATGATCTGAGTCTGATTAATTGACTCATTGTGTTTGTTTTTTTCCCAGAGAAGATATTAGTTGAATCTTGCAAGAAAGATTGTGCTTGGCTTAGAAAATAATCAACATCAGTAGGAATTCCATTCTCTCCTAATACTTTAATGATCTCTTGTTCTATTAGTTTATCGTCTTTCTTTTCAGAAGAAGGAGAAGTCGCAGGTTCTCCCTGCGACTGTCCCATTACTTCTCTTGAAATTGGAGTATATGAAGCTCCATATTGATATTTTTGAATTTTCATTACGAAAGCATTTTTAATAATAATTTTATTAAATTATCATCCATTTTCTGAACAGCTTTTCTATAATCTTTTGCTTTATCTAAGATTGCCTGCTCATCAAAATTACGATATCGCTGAGTTTTAGTTATAGTTCCTCCTTTTTTCTTAATTACAGGAATTGTTCTATAAAAAGAAGGATTTCTATAGTAATTTCCTATTGTACTTTGAGGCATGTCAATAGTTCTACGTCTTCCAGTGAATCTACTACGACTATTCAAATAACTATTTAACTGAGATCTCATCATCATGTCATTTTGAAGATTTTGAATAGAACCAGAGTAATATTTCTCTAAGAATTTTTGACGTCCTGCTTCAGAGTCACCATAATCAGACTGCCAGTTTGGATTAGTAAGTTGCTCATTCTCCCAAGCCTTTTGAGCTTCTGCAGAATTAAATAACTCTAAATACGTTTTTAGAGCATTCTGTTGTAAAGCAGTGTTATCTCTAACTGTAGTAGCTAATTGCTCATCCTGCTGATCTCTTACTAAATCCATTCTCTTTTGATCAATGAAAGGATTTATAATCTGGTTCCAAGCTGTAAATTGTTTAGCTGCTTTGTTTTGAGCTAACATATTTTCCATTTGGCCAAGAACTGCCTTATTGTAATCTGCTATTTGAGTGCGTTGATTAGCATATTCTCTTCTTGCAGCAAGGTCCTTATCATTAAATTCACTAATAATTTGAGATAATCTAATATCTCTTTCATTAGCCAATTGATCAGCTTGTTGATCCCTCATAAGCCTTTCAGCCATTACTTGATTAGGATCACTTGTGACAGTTTTAAACTGACGAATATCCTTTATTCTATCCCCATACATACGAGCAATTCCCATATCTGTATATGGAGCATAGATTTCTGTTGGCATAGATCTTAATTGCCCTTGAGCTGCTGCTCTGATTCCTCTTGCTAACTCACGTCTCTGACGAGCATTTGAGATTAATCCCCCTGCTAATGAACCTAAATCTAATAAATTTTTAGGATTAAACGAAAAGCCTCTTCCATCAGAAGCACTTCCAGTAGAAACTACGTTATTAGATGCAGTGTTATTAGAAGATTCAGGCTTTGATACCTCCTCTTTAAGACTGAAGGTACTAATATTTCTATATGGATTTTTTAAATCTAAATAGGCATTTTCTCTCTGAGTCCTATTATACTGAACATTAAGAGGGACTTGATTTTCTATTGGTTTGAACTGATTCCTTCCTAAGAAAAGTTGAGGAGATGAAGAAGTTTTAAACATCGTTTTTGGATCAATTCCTGTTATTTTCTCTGCCATTAATCTCTGTCATGCCTCTTTTTGTGCTTGCCATGGTGTGATTACTCCTGTTTCCCATGCTGATACTATAACAGGCTCTGCATTAAAAGAACCATAAGCTCCTTGATTATCCATAGATTTACCAAAGAATTTTGATCCACCTTGAGCTTTAAGAATTTTGCCCCCTTTTTTATATAACTTTTGAGGTTTATAAACTAGCCCTCCTCTATTAGGTAGTTCTTCCCATACTCCTGCAAATTTTGGAAGTAATAGTCTAGATTTTGGAGGGATAAATGTAGGAGTTTTAGTAAACACAGGAGAACGATAGAACCAGTCTCCTCCATGATTAGAATTCCAACGTAATTGTTCTGGTAACACCCAACCTTTACTCTGTACCTCTTTTGCAATATTAGGATTCTCCCCAATAAGTCTGCCTAGTGTTCTTAATTTAGATGTATTTCCATTAAGTTCAGATAATTTAAAATCTTTAGGTAAACTTCTGTTGGACATTCTTCATCTAAAATTCTTGCTGAAAGGATTATAACTTCCAGAAAAGGTATTAGAATTTATATCTTCTATTACACCTTTTGCCTTATTAGTCAGCTTTCCTAATTTCCCAGTAGATTCGGTCTCAGTTTTAGTAACTTTAGGAGCCTTGCCCTTATATTCTGTCATTAACCTACCTTGAACCTCATTCTTGATTCCCTTAATAGCAAATAATCCTGTGCTTAGAGATTTTCAATCATCTAAAGTTCCATTGCCAGAAGCAATATTAGTAACAGCTTTAGCAGCATTGTAAGCTCCTGCACTTAATAAAACAGGTTTAAGAAGCTTAGCTGATTTTTTAACTACCTTAGCTAGCTTTGCTGTTTTACCTGCAATCCCGATTCCAGGAAGAAGTGATACAGTATCTAACCCAAGACCAAGAAATAAATTGCCAACATCCCATACATCAAAGCCATCACGACTAACATCTGATCCAAATTGGGCTAACGTAGAGGCATATCCAAGTCCTCCAGCAATAGGGTTTCCTCCAGTAGGAATTGCCGCAATTAGAGAAGCAACATCACCAGCAATACTAGCAATCTGTAATTTATCAGCTTTAGTTAAATCTCCACTGGCAACTTCAGCATTACTAGCAGCCTTTGAGGAATCTCCAACTTTATTTGCCTTTATAGAACTATCAATGTTCTTGTTTTCTACCTTTCCATAGTTAATTCTACCTCCAGATTGGTGCTTAGGAATAAAGATATTCTGAGGAGTTCTGTTCCATGGCTGACCATTTACTTCTGGAGTTTTAGTTGTATATGCTCTTCTAATTAATGAAGATATTCCTCCAAATAATGAGAAATAATCAATTGCTTTGCCCCATCCAGTTTGACCTCTATAGTTTGGTCTATTAGATTGCAACTCATCAACCAAATCTCTATTAAGTGATCCTCCAAAGACATTATTAAATAACTGTGCATTTTCTGGTATCAATCCTTGAGAAACTAATTCATCAACTTCTTGAGGAGCTAGCTTATAAGGTTGATTCATTCCTTCTTTAAAGAACCAAACATCTTTATTGTTATATGGATTCCTATATAAAGTAATTGAATTTCCATCATTATCTGATACAACAGATTCATAATATCCAGGAGCTCTTTCAGAATATTCTTTGATATAGTTTTGAATAGGTTCATAATTAGAACTTATTCCAGACAAAGGATCCAATTTAGTAGTTTCTCCAGTTTTAGTATTATATTGGATTCTATTAATCCCTTCTGGAGTTACAAACCCATGAATATCTCTGGCAGAATCCTTATTATAATATTCAAATATTAAATTGTCGGGATCTTCTGGATTTCTTACAGTTCTAAATCTTATGTTAGATTTATCATCACGTAATCCAGGGATAAAGAACTTAGAGGAATCATAAGTTGTAAAAGGATCTGAACTATTACCCCAAACACCTATATTTTCAGTTCCATAATTATTATTTGTATTGTTATATCTCCATGCTGCCAAATTCTTATAGAATACAGAATTAGTGTCTTCAGCAACAGATTTAGGAACTAATCTATTATTATACCAAAACCATCCTTTTAAAGGTTCATATTCATGGTGAGAGTCTAACCAGTTATCATTAATGTAAAGATTTCCAGAACCAAATAAACTACTTGCATCAACACCTTCCCCTAAAGAATATGTACCATCAGCGTTCATTTTTAGATTCAGATCTTTAAGATATGTATTCTTAGGATCTAATTCTGCTTTTGTATATGCTTCTTCAATAACAGCATCTTCAGATTTTACTTTTGAAGTGTTAGTTTTATCAAGAATACCTAATTTAGATAATGTATTAATATCACTATCTGTAATACTTCCATCTTTAATTCTCTGATATAAACCATCCCAATCTGTGTATTCTTTAACGAACCTTGAATACACATCTTTAGTTTGATTATTATACCCTTTTCAGTCTACAATATTTTCTTCTTTTTCAAGATTTCTTAAAAAGTCTAATCTATCAAAAATGCTTGTATTATCAGTGTCAGTATTATATATTCTTCTCCCGTTATCATCAAGTACTAAGTTTCCATCCTTATCTCTTTTATATGAAAGAAATAATTTTCTAGAAACATCGACACTTTTATTTTTATTCGCTTGTGGAGTAACTTGGTTATAATTAAACTCACGTAAAGCGTTTGTTGCACTTTTAACTTGATTTACTCTTCCATTAAAAATACTATCTAATGCTTCTCCAGTTTTTGAGGTACGTCTTGCAGCACGTCTTCTTTGGCGGTCATTTATGTTGTCAAACGTTACATCTCCTCTTAACTCGTTAGTATTAGAATCATATGATAAATCGGCACCAGATCTAAGAGCATTAACAATAGCTCCATAATCAGCTCTAGCTCTATCATCTGTGATTGAACTACCGTGTGCCGTCATAGCCTGTAGAAAGTCGTCGTCAACTTGATATGTCACACCATCCTTAGTAAAGTTGCCGTATTTTTTTACAGCTCCTCCACCCTGGAGTTTTTGTATATTTACCTGTGCCATTTTATCAATGTATTATACTTAAAAAGGGAGATTGACTACTTACAATCTCCCTTCTATCTCTATTAATCATTAGTTAGATTTATTTCTTTTTAATGATATTTAAGTCTCCGCCTTTCTCTTTCTTTCCACATTTCTTACGTCCAGCGATTTTTCCGCCTTTCTTAAAGACGGGTTCTCCTTCTGGAGCTTGTCCTACTGGAGCTTGTCCGCCTCCCATAGCTTGCTGAATTAAGGCAACAAAGCCTTCACATACTTGCATAGCCATCTGGCAGTCCTGTCCCTGTAAAGCTTGCATAGCCATTTCTGCTAACATCTGAATAGGATCTTGCTCACTACCTGCAGGAGCACCAGCGGGAGCAGCTGTAGGAGCAGCTCCACCTTCTTGGAATTTCTTAATATAAGCCATATTACTTATTGTTATTTTATTAATATAATTTAGTTTTTACTCTTTATAAGACATATTGTCATATACTCTTTTTACTTCCCAAAATTACATATATTATTTAAATAATCCAAATAATTTAAATTTAATTTGGAGATTTTACATATTCTGGTTCACGGCTATCCTGTTTAGATAATATTCCAAACATGTATTTGCCCAACTTCTTATAGTCTGCGTCTTTTTTAGATTTACTAGCTTTCTTAGCTTTACGGATTAGTTCTCGTGTCTCTTTTCTACTAACAATGCGCTCTCCTCCAACTAAGTCCATTTGAGGTTTTCCATCAGATCCAAGAATATACATTTTATCAATATCCTCTTCACTAATATCCTCTTCATCATCCTCAAAATCTAAGTCATCTCCAATCTGAATACCAGAATTAGCATTAACTTCAAGTACATACTTAGTTCTCCCATCTTCTTCATCAGGAGTAGAGGTAATTAAGTCAGAACTGTGAGCTTTACCTAATACAACATTATAAACTTCATCATCTTGATCTATGAAGACTAGATCAATATCGAATTCCATTTCCTCTGTATTAAATACAACCTGACCCTGATCTTCAGGCATAACAAATAGCATACCTTCATCATCATCCATAGATTCTACATTAGAGAGACCTTGAGTTCTTTCCTCTTCTGTTTCTGCAATTAAGACTTTATATTTCTTATCTGCTATTTCAATTATTGTTTCTTTCATATATTATAATCCTGGTTTAAAGTCCTGGTAATTACGTTTTCAACTTTTATCATAAGGCCCTCTAAAGTAACCTTTATAAAATTTATCTGAGTAGTCAATATAAGTATTTAAAGTAAATGGTTTGCCTCCTAAAATTTTACCTATTTCATAATTAGATCATTTTGTAGGTAATATTCGGGATAATATTCTAGCTGTACTATTATTTTTATCTTTAAATGGCTGTAAGTCTCAAGTATTTCTCATATGGTATCTACCATATCTTTCAATTCCGTCAATTGCAGTAAAAGTATCATTTGCTTTAGATGAAACTATAGTTGAATAGTTTTTTAATTCTTGCGGTGATAAATACCTATAACGAAAATATGGATGTCTGTTAGGTAATAAGCTATTTCTTGATATATTCTTTAATGTACTATTACTTAATTTATTTATTCCAACATTTTGATCAACCCCTCCAAATGCTCCAGTTATAAAATCTCGTTTAATACCATCTTCAAATGACTTAATTTGAAAATCAGTAGGTAACTTTGGATTTTCTGGCTTCAATAAAGATTTTAAATAAGACATATTATAAGAAACAGATCCGTCATGATTAGGAATAAAAACAGGATACTTAGATTCTATACCAAGATATTTTCTTCATGCTTCATCCCTTCCTATTTTTGCAATGTGAATCTTAGATTCCTCAGTAGCATTTTTAGCGCTCACAAAATTACCTAATTCATCAGAGAGTGTATATTTTGGATTTAAATCTATTTTATTAAGAATAAAATCTTTAAATCATGGTAATATTTCCTTTTTATGAGCTGAAAATTTATAACTAGCTGGAGAAATATTATTATAAGTATAAATATTTCTATTTCCTACTCTAGTTATTAATCCTTTTCCAATACGTTTAGTAAGAGATGTACTTCCAATTACATCTAAAGTATCACCCATTCCTGATAAAATAGCATCTTTATAATTTCCTGCAACAAGTTCTCTTTTGGTCTTTTGTCATCCATTATCGCTAAAGAAATTTCTAGCTCCATCAACAGTTAATCCAATATCAATTCCAGTTTTGACCCACTTTGGTAATTGACTATATATTCAAGATACGCTTGGAGCTGCTAAAGCTCCTGCTCCAATTATTGCTGGAGCATACATAGCTGTATTTAATCCTTCATACCCTCTTCTCTGTCTAGCAGCATCCTCTCCTATCTTTCCTAACAATTCTCTAGCTTCTTCATTTCCACTATTTGCAGAAGATGTTAATGTAGAAATGTATTCTCTATATTTGTTAGGATTAGTTTCTTTTAAATCATTAATTCTTGTTTCTAAAGGTGTAGTTAGTTTTGGAGGAGTATACAGCTCTGGATTTCTATTAATATTATCCAGAGCTGTAACAACTTGTGATCTTATATCTAATGGCATATTACTCTATACTTTTAATTAAACCACTTCTATCATCTGTATTCTTTAGTAACTCAAAACAAATTAGTTTACCTGCTTCTATAGCTATATCCTCAGATGAATCATCTTGATATTGCTTATACAATCTTTCTAATTCATCAGTAAACTCTTTACGAAAGATAACTTCTTCTTTCTCAATTTCTGCTTGTTGAATTACTCCTCCTTCTCCTTGAGCAACAACAGGAATTCCTTTACGAGTGATTTGCCCTTCTAATTCAGGATTTACTTTTTCTAGATTATGTTTTCTAGCATGTAAGGCACCTTCTGGTATTAGATTCATTTTTCCTCCAAGTTGAAACTTCTGAGGATCTTCTGTAGGTTTAACTTTTCAGGAATTAATAAGACTTCTAGCCGTATCTAATTCTGGAAATTTCATTCCTTTTTTAGATAATAGTAATTGTGGAGTGTATCCAGCATATTTATTTTGATTTTGTGATAAATAAGTATCACCAGCACTATTAGATTTTCTAAGTTTACTTTCTAAACTAATATCAGTTATTAGATTATTAACTCTATTTTGCTCTCTAATAAACTTATTAGCTTTACCAGTTCCTAACATTCTCTTACCACTTAATGATTGAGCGGCATTAATATCTGCAACTGATCCTCCATAGGCATTTGTCATTTGATCAATTTCTGCAGATTTATAAGACTTCGCAGTTCTACCTCCAAACATACCCACAAGCATGGATACACCAGGAAGACTATTAATAAAACCTTGAGTGGCAGCTTTACCACCAATACCTGCTCTTTTTGCAGCATCCGCATCAATATTATCTAAATTTAGACCTGTTGCAGAACCAATTGCATCTACTACTCCAGAAGCAGCTCCGATAATAGCTCCAATAGGGCCCGCAGAGCTAATTGCACTGCGGATGCCCTCTCTTGTTGAAGCTTGTTCTTGAGTTAATCCTGAAGTAGATAATCCTCCAAGCACGGAACTTGCTGCCCCTAAACCTGCTTGTAATCCTCCAGACATTCCCATTTTATTACTAGTAAATACAAGATTATCTATACTCTTGGCATTTTTTTGAGCTGCTTTAGTAAATTCTTTAGATGGTCCTGGAGCCCTTAGTTTCATTTTATTCCTATCATCTAAGAGGCTTTTGGGAGCTTCAAAAGGGTGAAATCCTGTACGTATAATTGAGTCTGGTGACGCTTTTACTATTTTATTATGCATAGCTTAACCGTAATAATGATTGAATAGCATTAATTACTACTAGTTTCTCACCAGTATATTTAATCCTAATTTTAATCCATTTGTCTCTGATTCGTGTACTTTTTAATCCAGTAGAACTGTCAGTACCTACAATTCTATCTTTATAATATATAGGAGTAATTGTAGTAAACCATCGATCTTCTTTGTATTCAATATTACCAAGTCTTCTGCCATAAGTTTTTATATTTTTAATTGGCTGTTTAACTTTTAATATATACTGATTCAAAACATGGTCTTTCTCAATTTCTACCTGTTGCTTATCAAAAATTTGAGAGTATTTGCCGTCCTTTGCAGTTGCCTTTTCTAAATCTAATTTCTTCTTAGCATACCCTACACTATCAAAATTTCCATCAATATTCCAAAATTTATCTGAATTAGCATGCTCTGATTTATAAAGACCTGCCTTATTAAAATCATATACATCTCCAATAATTTCAAATTCCAAAGTTTCTGGTTCTACATTATTAGAAATCATAACAAGATTATCAAAGATCTTATGCACTCCAGCTGGAGTATTTACAACAAATTCAAACTCAAAAGGCTCTTGTTTATTGTACCATTTAGTTGGAAGTATATTATTAGTTTGATTTAAATCTAAATAATCTAATTCATCAAATATTCCAGCACGGCCATGTACATAAAACCCATTTTGTAGTAGTTTATCATACATTTGTGCATCTTTATCTGAAAGGTTCCTTCTATTTTTGACAATGACTATAGAATCGTAAAAAGAGTTTGCACTTATAGCTTTATTCTCATCTTCATCTGTTACTGTAATCTCAGATACTATTTTAACATCTATTTTAATATAGCAACGATTCCTAAAAATATCTTTATTTAATTGTAATACATTTGTTTGAGAGTTGTTACTTATTCCTTTAGCAACTCATGTATTATTGTCATTAACAATAACGCTATTAAATTCATCAGTGTCATTATGTTTAGTTCACTTCTCAAATACCTCCCTTGAGTCTTTAATGTATGAAGTCGTTATACTTCTTAATTGTAGTTTAAATTTATCAGAAAGGTTATAACCCATATATGATATGTCCCCTTCATAATCTAAGGTTTCATCATTTCATACATTTCCACATTCGGAGAAGTTTAATGGTTTTGAGTTTGGAATATTGTGGTTATTTATACGTAATCCTTTATTAGTATTTTGATTATTCCATAGTATGCCTAATAAACTAGCTCTATTTTGATCCAATGAATAAAATATATTATCTATATTTTCTGAATATAATGGTGTTCAAGAATATTTAGTAACTCAAGTTCCCATTCTTTCATTAAAACAAAGATTCCATATTCTATTTTTATTGTAGAATGTAAACATTACATCTCCCTTATAATTATTATAATGTGTTTTTACATTCCTTGCTGCTATTATTGGGTATTTATCTAATTCAGATAATTCTATACTATCATTTAAAAATCTTTGGACTTTTATATCTGATATTAATACAAAACCATCCTTTTCGTTAAAACGCCATATCTTTTTAGCATATGTATCAACCCCATAAATACCATTAGGTGTACGAATAATCGATTCTTGTCAAATACTGCCATAATCTGGAGATATTGGAGTAACCTGATTTTGTAGTACCCCAGCTCCATACATGTGGATTGCTTGTCCTGTATTAGTAGATATTAGAGCCTTTTCATTAATAGGAATAATTGCACATCCATGTTCAAATACACAGAATAGATTAACTCCTAAGGGAATTAATTTAACAATTGCCCCATATTGCCTTTCTATATCTTTGTAAGCTAACCCTTGAAATATACGATATGCATTTTTAAAATCATCATCGATTTGCACATCACTAAACATAATTCTATTATCAAATATATCCTTTACGTATGGAACATCTGGAGCTGTAAAATATTTTTTAAATGGCAATGTAACACTATAGCCAGCATTTAAAAGCCACGATTCTTCTACTTTTCCTGACGGAGCAGTTAATAGGCCAGATAAAGGGTAAAAACTTCTTGGATTGCCCATTAGAGCCATCTCTTCAACATTCTGCCTATTTTCTGCTCTTAACCCTAAATTATAATTAGATAAACATTTATATGTTACCCATGTTCCAATTGGTACACTATTAATATCTGCTCTATTGATATCTTTTCATTCATCAGCTGTAGTTTCTTTATATCCTTTATATCCATCTTTTCAAGTATTAGGATTTACAATTATTTGATTTGTAGGAACTTCTGAATCTATAAAATTTGTATGTATTCTAATTGTTACAGTATTTGTGTAACAGTCTCCTCTATATATATCTGGAAATGTTATATATTTTTTATCTATAGTAGTTTCGAAATCATCTAATAATTCATATCTATTTGATATGCTCATAAAAGGAGATAGATCATTACCTCTAATTTCAAAATATTTATCAAAATATACTGAGGAATAATTACTAATTTTTATAGAATATATAGAGGAATCATTAAGTATACTTTGTGTTCCAATAAAAGGACAAAAAACCCCTCGGATTATATTTTTATAGTCTTTAGAATAATCTTTCTGCCCTATGAATCCAAATTGTTTAGTGTCTTCTGCTGATCCTACTCTTGTTGAAAATCCATATTTATTAACATATTTTAGTGGTATATCACTTAGAATGTATAATAAATTAGAGCTAACCCCTCCATAATTTTGCAAAGAGGTATTTAGTTCCTTATCATATTCACATACATAATGCCGTAAATCTGATTTTGATGCAGTTGTTTTATATCTTGATTTTAGTTCTAATATAAATTTACTATTATCAAATAATGATTGCATTTGCGAATTCACATTTGCATCTAAACAAAGTAACCCACTTGATTGACTTAAATTAGTAGTTCTTTTTCTATCTTTATAATTTGTTGTTAAAACCTTATCTTTAGATATAAAAGATTCAAATATGTAGTCTTTATTGTTCTCATATAACATTGGACAGTAACTATTTGGATCAATCCCAACAGTATATCCTTGAGCTAAGGTAATTGGAATTCTTTTTTGCCTTACAAAAAATAAACCCTTGATATTAAAATTACTTAACTCGTTTTTTACATCTATAGGTAATTTAAATTTAAGATAAATAGGATGTATTTCTTTCTTCTCTTCATCCTTAACATTACATATATTATAATCAGGCATTTTAAAAACACCCTTTGTATTTAATAAATATTCTGTTCCAACGAATGTTTCTTTTGGAAGATAGTTATATTCAGACTCAGAAAGTTTTAAATAATTATATAAATTAGTACTTTCTTCCTCAGGTTTTATTTGTCCTTTATATTCAAAATTTGGAGTATTTAAATTTTCAAATCTACATCCTCTTAGATTATATACAGGACTTAAAGAATCATCATTAAATATATATACAACTCCTAAACGATATATTTCATCAGGTCAATATCCTAATGAATAGTATATTTGTAATGGGTTGTAATACTCAGTTTGATCAGCATCATCATTTAACTTTTTCTTATAACTAGAATCAACATATCCAATACTATCCTCTTTTCTTCCGCAAGATACTTCTATATAATATGATAAGTTCTGTAGATTTTTATTATCTACTATAGTTTGTTGAACATTTCCAAAAAATAACATATTTTGTACTTGAGCTTGTGTTTTAACTGCAGTACAAACATTATATTTTATATTAAGCTCCTCTTGTTCTATTTCAGTTACTTCTTCGTATCCATTAAAACATATAGATAATGTTGAGGACTTAATTTTATATGGCTGATTTACAGAATAAGTTTTAGAAATTAATACTCCATTTAAATCACTTGTCTCGCGTTTATAATATAAATACGCATATGAAAAGCTAGTATCTATATTTTTTAAATTAAGTATCATTGCTTTATCAGTCCTTTCATCCACCAGTGTTCCAGATATAGATGAAATATCAGTCATTGTTCCATTAAAAATACTAATTAAGCCTGATTCTGCAACCACATCTGTTTTATTATAATCATTATCAGCTAATTTTAAATAGAAAGTATAGTTCCCACCTTCTAATTGTCCATAATATGTTACATTATATAGATCAATTTTTGGTATTTTATTTATGTTCCTAAACAATCTAGTTTGTGCATCAACTTTTTCTTCTTCGTATAAATTAGTTTGCATAAACTGATCTCTTGTTTTTATTTCATACCTGTTATTTTCGATTTTAGTAAATCTATTATTAATTATTCTTGGAGGATTTAAATCGTCGTTAATAATTAAATTTACAGTTCCATCATATGAAGGCTGGCATTGTATATCTACAGGATTATTTAAACTAGATTGTATTTTATCTGTTCTAAAAGGAATGATTTCGCCCTGAGCACTAACCATTGTTTGTAACGGTTGGTACTCATGAGCGATATCTCCCTTAGTTTGATATTTCAGAACATACAAATTTGTATTGTTTTCTGCCATAATTATTCATTGTCTTTAAATTTATCGCTAACATTAGTCCATAACTGTTCTTCATAGATTGGTAATTGGAAAGTAGACGTTGGCGGTAGATAATATCCATGATCTGTTTGTCCCTTATTATTTCCTCCTGATCCTATTTTTAAAGCATGTACAACATCTATATTATTTGCATATATAGAATAAAAACGAATACTATTAGATACCATTTTTTCAGCTCTAAATGATGATACGAAAGTATCATATGATGTTTTAACCTCTGCACGAATATTAATGTCTGATAATTCATCTAAATCATGAGCTACAGTATAAGGATTGATTGAATTTAATTTATCTGTTAGTTCTTGACGTTTAGAACTTAGATCTTTCATAGTATATAAAAAATTATCAATGTCTAACTTAATATCGTCAATATTAGTTTCTCTATCAATATTTGTATCAAAATCTTTATATTTGAAAGAACTTGTTAAATCACTAGAAATTATAAGATTGATATTTTTAAATTTACTTTTTTCAACACCGATTGTTGCAGATTTTACATTGTTAAATTTAACATTTTCCGTGCTACTAATAATAGATACATCATTAAGTAATAATGTATCTTTACTAACAGTGTTTTCTGTTATATTTTTTTCATTTCATTTTACATTGTTAAATTTTCATGTATAGTTACCAGTTGTTATTGTTTCTGATAGTTTTTCATCCGTTATAATATAATTTGGGGTCAGTAAATAATATCGTACAGTTGAAGAGCCTGTTGATGGTACATATGCAAAAATATGTACAGCAAATTGATTGGTTATTCCTAGTAATTGATTTTTTACCTCATCACTATTATATTTTCCTCCAATATCCATTTTTCCGCCATTCATAGGAACAATACATCACACCATATCTGTTGATATTTTAGTTCCAATTCTTATTCCCATAACTTGATCTGTATGATCAAAATATGCAGACATTCTTCATCATTGTTTACTACCTTTTGCATCAAACCAAATAAACATATATGGGCTTACTACAGTTTGGTCATTTGTTCACCAATTATAAAATCCATCTCTACTGCCACCACCATTAGGATCTGAAGTTTTCCAAGTATTATTTAATAAGCTTGGAGGATTATTACTAATACTAGATAATTTACGTCTTTCTAAATGATTTAATCTTGACCCGCCACTTGCATAATCATAAGTTTGTCATCCTCAATAATAATATGGACTTGAATCATTAATTTTCTTTTTTCTATCACTTCTTTTTGTACATTGACAATAATCATATATATATACTCGGTCTAAGTTTTTTTCTTCTCTTGCTTGTTGTATTAAATCAAGTTTATATCGTTTATATAAATCAATTGTATTTTCTAAATTTCTTTTATCAAATTTTAGTGAGTTTTTACTAGTTTTTACATCAAAAGAAAAATTTCAATCAATCTCGTTATTTCATATACCATCATTGTTTAAAACAGACACTTCATAATTTTTAACAGTAATAGTGTCAGAAGAATTTACTCCAATAGCAGGAAAAACTGATGAATCTAATAATGTATCCGTTTCAACACTATATGTATTTTGCCATAGTTCTCCGTTTGTTTCTTTCACTAACCTATAGATTCTATTTTTTACTCCAGTGTTACGATATATTGACATATTGTTTATAATGTCGTTTTTATCTTCTAATGTAACATCAGGTAAATCAACATAATTTTTTAATTGATTTATTCAAGTTGCTAAATCAATTGTTGAAAAATCCTTAACAGTATTATAAAACGGATTCATTAATTCACTAGTTATTAACATCCTATGTCAGTTTTGATATTGGGTTTTTGCTTTTCCGTCAATATATATTCTTAATTGTAATAGATATATCTCTTCTTTTTCAAGAACTTCTGTTAAAGGTTCTTTTTCATTATCAATAACATAGGTAGAATCTTTAAAGTTACAAGTGGTGATGTTTTGTCCTAAATAATTAATTTCATTTAGTTCCTGTGCTCATGCTAATTTTAGATTATACTTATCTTCAGCTCCCTTAGTAATCTTATATATTCTTAACTCTGTAAGTAAATTAGATACTGTTGCTAAAGGACTAGTAATAGTATAATTTAGTGTAACATCATCGTTAGATACAAGGTATTTATATGTATCAAATACTGCAATCTCAGTAATATCTTTAATATTATCTAAATCGATTATTAATGTAGTTTCAAAATTATCATATATAATATGTTTATTAGTTTCAGCATCCTGAATTAAAGGAATAGCTTCAACAAATACAGTTTTAGTTTTAGAATTAACTGGTATATTTAATTTAAAAAATTCTTCTTCTAAAGATGGGTCTATATCTTTGGTAAACAAAAACTTATTGATCGATGTATATTTAATATCTGATATATCACATATTAGTCCATAGTCAAATTTTGAAGCAAAATCGCTATCTTTTACAACTTTTTTTGTTTTTTCACTAAATATATAATTTTTATTACCTTTTTTATCAATATATCCTACTGCTATCCAAACTTTTAATTTCTCTAATAAACTACTATTGTCAAATAACATATCTGATGTTATAGCTTGAGCTGTAACAGAGTAATCTAAATTAATACTATTATTTTCTTTTGTAAATCCTGGTTGATTTAACTTTGTTAAGTATAAATTAAATTGATCAATTGTTGCTAATCTGAACTTATATGCCAACCATCCTGGTATTTCTCAGGTCACAGGCGAATAATCATCTCTGTCTGGGTTATCAAGTTCGTGTTTTTTAACTTGTTCATCTCTTAAAGGAAATAAGTTTTTTTCTTGACTAAGTACATAGAATTCAATAGTTTGATATACTTTATTTTGTTCTAATTGTAGATATAGATAATACTTATCTCCAGGATTTAGCATAAATGTTTCTTCAGTAGAATATAATTGAATTGCTTGGTGTTTTGATAACACAGTATATTTACTATATTCTTCAGCTAACTCAATATATTTTGCTTCTCTCTTATTATTATGTTCAGAATCAAATATAGTTTGAGGTGATGGATATGATCCAATTTCAGTTAACTTTTCTATTGGGTTATATGAAACTATATATATCACTCCAGCATATTCTTTTACACCGATTGGAATATAATTTGGGGTTAGAACCGTATTCTTCAACTGATAGTTTCCCATATCATTTTGCAGAATATATTCGTTACCATTATATGTAATAATAGTACCATTAATGCAGTCTGTTAAAATGTCATTAGGTGTTGTTAATGGATGTAAATCAGTATTCAAACCACCTGTAAAAGTATTTATTGCTTGTTGTTTAGTGTTATTTGCCATACTTAAATCATTTGTATATTTCCATTATCATCTCTATAAGCAAAATATCTTGCTCTTCGAGTGGTTCAATTTTCTTTGTAAAACATCCATCCTACATCTTCTGGATAGTCAACTATAAAGAAATATTTACGACCTCGATCAGCAAAAGCTTCTTCTTTTATTTTGTAAGCAAACATATAGGGGTAGTGAAAGACTTGTCGTCTAGTACCTCTATTTTTCTTCTGAGATTGATAATATTCAAATTCCTTTTCAGTCATTCCAAAATAGTAATGACCATCATAGATAGTTTTTTGTCGTCTATAAAGAAATCTCAACTTCTTCTTATACTTCACTCTTCAATAATGATAATGTGTAAAATCATCATTAAACAATTTACCAGTATACATAGTATAGTAGGATGTTATATTAATAGTATCCAAACCATTTCTGTGACAGGTATTAAACATTTTTAATCCATAATTTAATATTTGCTTTATCTCATGTTTACTCAAAGAAGGAAACTTCTCATTCACTTCATCAATATAGTCTGTATAGTATTTAATAATATCCATTAGAAGTAATTTTTTCCTGCATTCGTATTATCACTAATAATATCTTTTAGCTTCTTGTTAACATAGATGGGTTTTTCTTTCACTCCAGATTTAGTTTCAAAAGTGTAGAATATTTGATGTCCTCTAAATCCAGATAATACAAAATCAATGTCTCTAAATTTACCTTTTCTTCACATTTCTTTGAACTCATCTCCCTGGAATGTTTTCATAGAGATCTCAGAATCAAATCCAAATGTATCAGGTAATGCAAAAATAATATTATTATTTATAATATCCAATAGTACTAAATATAAACAATAATTAAGAACCTTAGCAGCTAATTCTTGCCTTGTATCTGCTTTATATTCTTTTAAGTATTGTTTTTTTGAAAGCTTTATTTTATCCTTCTTAAACTTTCTAAATAATTCAGTAGAAGTTATACAATGATTAGTAAAATATCGCATTTATAGAATTGGTTTAAATGATTTTCCATATTGTTTACGATCTCAACGAGTTTTCACATCGAGAATAGCATCCATATCATTTTGCGTAAATACATCTGGAATTCTAGCTGCGGTACAGGCTTTTAATCAATCTGCTTTAGCTACTTGTGCAAGTTGTACAAGATTCCCATCTTTTCTCATCAATGCTTGTTTATAAGTATCAGAGTATACAACATAAGCTGCTAAAGCTCGAACTTCTTTATCATTCAAAAGTGGCAACCCTTCTTCATCAGCAATAATTCCGTGATAAAGAATAATTACTTCTGAAAAATCCCTATCAAAAACAATTTCATCCCCTTCTTCTCGATATTTAATAAGTTTTCCTGATTCATATAAAGGGGCTTTATCTCATTTTCAAGCTTCAATATATCTTTCAACGTATTGGTTGTACACTTGTGGATAAGTGGTTTGATTAGATGTCATCTGAGCATCCATATAAGGAATTGTAATCGATTCTATTTCCACTAAATTACAAGGTAGTTTAATACGTTTATTTATTGTATTGGTAACGTATCTATATAATTTTGTGTGTCTATTCCCTATTAATTCCCATCCTAACATTGCAACATCCTCAAAGTTGGTAGGATCTACAGTAATCCCATAAACAATACTTGCCATGGAATATACAGAATTAAAATTATGTAATTTCATTATAATGGGGCTTGCGTATTAGGTTGAGGAGGTAACATAGCAGTTCTGTAATACCTCATCTTTTTTTCAGTAAGTCTGTGAATAATATCATTAGAGATAATTCCACATTCTGTTATAGTTTCAGGGTCATTACAACAATCAAATTCTAATAATTTTCTTGGATCTAAAAAAATTGCAATTACCGAGATATATTTTACAAAAGGCACATTAAAGATATATCCATCGATATTCCCATTAGCATTTATTGTAGGATCTATGTAAACAAATGGTTTATCTGCCCCTCTTTTTCTATAAAAATGGAATTTATAACTTACATCAGTATAAACGCTATATTGTTCTTGTCTGTCTATACTTCCTACAAATTGAATTGTAGAAACTCCATTCATAAGAAGAATAGGAGGAATTTCAAAGTGCAAAGCTTTCTTTCCAACTGGAAGATCACAACACTTTGACATAAAATCACAATTAACTTCAACACAATTTACTGCATTATAAAGTTCTTGTAAAGTCATAACTCCTTTTAAAAGATATTCTTTTGCAATATTATTTCTTTCTGCAACAACCTCATCAGTTAATTGTTCTAATGACATCGCTGGATTACTTACAGTTCCTTTTAGGCCGTCATAAACGTTGTTTCATACGGCACTAGCTATGGCTTCTATTGTCATAATTAAAAAGAAAAAGCAGAACAGGAATTAGTCCTGTCCTGCTCAGTATTAATAATCTTTATGCTGTTACCTTGATAGGCTTTGAAACAGATACATTGCCAACTGTAGCCGTTACTGTACCTGCATCTCCTTTAGAGGGGCTTGTACATTTTACAGTTGTCTCAGCACCTTTAGAAGGATCTACTGAATAACCAGAACCTTGAGTCATATTAATGGACCACTCAAATTCTGCATTGCCCTCTTTTTGCTCAGAGAAGGTAGCTTTCAAACTAACTTGGTTTCCCGTAATTTGATCTACGGTTACTGTAATCTCGTTTTCTTCTTTTCCTCCGTTAAGAATAACAATAGTTCCATTCATCGGAACAATCTCTCCAATCTTACTAATAGCCTCGTCAAATTTAGAAGCTAAAGAGTCCAGCACATAGAAGACATGATGAGTAACAGAAGTAAGTGCTTGTCCAACAGTACCTTGTCCAGATAGACCCTTACGAGGAGAAACGTAGTCAAAAGTATATTGTACATAGGTAGCTCCACGAATTGGTTTCTCATCATCATTTACACTAGCATAGCGTAAATTTGGATATGTTGGGAAACGTAAATTTTCTGTTAACCATTCACCCGTTGCAAAAGGAGCAACATTTTTTGTAATATTTACTGCTACATCAGTATCTACATATTCGCAGTCAGAGCAACCTTCATAGCATCCGCTTTCCACTACTTTTTGGATTTTTGCAGATTTAATAACCTGATATGGATCCGCGCACATTACCTGAACTTCTCCAGCTGCCTTCTTTCTAGAGATTGCATATTTATAATCAGAAGGAACATACTTCTTAAGTGCAGCTACTACAGTATCTGTTAAGGTTTCCAACTTTGAACTTTCAGGAACATCAAATTCAACCATAACAGGTTTATGGAATGCTGACCACGGATATTTATAATCACTATAGTAACGATTTTCCAGACTAATATCTATGATAATTCTGTACTGCCCTGGAACTGAATTGATGCTGTTTAAATTAAACTCAACTTGTGCAACCTTTCCTTTAGTACCAAAAGTTTTATGGATTTTTCCATCTTTAACAGCAGATTTGGTATAATCTGCACAACGTAAAACACGGAATACTCCTTCTTTAGGGGCACGATAATGTGCAGGATCTGAGCCGATATCTTCAGCTGCGGTATCTGGAGTTAATGCATAAAAGCGTTTAAAAGGATTGCCAGAAACATCGATGCCCTCCTCCGTAGGAAGAGTATCTGAGTTGATTATTACCTCTTTAAAAAAATCAAACATACTTGTGTATTTATTTAAAATTAATACTATTAATTCCTAGATTGTGCTTCAGGAATGGTCTGATTAAGTGGAATATTTGTTTGTAATCGAGGATCACTTGCATTTTCCATAATTAATCTAACAAAAATATTCAAGATTTCGTAGCATACATAATCTGGGAATTCTAAAATTTGGGATACGTCAGCACCTGGATCATCAATTTCGGCCTGACTCAATCTAATGTACATAGGAGCTTTAATATATTCAATATATACTTCAGATGGAGTATATAAAGTATCATCTCCGAATCTTAATTCCAGTCGTACATTAGAGGGATTTGCTATACGCTCATCTTTTTTGGCTTCAGAATCTCTTAAAGATTCTATATCTGCTATATAATTTAATATAGAATCATCTTGTTCCTTATTGGTAACTATTTCATTACTTGTATTAATAGTATTTAAATAGTAATAAGGCCTCTTATATGAAGGTTTTTGGTAGTAATTATTAATTACCCCTCCATACATGTCTGCAGTAAGTCGTTTAGCAGTAAAATAAACTTTGGTTCCTACCTCACTATCACAATGAGTTTTCTTATTAGGATTTTCGGTTCTTGCAAAGCCTACAATACAATTAAGCATATGCATATAGTCTTTTGGAAGATCTACATAATAAGTTGATGATAAAATCCCATAGTTTATTTTGCTTTGAATAGATACCAAATTATCAGCACTTTTTAACTTTTTAATATCTTCGTCTTTAAACAACGCTGTGGCTTTTAGAACTCTTAAATCGTCAGTAGATTGCTGATTAATATCATATCTATTATATGTTAAATTTATGTATTGTTGAACCGCTTTATTTAAAAAATAAACATAGTCTTCAGTTAAGAGACTTGGCGCTTCTAACTTATTAAGTTCTATCAAACCATATTCATATAAATCTCTAGCGGTCATAATATTCTAATTTATTATTTCTTTTTAGACTCTCTGGGCTTCGTTTCGAGATCATCTGTTTTCATGTCCCCAAAAACCTCGTAAACAATTGAATCATAAATAGCCTTATTCTTTGGATCTTTTAAGAATAAAATTGCGGCTTCATCAGTAACTCCAAGAGCTGTATCGGAATACATTAAAACACCGCTTTGTGTTCTAATAATATTTTTTTGTTTGCCATCAATTAGCAATAATTTCAAAGCCTGATCTGCACTGGTATAAATATCAATAATGAGATTTGGGTCTTTCTCTGCTTTTTGATATAGATAATCCTGAATGTCAGTATCAGGAGCATTTCTCATTGATTTTCCTAGAAGTTTACAAATAACCTTTCTGTGTTCTGAGGTATCTTGTTCAATAAATGTGTAAGCCTTTGTTACTAACTTAATGCGGGATACACGTTTCTTGGATTCAACTCCAGGACGTTCAACATATAATTCTGCTAATCCATAACGTCTAATGTCTCCATCGATAAGAAGATTGCCATGTTCATCTTTTGCACCTCTTTCTGGAGCAATTAAATGAGAATCTTTAATGCACTCCCAGATATTTTTTTGATATTGATTACTTAAATCAAATGTCGTTCCATCAGTTACAATAATTTCGAGATCCTCTGGGATAAAAAAGTCTCTTTGATCACTATTTAATTCTTGTTCACTCAAAATCATTTCTGTATCACGACCATCTGCACTTACCCTAACCCTCTTTACAAAAGGAGGATATGTTCCATTTTTTCCTCTCATTGGGTTAAAGTAGTATGTTTTTACTTTTCCATATACACTTCTAAGTGTTATAATATTACTGGGGTCATTATTATTCATATTATTCATATTTTGTCTTATTCAAATTTATCTATACATCATACAATCTATTTAATGGTGATAAGATTCCCCTATTACAAGGGGAATCTTTCACACATTTCTTTTTAGTTCTCTGACATCAGGATGAACGATCTGTAAGGATTGAATACGCCTACTCCAGCATATCCCCAGTTGATAAGTTTAGCTCCTGCAACAGGAGTTGAAACCTCTCCACCTGACTTACCATCGCGTCCACCAGGACCAGTTAACCAGTTATGAACAATCTGCAGACCTTTGAATGTGAACATAGAAAGTGCAGGACGTCCAGTTTTTCCGTCAGCTGTTAAGTCAAGGAAGATACCAAATCTACGAGGAGATGGGAACTCAATATCAAAGGAACGGTCAATCTTGAATGCAATAGTGTTACCTGCAAATTCATATGCATTGTAGGTTGCACCAAGATTAATATAACCATTAGTAGCCTTTGAATAAATGAAAGCTCCGTTAGTCTTATAGTCACGAATCCAATTTGACATTACTCTTTGAACATCATTCCACATTGCAGTATTGCAAATGAAGATGTACTGATTTCCAGTAGGCTTCTCTGACTTAGCAACCATTGCCTGCAGAGCAGTCTCAAAGACACGCATATTCAGTTTTGTAAAGATATATTTACCTGCAAAACGCTCAATTTGAGGAATAATACCATCACCAGAGATAATAGGCTGACCAGTTTCTGGATCAAAAATCTTAGCTTTGCCATACTTATCTACGTTAGTTTTACCCCAAAGTAATGAATTGTTACGAGCTAACATGAAAGTATCCAAACAATCCTTAGCAGCAGGATTCATCTTATATGTTACATCATCTTTTCCATCACCCTTACCAATTGTGATAAACTGATCTTCCATTGCAGCATATTTAGCTGAGTAGGAAACATCACAACGGTGCATTGAGATGAAAGTTCTATGTTTCTCAGTATTGCTCTGATATTTCGTATAACCTTCCTCATGCAGCTCAGGCTGATAGTTTGTTAAGAAACGAGTATTCATACCAGGCTGGCAAGCTGAGAGATCTAGCGTTGCAGAATAGTCAGAATCCTGAATCTTACAAATCAGCTCAAAGTCAGCATCGCTTCTGCGAACTGGACGGCTAAGAACGATTAATTGCTGACGTGAACCTTCGATAATAAACACGTCATTTTTTTGATAGTAGTTCTCAGGGAAGTGAACTACGATGTCTGTTCCCTGTGCACCATCGCCTTCTGGCACTGATAAGAAAGGAACACGCTTGATGAAATTCACATCAATATCCCACTCAACCATGAATGAGTTAATTGATTGAAATGCATTCTTACGATCTTTCTCCATCGTATAAATGTTCATCAGCGATTCTGTAAGGTAAGTTGCCGTATACTGATCATATAATGACGATACGATACCTAGTCTAGCAGGATTAGTGCCTAAGAACTTAGAAAAGTCTTCATACGTTCTTGTAGAAGCCATTTCAGGGCGTATGGTAGTAAAACCTGTAATTTTCATATACTAAATTATTTATTTTATTTATAATAGTTCGTCCCATTTGGAACTAAGAGAGGTTCCCTGTGATTGGGGTTTAGTTTCTTTTTTTATAGTAACATTAGATTTTGGTTTTGGAGGAGTTGCTTTGCGATTTTTCTTCAACTCTTCTTTCCAATAATTACTAATGTCAGAAATTGTATCTTTACCAAATAATCTATACCAAGCTAGCTCAACAATTACCTCAGGTTTTGATAAATCTTCAACAAATTTAGTTACACCTTCTGGAGTTTGCTTAAATACATAATCATAAATTAGATTTTTATCTTTCTCTTCAAGAATTAAACTATCACTCTTAGGATCTTTATAATCCAAAGAAATATAGTTAAAATCATTTAATGTATCTACAAACATATTTTGATATGCCTTCTGTTGCTCTTTTTCAGCCTCTTCTTGCTCCTTGATATGATTTTCTTCTTGTTCCTTATATTGTTTTCTAATTAAATCTACTTTCTTTTTAAAGAGATCTTCATTAGATTTAGCTACATCTAGTTCAATTCTTAATTCTTCCTCTGTCATTTCAGGGAATTTAGCTTTTTGATCTGCCAAATATAATTCCTCATCAGAATAACTATCAATGGTATAAGTTTCTTGGCTGCTGTTTTTAGCCTTATATTCATCAATAGCCTGTTGCTGATAATACGTAATTATATCTTGAAATGATGAATTCGTCTTACGAAGTAAATTGATAGTTTCAATTTCATCTTCTGAAAGACCTGGATCTGTTAAAGATTCAAGAATTGAAAGCTGCTCATCCTTACTTAGAGTTCCAAAATCAACCTCTTCAGTCTCTCCTGTTTCCTCGTTTTCATAAATGATAGTTTTTCCATCCCGAATTCCACGACTCTTTAAGAAGGATGAAAATGCATCCAAATCATCTTCTTCCCCTGTTTCTTCAGTTCCTTCTTCAGAAGATGAAGAATCTTCTTCCTCTTCCTCAGTAGAATTACCTGCTGGCTCAATAACTTCCTCCTGAGTTTCAGTATTTAAATCCTCAGTAGTCTCATCATCCAGCAAATTGTCAAATTGATTATGTTCAAATTGCATATTTCTTATTTTTCCTTATTAGTTATAGATTATCTATTCGCTGCAAATATAACTACATTTATTTAAATGTCCAAATAAAATATTAGAATATTTTTTTATTTTATAATACAGGCTTCTGGAATTTGAACTCTACCATCTGCAGTAATAGTAATTTGTGTTTCTCCACTACCAATTGTTGCTGAACCATCCTCTTCAACTCTTATAGGTCCAAAACTGCAAAATGAAAGATGATTGTTAATATTATACATCTTATCCCTTCTCATATCACAACCTCCATCAGTTTCAATGGTAATCCATTTTTCATTTTTCTTATTAATGCCAATGAAAGATTGTTCTTTATTATAGAGCTTCAGATAATTTAAATTATCAGTATTAACTAATGCAATTCCAGGATTTACAAAGTAACAATTACCTTCTGATGTAAAACCATATCCACTTAGTGTTCCAAATATAGAATTTTCAATATTTGTAATGTTGCCAATTACGGATTGCCCTCCAACTGCTGGTAATAATACTGATCCTGTAATGGGAGTATAGTTTATACAACAAGTATCATACTCTTCACTATTAGGATCATATAAAACATCACAATCTTCACTGTTAGTAATGATAACTATTTTTTTTTCTGAAGATTTAGTTACTAATCCATATATTGTAGAAAATTCAGTTTCATATTTAACTTTTTCTCCAATTTTATAAGGATTATTTGATAATTCGATATTTCAAACCAATCCTTTAAAATTAGCTAATTCAGTTGTATAATTGTTTTTATCAAATCAATTATCATAAATTCCAATTTTTGCATTAGAACTTTCATCATATGGAGTATTAACTCATATAGTATCAACATTTTTTGGACGATAATAATATGATTTATAAGGTAGTGTTTCTGAATCATCTTCATAAAACATATCTTCAGTTACAGTTATTAATGATGTAAATGAAGAATTAGTACTAGTATCTAAAAGCATATTAACATAATATGAATAACTATCATCTTCATCATTTGTATAATGTTCTGATAATTTTTCATCATTAACTGCATTTATTATTAATTCAACAATAGAATCACCACCATTTTCTCAGTTTTCATTTCAGTTTACTTCTTCTTTTAGCATCTCATCTGATGAGATTATTTTAGACCCTTCACCTAAGTAAGTTTGTTTTTTAATATAATCTATCTCAATATTTGTACTATCATTAGAATCTTCTTCCTCCGAATTTTCGTCTGAGATTATTGTTAAGTTTTTTACAGTTATATTATCAATAACTAAACTGCTAGTTTCAAAATCTAATAAAGTTTTTTGAGCTGTATCACTGATACTTTTATTAAAAAATGTAGTATTAGTAAAAGTTCAAGTTTCAGTTATAGTTTGAGGAAGATTAATAGTTATAAATACTTCAGACGAATTACCATTTAAATATTGCGCATTTAAGTTTTGCACTAAACTAGCATTCTTTATAGAAATAATGCCGTTTATTTCTAACTTATTATTTACAGTAAGGTCATTAAATACAGTATTTCCTGTACTACTAAAGTCAAACGGATATATTGTTCCATCTAAATACAGGTACATTGTATTTTCTGATGTAATGATAATGCTGTTCTTAGTTAAAGTATTAATAATCGTTTCTACCTCTGAATCAGTTTTAAGAAGTATTAAATCAGTTAAAACTTCATTTTCTTTTACTTTTTCTTCTGATTTTTCTGAATTATTATAATTTAAGGTGTAGTATCTATCTTTAACTTTAACAATAACTTTTCCTGCAGTACTTATAATTACATCGGACTTTCCATTTCCAAGATTTATTGAGTTTTTATATATTGGATCTGACATTAAAGTACTTTTATGTATTATAAAAAAAGAAAGGAATGATATAAAAAATACCATTCCTTTCTATCTTCTGATTTCTAATGCGAGAGCATGTCTTTTAATTCATTTAGATCTTGTTGATTCAAAACCAAAGATTTATTAACCATTGGGATATCCATCTTTATTTTTCCTGCACCTATTTCAAGTTGCCCAAGTAATCCAGTTTCCACTTTAAATGGTTTAGTATTAATTATGTTATCTGACATTTCTGTTAAAATACCTTCAACATCAACTAATCCATCTTTATCTGAAATCTGTTTTAGCAAAGCTTCAACTTTGTACATGTTATTATCAATTACTCTAGATGCTAGAGGCTTCATTAAAGCCATCATAGGATTATTTTGCGATAATGAGGTTAATTTAACACTCACAAAGTTTCGCAAGTTATTCATTATAACGTCTACGTGTTGCGCCATTGCTTACAGAATTCTTCATAGGTTAGACTTGGGTTATCCTTAGAAAATTCGCGGAATTTATTAAAGATAGCCATCTCATTGTCAGTCTCTTGGACGATCTTATTCTTCAACTTCTTAACTACTGATAATTGCCTTTGTAATAACTCTTTACCTTCTTGCGTGCCTTCAATTTTAGCTTTAACTAAATTTAAAAGCTCTATTTGAACCATCTTTTGAAGTGATGTAGTGATTTCACTATATTCTTTATCTTCAAAAAATCGATTCTTTTGACTTTCAGTTAGAGCATTCATCTCATTATCAATAGAATCCCAAATAAGCTCCTTTGAAGCTGTTTTCTGTAATTGCATTAATTGAGATTCATAAGCTTTTACCCTTTGAAGTTGATCGGTAATGTCAGAAGCTAATAATGGATCTGGATTACCTAGGAAAACTTGATTCACAGGATACATCTTAAACTAAGATTTTAACTAGGCTGCAGGAGTTGCAGGAGTTGCAGCATCAAAAAGAATGCTGTTAGAGAATCCTGAGCAAGGGCATAAAGGATTATACAGTGAACGCTGTACTGTATCGGTACCTACTTCAACAGCAGCTACACGAATAGGATAGAATGTATTATTTGCATAATTTACTATCTTATTATCAGCACACATTCTGCGCTCAGCCTCAAGTCCTACCATGCCAGCTACACCAGCAATCTCCATCTTAGTTACTTTACTTCTCCAAGGTTCTACAGCAGCTTGTACAGCAGCAGCAGTTTCAAGTTTTCCAATACGATCGGCTAATACGTCGAATTGGTCTCTCTGATTTTTGTACAGTCCGAAGTCTGCATCAATTTGGCTTTTGTATAAACCAAACATCTCTGAATTGATTGTTTGACGATCGTTGAAACGAGCGTTAGCTGACAGCAAAGCAAAGTCATAAAGAGCTTTTTGATTTGCTAATTCAGCGTTGCAAGAATGCTGCCAAGCTTGGAAAGTTGATGGGCCTGAAATAGCCTCAGCTGCTAAAGCACCTGCAGCGGCACAGCCTGCATTTCCAAACAGGTTTGATTTGCTAAGAGCCCAAAGGCCCAGAGCAGTTCCTGCGATACCAAGACCTAAGCCAGTACCAGCAACACCTTTTGATGCATACTCTTTGCGATCCTCGTCGTACTCATGTACAATCTGTTTTTCTACTACGTCCATAATTTGTTTAATTTTAAAGTTAATGAAAAAATACTACACTGGATTCCAGTGTGGTTATCAAATAACACGTTTTATAACATCATGCATGGACATTTTGGGAACTCACTTGTCTAATTACGAATTTTCGTTAAAATTTTCCCTCAGTCTGATACTATATCACTACAAAACGCATTCTCGAATCCCTTTTATGTATATATTCCTCAAAGAACTTGTTTTGCGTTATATGATATAACTTTAAAACTAAATATGTAGTAGAATAAACCTAATTTTGAATCAACTCTACAAAATCAAGAATATTATCTGTAATGACATGCTTCTGATCCATTATATTTATAACAGTTCGTAAGAACTCTGTCTCAGAATCATTAAATTCAACTTCAATGTCCTCCACATTTGGAGTTCACGAAATTTTTCCATCGGCTTCTTTTAAGTTAAGAGAAGTTATCTCCTCACTTGAGAAGTCTATTTTCTTACGGATGTTTCTAGCAGAAATCATCTCAAGAACACTTCCTTGTTCTGGAAGATTAGTTAAAATAGCTAATCTGGTTGCAACATTCATTTTCATAACCATTAAAAATTCATTTTTTCTATCTCTACAAAATTAGAGATTATATTTATAAAATCAAAATTTTAGTGCAAAAATATTAAAATTCTTGCACTAAAATTTTGAAATCTTATTAGCCATAAATAGCACCATTAACTAACACTAACCCAGTATTAATATAAGTTATACAATAACACTTATATCTACCTCCACTTAAATCGTCTAAACCCTTCATTTTTACGTAGTTACTTCCAAATGTTACTGTTGTTATAGTAGGAACTACAATAACTGCATCAGGATTACTTCTTGTTACATATACAGTACTTACTGAATATGATGAAGAAGAGCCATAGAATATACCCGCCTTACCTGGAGTATTTACACTAGCCAAAGACTTTGAAAAAATACTATCTAAATTAATAGTGGATGTTGATGACCCAGTATAGTTTGTAGTTGAACCTCCTGCTGTAATGTTTAATGCATGTGGATTAGGTAGAGCAGTAGGAATTTCTGGTAAATCTATACTTTTCCACATAATAGAGCCAGCTGTACTGCCAGCCATTAATACCTTTCCATTATTAGTTGTTCCAGTTGCAGGAACATGTAAATATCCATCTTCCTTATTATGATAAATACCTACATTACGACCTGTTATTCCTACACTTATACAATTATCTCCTCCAACTATATTTAAATTATTATCACTTGCACTGACAAGATAATTGTCTCCAGTCTCATCATTTACATAGAAATTATTAATAGCATCTGTAATACCATATCCTGCTAATGTAGTTGGCTTATCTGTAATGCTTGACCAAGATTGTGCAGGTACAGAAGTTAAATATCCCTGACTTGTAACCCAACTTTGAGTTGCATATCCACTTAAAGAAGGAATCTCACTTTTTAATGCAAGATTAGAAAGAGTTTGCCCTGAATTTTTAACAGATTTGGTACCTGCTCCAACTATAATATAATCTGTAGAAAGGTCTCCACTAGCCATTACATCTCCACCACCTGCAGAAGCTATTTTGTCATCTACTTCCTCCTTAGTGTAAACTTCATTAGTAGTATAATAGTTTCCTAAAGTTACATTTAAGTCAGCTGTTTTAACATAGCTACTTAGAGTATTGGTAATAACTTTATTTTGAACAGGATTTTTTGAGGTTGCACTTAAAGCAGAATCTATAACAACTCCTTCTGGAATATTGAAGTTTAAATCAGATTCATCTACTTTATCCTTAGAAGCTAAAGCTCCAAGAGTTGGAAAATCAGTTATCTGATTTACAGTATGTGTATGAGCAGAAGGAGTAAAAGTTGAAGGCTTATTAGCTATCTTATTCCACTCAGGTTCAAATTGGTTTACAAATTCTTTTGTAGCAAGATTAGTTAATAAGATTCCAGAATCTTTAATAGTTTTCCCAGCTCCACTTGAAGTAATTACTCTATCAGAAGTTGTAAAAGGTGCTTCTGCAATAACATCTCCAAATCCTGAATCAAATAATTTTTCATCAATTTCTGCCTTACTATAAACACTAGTACCTTTTGTAGCAATGACTTTATGTTTATTAATAGCATCCACTTCTATAGAAGTAATAACATTTCCAACTCCAGTCATTCCAGTTTCTACATTAGGAATTGTTGGAATATTGCTCTCAATATCATTTTTAATGTTATCAACCTCAGTTTTAGTGTATACTTCAGATTTTGAATATACCTGCTCTTTAGTATAGTAATTAGATAAATCTACTTCAGTATTTCCAATCTTTTCCCAAGTATTTTCAACATAAATGTATTCGTCATGAACATCAGGATTTTTTCCTACCTTCTTAACTAAATAAATAACATTTACTTCTCCAGTTGAAGGAAGCTTAGTAACAACTTCAATTCTCAGATTAGCTAAGTTGCCAATCATTGTTTTAAGTATATTACCTTGATTTGCGGAAAGAGCTTTATCTGTAGCTGTAGAATCTAAATTATCAATGATAGATTCTTTAATAGCATTAGGAATATTAACTGTTCTTATTTGAGAAATCTCATTAGTTAAATTAGTATTAACTTCAGAGATCTTATTAAGAAACTCTTGATTTGATTCCTCAGATGATTGTTCTACCTTTTTAATTGCAGAATATACACCTCCAGAAGTAATTAAATTATCACTTCCTTCTGTGGGAGTATTTTCAATCGAACTGATAATTACAGGGATTCGTGATAATACTATATTAAACTCCTCCTCTGATCCTGTATATCCAGCTAACTTAGCAGTTTCATATGCAGAACGTCCTTCTGTAGAATATAGAGGTTCCCACTTCTGTGTCTCCTCATTAAAATATTTTTTTGAATATGTTGTCATGTCTATAATATTTTAAGCATTAAGCATATACTGCACCGTTAACGGCAACCTTACCACTTCCCATATAACTCAAACGATAGATATAATAAGTTCCAGTTAAATTTTCAAGATCCTTCATCTTAATTGCATTAGAATCAGTAAAAGATATTTTTTTAGTACTTATAATAACAGCATCAGGGTTACTCTCAGAGAAATTATCTAAACTAACAACTGTTCTAGCTGACGTACTACTGTAACGATATCCAGCTTTTATTACAGTTGATAACTCAGTTCCAATAAAAGTAGTAGTTATTTTTAAAGGTTTTAGTACAGTTATTGAAACTGCAGATGAGCCTGTGTATGATATATTATTAATTTTTAATGCACGTGGATTAGGTAGAGCAGTAGGAATTTCTGGTATATCACTAGTATTAGCAGGAGTATATCCTAAAGCAGAAGTTACATTAGCTTTACTTAGTGAAATTGTTCCAGAAGATAGTGTAATATTACTTCCAACTTTAATACCTCCAAGTACTGAACTTGTAGCTGTAGGAAGAGTATATGTGGTAGGGATTGGTGCAAGCGTTCCATTTCCTAGGACCATCTGGGATGCAGTTCCACCAGCAGTTATGAACGATTTAGCTTGCACTGATGCATGATTTGCTGTATCAGTTTTACCTGTACCAGATAAGAAAACGAATCTAGTTACTGGAGTATTTACAGCACTAGAGATATCACTAGCTTTACAATTTATTAATATTCCTCCATTAGTTTTACACTCTTTATGAACAATATTCCATTCATTATTATGAGTGATATTATTACTCTTGATTCACGGTTGAGTAGCTAAGTTATTATTATTCCACTTTAAGTCATCCCCCATAGTACCTAATTTTCCGTACGAGGTCCCTTGTTGCATAAATTCTATAAACTGATATTTATTATCCCCATCAGTATTATCTAGTATTAATTTTGAATCAAATGATGATCTGAGTTTAAGCGTTCCAGTAACAGTCCCTCCAGATAATGGTAAATAATTATCTAATTGGGATGTATTAACTTTATTATCTAATGCGAACTCTAGTTTTCCTAGAGCAGTATTTAAACTATCACTTGTTACAATAGCACTTGTTGTAGTAGGTTTACTATATCCTGTTAATGTATTAATATTACTAGATGGATGTTCATGTTGAGATGGAGGATAAACAGAAGGTTTTCCTGTAATACTTTTTCAAGTTTGTGCTGGAACTGAAGTTAAATATCCTGCATCATTAGTAAACTGACTTACTTTCGTAGGAGCATTAGTTACTCCAGACCAAGGCACACTTGTAGCAGCTCCTGCTGTATAAACAGAATAACCAGCTTCATTATCTAATTTTGTTGAATTAATAACAAAATACATTACTCCTGTATCACTTTGTTTAACAGTATCTCCTTCTTGTACGTCTGCTGTGGTTAATGCAAACCTTGCTGTTTGATTAGCCACAATAACAAGTCTTTCTAAGGCACCTTTAGGGAGTCTTTCAATATTAATTGTTCCAGAAGTGATTTTTGAAGCATCTAGTCCATTAGCTGTTTTTATACCTATAATATGCCCCTTTTCATCTTTAGTGATAGAGTTTATGATAGTTCCAGCTGTAATAGTTCCTCCTTCAGGAGTATAGTGATTAGCAGCACTAGTAACTTTACTGTCTGGAGTAATTATATTACCTTCTCCTAGGAGTGATTGATTATTAATTGTTTTAATTGATTCTCCACTAACAAGTTTATCTTGTTTAGATTGATCAGATGGATGTATATGATCTTCCTTAGCGTATCTATCTGATTTTCCTATTGCTGCAGAGCCATTTGATAATGGTAATGAATTTGCACCAAGTGGAATAGAAGAATCTTTAGCAAGGATTTTAGTAGTTCCTTCACCAAATAACTTACTTTCTGGATTATATAATAACTCCTGAATTGCTTCTTCAAATTGTAAACTTCATGAATTATTGTTAATAGACATTAATATACTAAAAACATCGTCACTTAGAGCAATAGCATCTCCTAATTTTCCTGTCTTAAACGCTACTTCTGCATAACTAGTATCAGATGTTAGTTTACTAATATCTCAAGTATTACTTGATTTATAAAAGTTACCATGAGTGTATATTTCTGAAGTTTCTTTTATAAATGTTGTATGATTATATAGGTCGTCTGCATGATCTACTAAATAATTATCAAATGCAGCCCTAGTTTTAAAATGTATAAATTTGTTTTTGATTGCCATAATAAACTAGTCTTTAAAATAAAAATAGGGAGAAAGTTTTAATGCTTTCTCCCTTATATAATTAGGCAAAATCAGCCCACTCCATTAAAGAATCAGCATAAGCTTTCGCATCAGTAAGAGCTTTGTTAGCTGATCCAGCGGCATCAAATGCAGTAGTGGCTACATATGCAGCTGAACTTAAACCTTTAACAGCTACATCTGTTCCATCAACTGCAATAGTTCCATTGGCTGAACCAGTAGCGATATTCTGAACTGCAGAATCAGCTTTTGCTCCTTGAGTAGCAGTTGCAAATGTATTAGACTCAACAAATGCAGCAGACTTAAGTCCAACAACAGCACCTTGTAGTTCGTTGTTATTCATAGTTAAATTAACTGCTCCATTTGTAGAAGCTGTAGCTTTTAGTGTAATAGCACCAGTTTTGCCACCAAATGATTGTACTCCACTAGCAACCGCAATAGTAACTTTTTCATCAAGTGTATCGATTGCATCCTGTATACTTCCATCTTTATATGTGCCTTCACCTCCAACAAGAATATCACCACCTGTAAGTACTACATTAGCGGTAAGAGGTTTAGTGTTTACAGTTCTAGAAGTCGGAACTTTTGCATTAAGTGCACCTTGAAGACCTGTTACTTTAGAAATAGCTAAAGTAGGAATGTCAGTCTCAACTAGAGCTCTACGAGAAACTGTAATAATACCATCAGTTTCAGAAACTGCAGAAACTACTTGTCCATCAACTTCTGTATCAGCTTTATCTAGAGTTCCAATTTTTGTCTTAATTTCACTTGTAACAGTTGCTTTAGTTGCATAAGGACTCAAATCTACTACACCAGCAAGAGCATCCCAAGCTTCGCCATCATAAGCATAATTAGTACCAGCGGGTACATTACCATATGCATCAGTAACATTCCATACATCACCTTTTACTGCATTTTCTGGCAATTCTGCATATGTACAACTGCCCATATAACGGAAAGTAGAAGCTACTTTTGCATTAATTGCATTATCTACTTCAATCTTTGTATAAGTAGTAGCCTGAGGAGCTGCAGCTTTTGCAATACCTTTAACAGTTTGTAATTCGGAATCAGAAGCTTTAGCTGCTAAATCACTAGTAAGATTTTCCACTTTTGATTGAGCAATAGTACCAACTGCGAATGTAACCTCATTATTAGTTCCTGATTGCGTAATAGTAGTACCATCTGCCTTATAGAGAATTGCTTTAGGGATTTTTGCAATTTTCTCATCAGTATACAAATTAGCCGAACTAATTGCAGTTGCTTTTGCTTCATCTGTATATTTCTTTAAACCATAATAACTATATACAGTCGAAGCATCACTAGATACGCCAATATTTAGTTTCTTAGCTAACTCAGTAGTTACTGATGATACAGACGCTACATCTGATAGATTTAATGTTATATTTTCTCCACTTTCGTTTACGATGGTTAAAGTTTTAGCACTTTCATCTCAGCTTGCAGACTTAACACCATCTCCAAATTTATCAACTGCAGTAGAACTTGTAGCTATTTTAATTATTCCAGTTGATGTTTCAAAATAAATTCTACCAACTACAAGACCTGAAGCAGGAACTTTAGCAATTTTTTGAAAACTTAAACTTGTTGTCATTTATTTATAAATAAACTCACCCCCCAGCTTACAATGAGGGAAGAAAATTAATTACTCGGCTTCCACCCAACACATATCGAGTTTGCCATCTATAACTTGAATTGAAGAACCAGTAAAAACTAAGCTTGCAACATTAACTACTAAACCACGTGACGTACCAGTTCCTGTAATTGTAATCGTTTCGTCTGGACTAGTTAAAGAAGTAATACCGCCAGTTACAGCAGTTTGAATACTGTCGCTCAACGCTTGCATACCTGCAACAATAGTCTGATCTGCTCCAATTTCAACACTACCTGTAATTGCAGTTCCAACCTTTACTGTAGTACCTTTAACTCCACTCAAGTCGACCTTGAGTCCGTTTGCAGATTTAGAAAGAGCAGCATCCGAGGCTGGATCAATCTTTACATCAATGGTATTCTCAGTAATTGAAATAGCATCCCCAAAATCTAATGTTGCAGTTGTATCGTCTGTATATGTAATTATAATTCCGTTAGCAGTCGAATTTAGCTGCACGTCAGAAACTTTCTTATCAGAATCTCCGCCATAGGTGATATTATTCATGATAATTTTATGCGTATCTGTTGTAAAGAAAATTCCATCAGTATGTGTTGTCGGATTATAAGCGGCACTAAGACCTCTATAAAATTTTACAACCTTGTTTGCCATTGCTTAAAATTTAATTAATAACATCATTTCACACCATAAGCCCTTCTAAATCCTGTTTTATAGTATCTACCTCAGCTTTTGTATAATAATTAGATAAATTTACAGTTATAGTTCCACTTCCTCATTTTTCCCAGAACATAGTATCCTCTCTTTTAACAACTATATACTCTTCATACAAGTCATTAACTCCAGTCTGAGAAGCAGGTACTAGCCAAATGATATTTTGCTTTTCTTTTGTAGGTTCCCCAAGAGCTTCAAGATTATCAACAATTTCAATTGAGAATCTAGTTAAATTAGCAAAAGCTTCGGCAAATTTAGATTGATCTAAAGCAGTTCCTCCAGCTTCTTTATATGCATGATATACAGCATTTAAATGGTCGAAATCAGCTTTATTTTTGGTATCAACCCAAATCATTTGTTCAGCATTCTTGTAGGCTTCTTGAATGTCTGCATCATCTGAATGAGAATTTCTAAAAGTGACAGGATCTTCTGGACCAACATGCACAGCATGTTCTCCAGTAAATCCTCTAGGTATATAAAAATCCCAAATAGGATCTTTAATTGTACCTACATTTTCAATTTTAGGATCTTCCCCTGGTTGTAGCATTTCTACCTTACCAGCAGTAAGAGTAGCGGTTGCTTTGCCTTTAGTAATTATAGTTAATGGGATTCAGCGATCATATATGATATTTCCGTTCTCATCTTTAATTGGATTTCCATTTTCATCTGGTGTTCATGTATAATGCCCAGATGAAAGCGTTACCTTAAGATGAGCATCATCGGTAATATCTACATCATCAATACTGACTCCTCGTAGATAGTCCATATAACAAAGAACTGTCCATTGACTAGGTAGTTCTCCATCATACCCTCATTTAATTGTATCATCTGTAAAATCACGATACAATTTTAATCGTTTGCCTTCAGGGCCTTGAGCACCAGTAGCACCAGTGTCTCCTTTTTCTCCTTGAATTCCCTGAACTCCTTGTTGACCTCTTGGAATAGTAAATCTGAAAGCAGCTTCAGAAGCAGTGCCCACATTTACAATAGAAGCTTGTGAACCAGGATCTCCAGTAATAACAGAATCTACTCTGATAGTTGCTGCAGTCCCAGCAGGACCTCTATCACCTCGATCTCCCTTATCACCTTTATCACCTTTATTTCCTTTTTCTCCTTGAATTCCCTGAACTCCTCTATCACCTTTTTCTCCCTTGTCACCTTTCTCTCCCTGATCTCCTTTAAGTCCACGGATACCTTGGTCTCCTTTGTCACCCTTGTCGCCCTTGTCGCCTTTACTTCCTGTATCGCCTTTATCACCTTTTTCTCCCTTCTCGCCTTTTACATACATAGGAGGAATGATTTCAGAAGGGTTTTCTTCTAAAACCCAGGTAATAAATCCAGTAGACTCATTGTACTCAGGTACGTACACCTGGCCATTTTCACCAGTTGCACCCGTAGCACCTGAAAATACAAATTCCCAAAAGGGTGAGTCTACACCAGTTGGCTTAGTAGAATCCTTAGGATCGTTATAAAGTAATTTTGGCTCAGATAGACTACTTGATAAGTGACTTTTATGACAAGCTAATAAAGTTCCTCTATAAGCTACAAAATCTTGAATATAACCATCATTATAATAGTTAATTCCTGGTGCCCATCCTTGGGCAAAGTTAAAAGATTTTCCTTTATAGAAGTCCCTTGAATTAGATACTCCATAGTATTCTCTTGAATTCTGAAGGTCAATATCTGGTTGTATATTAATTTTTTTCATATTTTATTATACTGTAGCAGTTTTTTGAGTTATGAAAGTACTTTCTTTATTAGCATTCAGTTGGTATAAGCTAGGATTAAGAATACAATAAGCACCCTTCATATGATACAAAATCAATGATATTTTCATCATTGAAATATCGTGTATTAAGATCTCATGTGGACATCTTAAAAGATGTTCCAGTATAAAAATCACGAGAGCTTCTTAATTTATAGTATTCATCTGAAAGCACTTTCTCCATAAAAGGATCTATGTTATACTTCTTCATAGTATTGCATTATTTTAATTATTTCATCACTAGAAGGGTTCCCATTCTCAATATAGTCAATAGCATTAACTAATTCATTCATTGCTGATAATGTTCTAGCATTAAACTCATAGCCAATATTTAGATTTAATAATTCATTTGAGAATAACCTATATAGTGTATTATATAGAATTTCCACAGCCGCAATCGTTATTAGAATTATTTAATAAATCTCCACATAATGAGTCGCAAGAAGACATATTATCTAACACTCTCTGAGCTTCAGTAAGGTTTCCTATATCCTTTAAATAGTCAAAAACGTACATTGCACTTAAAAGAAAGTCCCTTCTATTTCTCAGAGTATTGTCTGTGTCGCATTTATCATAACTGCAATGTTTGCAGTTAATAAGTAATAATTGCCGCTGTAAATATACTAAACATTTTTGCAATTTACAAACACTGAATACCTTTTTTACAGGGCAATAAAAAGTTTGTGATGCGCTATTATTTTGGACAATTTTATACGCATCTATATAATTGTCAAGTACAGTACTATTTTTTATCACTTCCTCGTAGGAATGCTCATCATCATCTTCGAGATTGCATTTATACAAGGTCTTTCCATCAAAAAATAACTCATCGCTAAGATTATTATAAGTATCATCTCCAACTTTAAACCTTTCTAAAATAGGAATGACTAATTTATAATAACAATACGTGCCATCTTTGTCAAGAATAAATTCTGAAGAAAATCTTGAAAGTAATTGACCTCTCTTGACTACTTCTCTTCTCACCCTGATTGTCCTATCAATGGGAACTCCAGTTTCATTATAACTTAGGAAGTCTAACATGATAAAGTTTATCATGTCATCTCCTAAGCTATAATAATCACTGTTATCAATTGCAATTAACTTACAATCAGGTCTGACAATCGTCTGAATAATTAAGCGTTTATCCATTATTCAACTTGTTTTATTTTATCATTATAAGGATTATTGTCGAACATTTGTGCAACTTGAGCTTGCAATTGTTGTTTTTTAACCTCAATAGATTGATCCTGAAAATCTTTATCATTCTTAATCTTCTCATGGTCAAGGGCAACTCTCTGTTGTTCAATTTCAATCTTAGCTTGTTCCATTTGACTAGCTTGATTTTGTAATTGAGATAACTGAGACTGCAGTTCTTTATTTTGTTTCAATAGCTCTTGTGCTTGTTGTTCTGTTTGTTGTAACTGCTGTTGAAGTTGCTGAACAATAGATTCTTCTTCTTTCTTCATCTTCATTGACTGCTCAACATAACGTTTAAGTTCAGTCATATTTTTGGCAGCTACAATATTAACAATCATTTCAGGGTCAGAATAACCAGCTTTAACTAATTCTGTACTTAATGCTTTTATAGTTTCTCTGTCCTTAAATGTTGCTGTACTATCCTCAATATGAACATCAAAATCTGTTACTGTATAATGCTCAGGAAGTGCTGAAAATATTTGAGAATATCTATCTCCCAAAATAATAACACCTTGAAGACCATCTGGATATACTAATTTAGTGAGATTAAGTAAATCATAATTAACCTCTTTATAAATTGTATCCATGCAGTCAAAATATTGTTTAGTAAGAAGTCCTGAAGTAGTAACTCCCAACTTAACATTACTAACAGCATCACGTTGTTCATATTGTGCAAGCATTTCTGGAAGTACTCCTGTAATGGAGGAAGCTTGCTGCTCAATCGATTGAATAGCTAATTGTATAGCTTGGATACTTTGTACTTTGACAGTATCATCAAATCCATTGAATATTGTATTTAATGGTTGTCCTTCTTGAGATGAATCAAGAATTCCAACACCAGTTTTCTTATAGGCCAACCATTTTTGAACTCTCTCTGGCATATCTACACCAAGAACAGTTGGCAGATTAGCTAAATCTAACCAGTCTCCTACTGTACCAGAAGATGCAATTAAGTTATCTCTATAAAAAAGTAACAGGTCATATTTATCTTGAAGATTCATGGTGTTTAGTACTAAACTAAAAGGATCACCATTATGATCTAAGAAAAACATTCCATTTACAGATAATCTACATTTACTTGGATAATCGGTAGATCTTATTACATTTTCTACCTCTCCTCTAGTAATATAGATTTCGTTTCCAATTTTAACTCCTTCATGTCTTGTTAAATATCCTGTCTTTTCATCAACCTCAAGCCATTCTACTTCATAAACAGTAATTAAATGAGGATTATAATTTGATAAGAGAGCTTCATCACCTGGTATTGCAGGATAAGCTTCCAATCCTCCTAAAATACCTGGAGTTAAATCAGGTCTAGGTAATCCATCAGGAGGAATAGCAGAAGTTCTTACCAAATAGGTTGTAGTTCTAACATCCCCCATTTTTGGAGCCTCTTTTAGTTTAGCAACCGCCTCAGTAGTTAATTCACTACGATATTCATTCAAAATCATTTCTCTTGTCATCATCTTACGAATAACTACTCGTCTAGAATCTGCAAGATAAGGAGAATTTGGATTTCTTTCTATAAATGTATTTAAAGTATTTAAAGCTTCAAAATTAATATTTTCTCCACTTTCAGTAGGTCTTGTTCTGTAATAACAAGTTCCACTAATAAGCAGATCTGTAAATAAGAGTCTCATCTTATTTTTCATATCAATATTCCTTGATTGCTTTAAATAGCGCAATATATTTTGAGCAGCTATTTCATAGTCTGAAATAAATGTTCTATCTAAATTATCCTGAATAGTTTTTAGTTCCTTTTCTATAAAAGGATCATTAACAACCTCCTTATTGTCTAATAATAAAGAAATTATATTATTTTGTAAATATTGATGTAACTTTTCATATAATGCTTGATCAATCTTTAATTGTTTTTCTCGCATTATATTTGTTACTGTTAACGAGTCCTTACAGGAAATTTTTAAATCTGGTTCTAACTCAAGATACTTTCCAACTAAAACATCAATATGTTTTTTAATTAGTGGAGTGAAATTTACTGCTGTTGGAGTACCTACTCCATAATTAAATTCAAGACTTTTAAATTGATCAGCATCTCGATGACAATGATAGTACTGATAGGCCTTTCTTAACCTAACTTTTTCATATACTAATTCATTAATAGCATCATCTATTAATTGGATTTCTGTCTTGTTCATTCTAGTACAATATAATAAGTATCATCGTTACCAGTATCTACCATCATTCCTTTGTAATACTTAGCACGATCGATTTGTCGTTGTCTTAAATCTCTTAGTAAGTAATCAAGAAAACCATCTTCACTTCCTTGATAAGAAAAATACATTGGAGCTTCATGTTGATTTAAATCCAGCTTTAAAGTATAAGAATCCTCATCATGCAATATATCTAAATTACCAATATATTCAGAGCATAAAGCTTCCCTTATCACATTTCGTATTTTATCTTCTAAATTATTCATCACCAATAACTCCAAATTGTTTATAACCTTTTGAGTTAATAAATCATCCAAAATCTTTCCATTCTTTTTCTACACTATGTGCAGGCTTTGGATTAAAACCCATTAGTTCCTCATCAGCAATTTCTGCCATACCCATAGCTGCAACAATATCATATTTTCTCTTATTTTCATAAGAATAGTTTAATAGTTGTTCCAGAATCATATCAGAATCTATTGTATAACAATAATCGTTTACATAAGTATTAATAAGTTCCAATCCATGCTTGATAATAGTTTCTGTAGCAGGGACTCCAATCATTTGTGAATTACCTCTCTTAATATCACTTAGACTAGATTTTGGACGCTTCATAAAAAGATTATCTTTTTTCTTACTTTTGAAATAGGTCAATATACTGATTTTAGTGTGCTCAAGTAATGCTTTACAATTATATCAAGCTAATAACTTCATTGCATTATCATACGCAAATCTAATATCTCTTGGCCTTTCTTTATACACAGCTACATATTTCGGTTCTTTTAAACCATAAGCTCTACGTTTTATTACAATACAAAAGTCTGATACATCTTTTTGAGTTGCAGAGTCTTCTGTACCTTGGTCAATAGAGTCAATGCCAGCTACATATAAATTTTTATAAGGATCTTTATCATCAAGCATTGGTTCTTCATAAATAAGAATATTACTATCCACTTTATCATAGACCTTTACTTTATTTAAAGTTTCATCCCCTTCACTCTTATCCCAAAGAAGTGCTACACGTCTGGGTTTAACTCCCATTTTATGTATTCTAATTTGAGTAATTCTATCTGAAATAGCAATAGCATCAAAGATATTATCACCCTGCCTTAATAAAGCTTCCGCTGGGGTAAAACAATACTCTGAACAATATTCAAGAAGGCTCTTTCCACTTTTAGCAGCTCTTTGCTCTTCATAATATTTCTTTGCTTTTTCTATATTTGTAACTCCTCTATGATCTGTATACTCAGATCCCAACATAAATGTATAGGCAGGAATAAAAAATCCTGTATATTGAACAGTTCCATCTGAGGAGTAGAAGTTCTTATAAGGTAAGACATTATTAGCTTTAGGATCACTAAATATCTCAGATAATCCTGTTAATGAAGGGCCTTGGTCACCACCAGTTCCCCAACCAATCTTAATGCCTCTACGTACACCACCAATTTCAACAAGGGCAGTTCCCTGTGTTCAAGATGTTCTAGATACTGGATTAGAACCAAACTCTTCAAACATCAGTCTATCACAACGAGCACCACGAACCTTACGAGGATTATCTGCAGGAATGCCCTCAATCTCAGCCATACGACCAGATTCAACACCCTCTTTATCAAGCTTTGATGCACGCTTTTGTTTAATATTATCAATTTTCTGACGTACACGCTTCATACCTCCGTCAGTGTTGTTGCTTAACCAGTTTAACTGATACCAACATTTAGTAAGTACATCATCCACATAACTCTCTAAAGATGCTGTATATACTGTTCTAAAGTTTCTTGTGGTAATAAAGGGCCGTACTCCCAAACATGCTCCTATCTCACTAAAGCCCCAATTTTGTTATCCTATAGGCTTTTTATCCTATAGTTCTTATAGTTTCCTATAAGTTCAGCGTACATTTTCATCTAAATTCAATAGATGTTCCATACTCATGGGAGAATTATTTCTGTTTCTAGCGATCATCTCCTACGCGTTACAGTGGTCAGCAATCAACTGACTTACCTCGGTATTAACATAATAACTAAATTTTTTATACTTTCTATTCCCATAAAAGTTACTATCATCATATAAAAAATGAAATAGGTTCTTAATATTAGGAATAGATGCTGTAGCTAATCTATACATATCATCTCTTTTTAGATAGATTACATTAGATTTTATTCCATTTTTTGCAAATTCTTTTTGAAATTCTAATGCTAATTGTGCCTTTTTAAACTCTATTGTAAAATTCATAGTCATTCTTTCTTTTCTGTTTTCCTGAAGTTTACGATAACTTCCAGTAATACTGCCATCACCATCAAAATACCCTCGAATAAAATGCCTAAAAAGTTTAGAATCCATTCTTGGTAATGTATGCTCTGCATAAGTTTTATTGTATCCAAATCCTAGATTAACTAAAGATTCACATAATTTTGAACTTGTTATATCTACACCATAAGATTCATGAGCTTGTACTTTTATTCCATTTCTTCCAATTGTAGTATGTTTTTGTAGTGTAAAAGTTCTTGCACTTTTACTAATATACATTTTATACATATCTACTATGTCAGAGTCAATGGCACATAAATGAATTCTCAAAGTTTTTCGTTTTTCATCTATACTTCCATCTGCTGCATAAAATCCTAATAGATAAGCTTGCAATTCAGTTTTAATTTCAGAAAAGAAATCATGTCTAATAGCACGTTTGCTAAAATAATTTGTATATTCGGGATAAGTATCCTCTATAAATTTAATTTGTTCTTGCTTTGTCATCGTAATAAAATCACATATTTAGTTATCGTAGCCTTCACCGATTTTACGGAATTTTTACTTATATATTACTATATAAGGCGGCAGGTTAATTTACCGCTCGTGCCTTTAGTGCAACTACGTCCTTTTTTAAATACTCACAAAGTTCTATATAATGAAAGAATTCGTATTGTTTAGATGTAAAGAAGGGGAAAGACTCTTCTGAACCAGCTCCAGCTTTCTTTTTATCGTTAATAATACCCATTCTATAGAAGTTTAAGAAGAAATAATGATCTCCTGTAACCCTATATTTCCCTACTGTATAACCTTCAACACAACGCCTTATCTGTTCTCTTCAAAAGTCCACATAAGGCTTACCTCCTTTTTTATGTGCAGTATATCTTCCAGTTCTCTGATATACTTGCCCAACTTCTATAAAAGGAGTGGGGTCAAAATCTAATCCTTCAGTCTCATTAATAGGTCTATACCCTGTTATTTCATAAGACAATTCTGGATCAAAATAATGAATCTCATCTTCTAATATTACATCTCATAACCCTTCAGTCCTTTTCTTATGTACTTCTACTTTATCTTCATAATAAGGGGACTCTTCAGTTTCTTCATCTATAGTTGAAGCAAGCAACTCCTTCCTTAACTCTTCCTCAGTTTTTTCTGTGAAGGTTGGAAGTCTATCAACTCTCTTACGTAATTCGTCTTTATTTTTCTTTGATCTTAGTTCAGCCATACTTTATTTATTAAGGATTTAATCGTCAAGTCCGATCTCTACATCTCCTCTATAACGAGTATTTGTAGATTCCTGATCTTTCTTGTAATCATTCTCCAATTCACGTAAGTAATCATTCATCTTTTTAATCTGTCCAATACTTTCAAGAACCTTTTTAGGATCATTTAAGTATTTTCCATTGCCATCCATATCAGTGAATTCAATATTGTCTAAAAATACTCGCATTTTTTCTAGTGTCCTAAATGCGGTTTTAATCAAACTAAGAATTCTGGATGAGTCTTTAATCTCCATATATTTCCGACATGCTGCTCTAAAATCAGGATCTTCCCACTCTTTGTCAGTTAGTTCACTGTCCTTCATAGCTTGCTCATGTCTTTCTTGTTCTATATACTCTAAATAGGGGGATTTAAAATCCAACATTAAGAATATATATTTAAATTCTCTCCATGCCCTCAATCTATTAATACCAGTAGGATCTTCTTTACATTTATTCCTACTGGTATCATAGAGTGTTGCAAATTCCTTAACTAACAGTATCTCATACTCATTTAGAGTAATTGCTCCTGTAGAGTTATCATAAAGGAAAAAATCAACCATTATTTCACTTTCTTGAATTTATCTATAATAGTAGCTTTTCTTAGTTCCTCTCATTTTAAAGGCTTTTTCTCTTGAACCTCACCGCCATTATTATATCTTGGGGTACTATATCCAGCTATACTATCAATAGCTCTATTAATCTGATCGAATGGAGAAGTTCCTGTAACAAACTTTCTAATAGATCTTCCTAAAGAATTACTGTAAAATTTCCCATTTTTAGATACTAAAGTATCTGTAGAGAAAGGATAAAATGTACTTCTTGTATAGATAGGACCTCCAGGTAAAGCATGATATGTTGAATCAGATCTGAATTCTTGTTCAGCTAATCTATCAGAGGCTCTTTGAGCAGCTCTCTCTTTAAAATAACCTTCTTTATATCCAGCATCCCGTCCATCAATGTCTTTGTATCCTCCTTCTCCATCACTATGAATTAGGCCTTTAGGGGTATTTATAGTTTTCTTTCCTCCATTTTTAAACTTAGTAACTAAGTAGTTAAGCTTTCCTCCCTTCTTAAACATTCCAGTTTCCTCTGGTTGAATTGCAGCATTTTCAGATTTAAATTCCTGAATAAGTGTTTCTAGTTGCTTTTGTCCTTCTGGAGTTTTAGAAAGCTTATTTAAAGTCATTGCTATCTCTTCTGGAGATTTATTTTGCAATTCCTTTACACGTGTTGGAATTCATTTTATGAATTCCATTAATTGAGTTTCGTCCATGATGTTTCTTAGTATTTTCTATAATAATTCCTTTCTTTTTTAGTTCTACCCATAGCTTAATACGTTCTTCTATAGTTTCTCCTAAACATTCAGGAATATCCGCTAAATCAACCCATGTCAAAAGATTATTTCCATCCTGCAGTTCAATAAATTCAGCAGAGGTGCAATCTACATGGTCTATATTTCCTAGTCTATTAAAATATACTTTCATTATTTTACCCTTTCAAGATCTTTAGAAGAAAAAATTTCCTCACAAAGATCACCATTTACATTAAACCATCTACATTTAATCCCTTTAAAAGAATTTACTGTTTCATCATTGTGTTTATATGACCTTGTCACTTTTTCCACAACATACATCACTGGAATATTACTTAGTTTACGATGTCTAACTCTAACTAAGTCTCCAGGATTGTAAAATATTTTTTCAATTTCACTAATCATTGTCTACAATTCTACATATTACATTTTGTTCACTAATTGCCCAATATCCTCTGCGATCAAAAGGAACTGGAGCGGCACCAACATTCCTTATATAAATATCATCACCTTCTTTGACATATTTACATTCTGGGCCAACTGATACAACATGACAGCAAATAACTCCCATTTCATCTTGCTCCATTTCCCCAGCATCGTTTATATGAAAAGAATCTACATCTAAAAGTAGTCCAGCGTCAGACTTATATTTACGATAAGGGTTTTTATTATACTTTGTAAAAATAACTGTAAATCCTGTTGCTTGAACTTTCTTGTTTTCTGTAGATTTTAATCCTTTATTTGCTTCCATTACTGCAGCAGCTGCAGCTAATTTCTCCATTTCAATTTGATCTTTTAGTTCAGCAGAACTAATTCCAGAAAGATTTTTACTTAATTGTGATCCATAACCACTCATACCAGTGGCATCATTTCCATTTAAAATTAAATTACTCATAACTTATTAAAATTTTACTCATTTGCATATCTTCATTTATATCCTTTACACGTTCTTCTCTTTCCCAAACATACTCTTTGTATACTCTGTCAACTTCCATTTACTGAAGTTGCAGCTTCTTTTATAGAATTAAATGTTGTAATATACTCACCAGATATTGTATACTGTTCGACTTTTCTTTTACCTCAACGTTTATCTGTTTTAATTGTATCCTTAGTCAAAGGGTCATTTATTTTTCTTCAAATATACCCACCTCCAGATTTTCGGTGATGTATACAACACGCTGAGATTGAGTCTTCACTAATTCCAGTAATTTCTGAAGCCTCTGTAATCGATGAGAACGTAGCTAACTCTGCCCCTTTAGAATTATATTGTATAACTGGTACGGAATGAATAGAATCAATAGCTATTGGGGAGGAGTCCTTGCTAAATCTCCAAATATATCCTCCTGCGGAACCTTTTCTAGTACGGCAGCATTTGGAAATGCCACTACTATCCTTTAATCCCACAAAACTAGCTGCTTCAGATTGAGTTTTATGTATTTTAATAATATTACCATACATGTCATACTGTACAATAGCGAATTTCTCATTAGGCATAATTCCTGAGCCTCCTTGTACAAAATTCATACATAAAGGGTCTACCTTATACTTATCTCCTATTATGAATGCTTCTCTCTCATTGTTGACTTCTTCTGATGGATTAACTTCTAAAATTTCTTTAATATAAGTTACACCTTCTTGTTTTCCATATTTCTTAAAATACGCCTTACAAAAATTACCAGATCCTGTATAAGTATCTGTTTTTAGATCATTTGGATGTTTATGTTTCCCAATATAATATCTTCCAGAAGGAAATCCACATAGGAAATGAATTTTGTAAATATAAAATATTATCATTTTCCAACAACGCATTTAGCGTGCATAAGTCTTAGTTTTGCGGACAGCCTGCAGGAACAGCCACGGACATAACCATCTTTTTTATATGCTGATGTTTTCCCTTCTTTATTTATATAAAGCTTAGGGTTACATATTGGGCCAACAGGGGTTTCTTTATATAATGGACATTCTTTGCATATTTTCATTCTTTCCTCATATAACCCCTCATTAGCATTAAACATCTCATTTACATGTCCATCTATAATATCAAATATACTTCCCATATTTAAAATACAATAGGACGATCTCTATCAAGTACAGTCGTCTGTTTTAAAAGCTTTTTATAATGCTTTAACATTCTCTCTACATCATTTTTAAGATAATCTACAGTATATTCTGTAATTTTATCATCGTGATCAATGTGTATTAGCATTAATTTTTTAATATTTAATTCTGGCTTAATTTGCTGAAGTAAATATGCATATGTTGATAATTGCAGCGAATAATGATAAAAATTACAATCCTCTATATTATTTAAAGGGTACTTCATCATTATTCTACTAAACTTATTCTTATCAAAGTAAGAATGTTTCTTAATCTCCTTATTGGTTTTATAGTCTGCAATTATTATATCATTTCCATCTTTAATTAGTAAATCTATTTGTCCAGCAACTCGTAATATTCCATCGGAAGATTTTAAGCTAACTAAAAATTCTGGGTATACTCCTTTTTCTAAATCAAGTTCGTAATATCCTTTTTTACAAGTAAAAACTCCTCCTAAACCAAACTTTTTTAAATCTTGCTTCTCTGAAGTATAATACATCTCTTCAAAATTAGAGTGTATTTTTGTACCTCTTTCACAAGATTTATTTCTCTCATCATCATATCCTTTTTGTATTTCTTTTCTTGTCTTATCAAAGATAATCGGATCAAGATGAAGTTTTTCAATCATATCATCTGTCCACCTCTTTGTAGCTAATAAAGTTTCTTTAAGTACATGAAAAGTTTCTTCCGACATTAACTTCTCGCAAGTTTTATAGGAAGACCAAAAAAATACATCAAAAGGATTCTCATATTTGCCAATTAAAGTAGTAACAGAAACATATTTTTGTTGATCTGTTTTGTCTATATATACATGAGCTTCATCAGAGTATACTACATCCTTTGTCTCTTTGTCTACTTTAAGGCCATTTACATATTTTTCCTTAACATTTTTTAATTTAGGCATATTGCTTCTCGAAATTGATTGATGTCAACTTCTTTCAAAGAAGTTAACGATAATAGTATTTGAACCCTTCTTCTCACCTCAAGCATATAATCTCTTATTTGTTCTTGAGTAAGTTTGGGGGAATTTTCAAAAGAATAACCAAGTATTCCCATAAATTGATTAGTAGAATTTTTTCCTGGAATTTCAACAGCTACTAAGAAATGTGTGCCGTTGACATTAATCATTTGAGCTAACTTAGAATCTATTTGAGATAATTCATCTGAACCCCCATAAAAATATCTGCGTTTGTTCAAATAATCGAAGAAAGGGAAAATACTGGTTGGCATATCTTTGTATTGCCAATATACTGCTTGATCTAATGAGGTTTTTCTACATCTTTCATAAGTCATATCTACGTAATAAAAACCTAATCCGCTACCATTTGCTTTTCCATTGTGCCCTTCCATAATAAAAGCCCTATCACATCCTATATCCCGTATAGAATTATCTAATAATTCATTAATAACAAGATTAACATGCCTGCGAATTTCTTCGCTTGTAGCATGCTTTTCCTTCTCAATTACATGAATCCATTCAATAATGGTTTTAATAGTTTCTTTTGGATTAAAGGCAATGTTCACAGTAAATGCAAATAAAATTATTAAAATACATGACTTAATAATATTTAAAAACCCATAGTTCTTCAAAAACTCCAGAATTTTCTCAATCCATTGAAGGAAATTTTCCATAATTTATTGAATAATATGTTTTATGTGAAACTATTTGTTCGTTGCAAATATAATTATTATTTTTGTAAAAGCAAAACAAAAATATCTATTTAACTATAAATACATTTAGAATAAAATGAGTAAGTATAACAACGAGATTTTAGATAGTATCTACGAGAGATACTCTAAATTCAATAACGAAAATACTCTAAGCCTTAAGGAAAGTAAGGATGAGTATGTATTAATGATGAAGAAAGGAGCTAAGATCCACATCAAAAAAGAAAATAGAGGAAAATTTAGTGCTAGTGCAAAACGGGCAGGAGAAGGTGTTCAAGAGCATGCTCATAAAGTAATGAATGATCCGAACGCTACAACATTGCAAAAGAAAAGAGCTAATTTTGCTATACAGGCCAAAAAATGGCATAAGAAATAAAAACAAATAGTAATGAAAGAGTTCTTCCTAAAGATGTTTACTGCTCATTCAGGGTTGAGTAGTAAAAGAGTATGTGGATTTTTTGGATGACTAGTTTGCCTATTTATATGTGTTTATTGTACCATCATGGTAATTCCAGCTCCAGAAGTTGTAGAATTATTATTCATATGCAGCACATCTTTATTAGGAATAGATAGTATTACAGGAATCTGACATAAAAATATAAATAAATAAATGAAAACATATAAGATATGATACATATTAGGCTTGTTATTTATGGGATTATTTTTCCTTAGCACATTATCTACAGGAACTCCATTATATGTCTTAATAAGCCTAATATGTTTTTTAATTAGTGCAAAATATTATAAAGAATAATGATTAAACAATTTATAAGCCAAAATATTATTGGGGTTAATGTAAGTTTCAATCTGGAGCTATAAACCAACAAACAATTGAAAGTGCTTCTATACAGTTTTATAACTTTGATATGTCAAAAACGTATACATATACCTACTCTAGAAGTATTTGATGTAAAAGTTTCTAAAGATATACTTACAGAGGAAGCTTGAGGTTTTATAGTTACAATTAATAGCCAAACGCTATACGACCACAATTATAGATATAAAATGGATGTAGATGGCAATAATGTTGGAGACAGTCCTTGCGATAAAGTTTCTGAAGGAGTTGTTCAATTTCAATGTATTTATACAGGGCCAGTTAGTAATATTCAAATAATAATTAATTATGTTTCTAACTTAATTTTTAAGGGCCCTCTACATATACCAACTACAACTGCAGGATACAACGAACTAACTGGAGTTGATTTAATTAAAGGAGAACGTTATAGATTTTATTTTAGATTTGTTGCTTCTGGAACAGTTTCTATCCCAAGTGGTAATCCTGAAGGACTTACATCTATTGTTAAACTATTATCAGCAAGTAATAATCAAAATGAACTCGTAAGAATATCAAGTAGTAGTGGAAAATTAATGTGTCAAATACGTGTAGATTATTATAACAATAAATGAAATATACTTCTTAGCACAGCTTCTGCATCACAATTTTATAGTCAAATTATTTTAGAAGATATAATAAAGTTATAGTATAAAGTAAAAAGGAACCCAATTGGGTTCCTTTTGTTTTAAGTTCTCATTTCTACACTAAATACTTCGAAATTAATCTCCACCTTTAGTTTTATTATATCCATAATTATGATCAGTACTGTTATAATAAGCAATTAAATATATCTCAATTTGTTTTGCTTCTTTTTCTGATAGTTCTGAATATAAAATTTCATGTTGGAAATTATTTCATCCATATTTTAAAATTGCTCTAAAGAAATATGTATTATTAATGTAGCCTTTTCCACCTTGCCAACGCTTTATTAGATTGAGTTTTGTTATTCCAATATAAACTTTATTAGATGGACTAGTGTGTTTATATACAATAAAAGACATTATCTTTTGGGTACTCCCCCGAATTTATCAGCCTGGTTTTCTGGCCAAACTGAATAATAACTTTTTCTTCTTAATTTTTCACTAATTCTTCTAAGACCTACTCAACAAATACTACATAAACCAGGGCCAGGCAGATAAAGCCATCCCCATCTAATACTTTGTCTTGTATGTCCTCATTCATGATCTTTAATAAAAGATCTATTGTATTTCCAACTTGATTCTCCCATTAAGATATATAATCCTAATGAAATACCTCCAGGAAAGTCTCCTGCATAAATTGGAATTTCTTTATATGTTTCTTTATACTCTACATTATAAAGTTTGGTTAAGATGAGACCTAGGAGACACTGAGGGAACTCCCAGATCCATCTTAACAGTTTAATATATCATTTCATAAATTTAAATATTTTTATGATCATTTAGTTAATGTAACACGAGGAAGTGGAAGTCACCCTTGAGGACCGTGCAAACCATATGAATCCTGGATTTCTCTTATAGTCAAATATTTTGTACTTCCTGGCACTGTTTGTGAACTTGCAGATCCTTTAATAAATGTATATAATTCTAAATTATTTTAAACTAGGTATGTAACATAGAGTTCTTTTTAGGAACTCATGCTACATCATTTAGTAATCTCTGTATAGTAGAATCATCAAGCCTTTCGAAAAGTTCTTCAGGCCCTTTGTAAAGATTCATATCTATAGCTTTTTCTATGGGTTCAATTTTCTTAGGAATAGTTGGATTGTTTATATTACTTTTATAGAACTGATTCTCTGTTCTAATTAAATAATCACCTGTATGGTTCTTATTTCTAAGTTCTTGTACCTCTTCTAAGGTATATTCATGATTTGGATCTAAGTTATTATTAAATCTTAATTCCATTAATCTGGAATAAATTTCTGAAGGCTTATCCAAATAATCATCATATATTATTCCTGGTTTTAATCCTCATCTATCAATAATTTCTTTAACTTTGGCAATCTGTTCATAAGGTCTAGATGCATGAGTTCATTCATGAACTTCTGTACTCTTACTATCATCAGAAGTGGTTATAGTTTTCTCTTTATGATTAGTCAGTCCTGTAATTTTGCCTGGGAGTTTTCCTCTTTTAAAAGAGTATTTACTCATAGATGCAGATTGTCTAAAATAAGGATTTTCTATTAATCCAGGTATTGCCAATCATCCTGAATAAATAGAATTATTTTTAAGTTTATCCTTCCTCTGTGAAAGCCAATTATCAACTCATTTTCGAGTATCTGCTCCATCTTGAGCTTTAATAATTCCTCCATTACGTTCTGATACTACCTCATTTCCAAGAACACCTGCTCCAAGTATCGTAGGGACTCTTCTAAATAGTTTCAAAATGATATCCTTATTCTCTTTCCAGAAGGTTTCTTTAGTTTGTAAAGTATTAGAGCTTGTAGTTGGATAAAACATATTAGCATCTCAACCTATATCAAAGATTTTTCTAGCTTCTGCTTCAGTTAATTCTGTAAAAGAGGATCTAATTCCAGCTTCTGCTTTGTAACTCATAATTTTGGAATAGATATCTTTAGCACTATTTTCCTGAGTCATTGCAGATAAGAATTTCTTTGGAAACAATTCCTTCTCTGTATAAGATAATCCTCTTAATCCAAAATCATCTTTAGTTCCAACTAATTCTTGAAGAAGCTGCTTTGATGCAGCCTTCTCTCCTGAACGTAAAGGATTTTGTGCAGTTTGACTTATTTCTAAAATTGTTTCTCCAGTCTTTGCATCTTTAAAGAATGCATAGTCATGTTTTGGATTTCCTAATCTAACTTTAGAAATTTGTTTAGGAACCTCTAATCTTTCAGCTGCGGGAATACTTCCTTTACGAGCATTTCTTAACCATTTTAAAGCGCCATGAAAATATTTAGATAAATCATTTCCATAATGTTTATAAATTAAGTTAACATCTTCTTCTGCAGCTTTTACTGTATTTTTAGCAACTTCAGATGTACCTACTGCTCCAGGTAGAACAGCTAGTCTGGCCGAATCTTTATCTCCTGTTGCTGAGTAATGGAATAAACCATAGGGAGTAAATCCTGCTATAACATCAGCAGGAGCAGAATTTGCCCAACTACTTGAATTATATGCAGTAATAATATTATCTCACTTTCTTCTAAGTCAAGATCTATTATCTGGCCTAATTTCTCCAGTTCCTCCTGCTTAAAATTTAAGTATACCTCCATGTTTAGCAGATGCTATTACTCTTTTTAAAGTATCTGCATATTTTGGATCTGTTGCATACCCTCCTCTAAAAACCCTATCTGCAAATCCAGATATATCTCCAGTAAAAGCTTTATATCTATTATTATTAAGTAGGGAAATTTTATATTTTGCATAGTCTTCTAAAGAATCAAAATCTCTAAAACTATCATTAATATAAACATCTTTCCCATTAATAACTTCTCTTGTTCTTTTTACAGAGCCTTTTCCTTTAATACCTCCAAAATTGAATTTACCAGAAGGCTTAGTTCCTCAGGCAGATTCAAGTCCATCTTGTGCAACCAATGCTTTGGCATAGGCTGTATTTAAACCCATTTGAGAAAGGATTCTCTCATAAATAGGTAACATAGTAGCCTTAAATTCATTCTTACTTTTAAATGAAGATGAAGTAGTATTTGTACTAGTTGTATATGTAGGTTTTGATTCTTTCTCGGCTCTAGGTTCTTCTTCTGAAGTTTCAATACTATCAATTATAGGGGAGGCAACAGTTTGAGGCCTTGGTTCTTCCCTTTCTTCAGTGTTGAATCTGGGTAAATAACCTTGGAGCTCATCTGGCTCTCTTGAAATTTTCCTATACCATGTTTTCATAATTACATTATTTGATCGCTACAAATATAGTTATAGTTCTATTTAAAACAAAATAAAAGCAGCCTTTTATGAAGACTGCTTTTAAGAGGCTATGCTTTGAAAAAATAGATTTTATTTCCCTTAGTATTTCCTATATCAATATGTAATCATGTAATTTCTCCATTATTATCTCATTTTTCTACACGTATAGGATACTTAAGTTTATCTTGATTATTTTCGAGGATTTCTCGCATCTCTTTAGCGGTTAATTTAGCTGATATTAAATCAAAAGCTTGTCCTTTATAATGATAACCTGTAGGAGTTCCTACTCCACATCCAGGTTCTCTATAACCACTGTAATTTCTAGAGCCTCCTGCAGCTCAATTGTTACATGTAAGAGGGGCATTTAGAATTTCTCTAACGTTCTCCAATGCTTCAAGAGCTTTTGGATCTAGAAATTTTATAGCATCATCTCCATATTGATTATATATTTTAGATGATACTAATTCTTTTACTTGAAAGTATTTATTTGCTTGCATTACTCAATAGGATAATTATCTGAAGACTTAACAGTAAATGTAAAATATCGTCATACTCCTGATGTTTTTCTAGCTATAATTGTGCCTAAATAGTAGAGCCAAACATTATATTTAATCTAGTTGTCGATGGGGGCAATTCCGTATCTGTAATTTTAATTTCGCATCCTGGGCTATGTAATATATCGGTTCTGATCAATAATTATTTCTTCTGAGTCAGGATCTTTTATTCAAATTGGTTTGCCAATGTTATAGTTTGGGAGGTTAGTTATAACTCTAATCACAGTCCCCCCCCCGTGCGTTCTAGTTCTTTAATATTAATGTTAATAAAAAATATATGTTTTATTTCTGTGTTATAAGCGGTTTAATCATCTATCTTATCATACTTGTTAGCACTTATTAAAAATGCTATTAAACATAATATCATATAACATGGGCTTAATACTCCAGATAAACTTTTTAAAATAAAGATTCCCATGAACGTTAAGCCCAGAATATACCATAGCTTATATGATCTCATTATTGTTTTACAAAGTATGTATTATATAAATATTTTGCATACCATCCGCATCCAACACCAATTGCCCAGCTAGTTACTGCTAGCAATAAACTACCAAAGTCCATTGCCGATACAATACCGCAACCTGCTAATACTAAAGCAATTATAATTGCGGCTATAATTAATTTTGTTTTCCAAGTTATTATTTTCATAATTTATTATTTATAATTATTTTAAAATCTTTGGAGGGTAAAGGTTCAGACATTCCTTTTAGTTCTATAATGTTATAAAGTATACTAAATTATTTTTCTTGCCCCCCCCCTAAATTTTGAAAAATGAATTGTTTAATCAAAGTTTTATAGTTTTTGCAAAGTTAGAAAAAATTTTGGGAAAATACAAGAAATTGTGTAGGTATTGTGAGGGAGAGGATAGTTATCTTTTTTGGCCCCCTCCCGTTTTGTTTGGAAAATTGAAAATTTTTTGAGACTAATTTTATGGAGTTATATTTATACAAATATCTGGGAATAATCCCAATAACAACAAAACTCTCAAAACAATGGCAAAAATCATTTCATCCGTCAAAATTGACGAAACGGCGATTTTCTTCACGTCGAACAGACCGACCGAAGGCACTAAAATTCTGTTTCTTTCGACCGAAGCCGCAAACGGCATTCTTACAGGTTACGACAAAAACGAGGACGGCGCGGCAGTGTACGCAAACGGCATTCGTTGCATCCTTTGCGACGAAGTAGGCTTGCGTCCTTACGTTATCCCCGTCAACGATTTTATGGCGCAAAGTACGGCGTTAATTAACAACAAATTCACGCCACAAGACAGCCACACAATCACAAAGCGCATCCGCACTTTTGGCACACCTGCTTTGCAGGAACTCGGCAATACTTGTGCGGTTGCTGTTGTGGGTGCGACCTATCCCATGAAAGTCAAAAAGTTTACATCTGACGACACGTACAATTGGACGACGTTAGGAGTAGACGAAACAAAGGATACCTATAAATTGAAAGACGGCGTAATCACTTACGACAAGAAAACAATTACCCTTGAAGAGTGTGCCAAATTCTTCGAGGAACACCAGAAACGGCAGAACGACAGACTTAACAAATAGCAATCGAGGGAGTGAGAAATCACTCCCTTTTAATACCTTTAAGACCATGAAAGACATTATCGACGAACTTTTTGAGGACTTCTACGCAAGTGCAGAAATTGCAGCGTTGAACGAGTGTGCAAATTCTCAAATCATTCAGTTTTAAGAAAGGGCGTAATGCCCTTTCTTTTTCTTATGAGGGTATGGAGTTATATTCCTACAAGTCTTTGGGCATCATGTATGTCCATTTAAAACAAAGCCCTTTTCCTGCCTAAAGTTGTAAATATTAAATTAATTATAAAAATGGCAAAAGTACCTGTTCTTAAAATTAAGCAAGAGAACTTCAATGGCATCATGGCCAATCAGGAGTTCGCAACGCTCCGCATCCAGAATCAGCTGGGTGATCGTTTCTTCATTCCGAAGTCTGAAATGCTCCTCATCGTAGGTTCGTCGATTCCTGCACTCGATCGTAATGGTAACACTATCAAGGATGAGAAGGGCAACGAGACGTATCGTTCGGTAGGTCAGCATTTCCCCGCAGTTCGTATCGTCGACGGCAAGCCGACGGAAGTTGTCGAGCTGTATGTCGGTCAGCTCGTGAAGCTGGACATCAAGCGCAAGCTGGTCTTCCCTGGCATCCTTTCGGATTCTCTCCGTAAGAGTTCGGATGACTTCAAGAAGGCCATCTGCGGGAAGGTTCTGGAGATCACCGAAGAAACCGAATGCGACGATCGCGTCTGGGATGCGAACAACGCTCGCTGGATGCGCGATCCCGAGGATGACATGAAGTTCGTGTCGCAGAAGAAGCGTGTCTTCAAGTTCGAACCGAAGGCTTCGACACTAAACGCCGCAGATACCGACGAAGCATACAAGATGCTCGAACGGTATATCACCGAGATGTACTCGGAAATCGCTGAGACCGTTGAGAAATAGTCTCATCACTCTGAAAGGTAGATGTGATTGACCGTATGTAATTACTTATTACGGTAAATATCGCATCTACCGTTCAGAGATCCCAATTAAAGCGTATACATATTGGGAACTAATTAAAACAAACATCAAGATTAATGGAGAGTTTTGTTACATATTGCTACGGGCGATATAAAGCTGGCTATGTTAAAACTCTCCCCTTAATGCAGCTTTAGCGGTGACAAGCCCGTGTAAATGCAGAGTCAAGGGTTTTTGTTGTTATAGGGAGAGGCGTGAGAAACCTCTCCCAAATACTTTTAAACTATGGATACATTAGCACTCCTTGGAGCTATTGCAGCGATTATAATCATTGCATACTTACTTCGAGATTTTCTCGACAAACCTTGTAAATTTTAAGCTTATGAAAGACACAATAAAAGCAGCTATGAAAGCTGCATTGGCAGATATGGGAGTATCTCAAGATAAATATCAAGCTCTTGAATTTTCTGTAAAAAGTTTACAGGAGATTCGAGAGAATGATGTAGCCATTTGTAAAGAAACAACAGTAGCAATTAAAATAGTTAAGTAATGAATAAAAATCTGAGAATCCTTAAATGGATTTATACGGAGGGTTTAAAAGAAAACCCGATGCCATATAAAGAGTTAGCTGAGCATTGTGGAGTATGTTCTGCCACAATTGCTTCTGTGGTTCGTAAGCTTGAGGCATTTGGAATTTTAAAGATTTCCGATAAAGGTAAAAGAAACGCCAAGTATAAGTGGATCAGCTCTGTGCAACCGAATGAAAGTTTGGCTATCAGAGTAGGTAGAACTAAACTTACTACTATGAATTTTACCGATTTTGAAGATTCTCGGCTTATTCAGGAATTGAAGAGTCGTGGGTATGTAATCTTCAAAGAGGTATAAAGAAATTGAAGAGTAAGGAGGAATTAATCTTCCTTCTCTTCAATTTTAAATTCAACCGTTGTAGTTTTTTCTTCTTTGAGTTTATTAATTTCTTTCATAGCTCATTGAAGTTGTTTCTTTAATTGCTCAATGTCTTCAGTATTCTTTTCTACTTTCTCATTTACATAAAGAACAGCTTGACAAACTTTAGCCATGTCTATGGCCAAAACAGGTTTGTTATATCCAGCTTCATCTCTTTCATAAGATGTGAGTTCAGTTATAATATCTAGTTCTTTCATTTCTCTAGTTCTTCGTTTAATTGTACTTACAGAAGTGTTCATTGATGTCGCAAGTTCTTCTTGTGATTTAGCAACATAAGCATATTCTGTTACAGGATCTTTATAAGCTTGAGCTAAGTAACCCATAATATATCCTTTTGTTTCAGGGGTTCATTCAGTTTTGGATAAGAATTTTAGAGTTATCCTTTCAAAATCTTCTGTAAGCTTAGTGAACTCATAAACATTAGAATATTTTTTTCTCCTTGTAATTTTAATTGCACTCTCTCTTTCTAAATTAGCAATGGCCTTTCTAATAGTTGGGAGTGAACATCCTGAATCTGCTTTAATAGTATCCATAGACGGCCAACATTTGAAAGTTTCTTTATTCATATACTTTCTGATATGTGCATAAATATATCAGTCAAGTGCTTTTAAGTTCCATTTCGATGGATGTGGAACTTGTACGTGTTGTTTATTTGTATAGTCCATATTATTTGTATTTTTCTTGCAACAAAGATAGAGAAATTTTCTCTAAAATTAAAAATTTTCTCTAAAAATTTTCTGTCTGAGGGTCAAATCTTTCGGTCTGAGGGTCAAATTTTGGGGTCAAATTTTTCGGTATAGGGATCAAATTTTATACACTAACTATATAACCAACTAAACTCGCGTAACTATATAATAGCGACCACCTTGCGGTAGGTCGCCGAGATGTCCAATTTGGATTTTCGACCTCAAACTTGAAAATATGTCAGAGTATTCTGCAACAAATATAACACAATCAGTACTTCCTAGTGATGATAAAAAGTATCCACTTAAAGAGAATTCTACTATAAATTGAAATATGGATATGTTAATGAGATATTTTGAGGGTGTGAAAAAGATGAAAGGTGCTAGAGGGGACAGGCAAATCCTTCCTTCCTCTCCAGAAACTTTCTCTTTTTCTTAATCTCAAAATTCATCCTTAATATTCTCCTACATGGTACTTATTCTCAATCCAAATACTAAAGAAGCTACAACTTTCAACCTTTCTGAATTTCAACTCTTTATTGGAAATCGTCATCTCTTTATAAAAGACCTCTCTGGAGATCTTGCCATAGAAAATATTCCAATTAATGAGAATAGAAACTCTAGAAAGCCTTTTCATGTTTCTACTCAACAATACAAATTACAAATATTCAAATAGCCATGTCTACAGAAATGATTATTATGATGATTGGACTTGGATTAGGAAGCCATTTCCACGAAGCTTTGGATGAGTCTGGTAAAGAGACTTTTACCAAAGATGACATCATTCCTATCCACGCCAAAGCACTTACGGATTTCTGCGAAAGTTTTTCTAAAAAGAAGAAAGAAGAGAAACAGAAAAACAAAGAAGCAGAACTCGCAGAATTGGGAATTCTTCCTAAGTCTGGAATTTCGTAAATGAAAATGCGTAAGTAGTTTTTGAATCTTTTAAGTTTAACAATATCTAAAATTGTACACCATGGAATACAAAGCAATTTCCAAGAAAACTATGCGCTCCAAGGATTTCAAAGCTCTCAGAGCAAAGAAACCTGGTTATCGCACATACATCGTGAAAACCGAAAAGAACACGAAAGATGTGCTTTTCCGAACTCCGCGTGGATTCTTCATGCAGGAAGATGCCTTTCCTGCAATTGAAATCTCTGTAACACAGGCTCAAGCTTTCTTCGATAAGTATGGCATCAGAGTCGAAACAGGCTGGTAGATATGACTAGAGAAGAGCTCAAAGAAAGAGTATCAAAGCTTATTCAAACATTAGAGAACGTTGAGAGATCTCTTCAGTTTACAAATATCCCTGTACACCAACTATATCAAAAAAGAAACAAACATTGACATCACAAAAAACTAAAAAGATCATGGCAAAGAAAAAAATCAAAAAGCAGACCATCGAAGAAATCCTTGCAGAGCACACTCCGACCTCCGACGCCGTCAAGAGCGCAGTCCAGCGTTACAACGAAGAGAAGAAGAAGCAGCAGGAACAGATCATCATCAATACCCTCGGCGCCATCGACTGCATTATCTGGGACCTTGTGGACAACCTTCGCAAGATCCGTGCAGAAGAGAAACGAGCTCAGCAGTGTCTCGTCGACGTGGCTGCGGCCAAGGATGCCTATCTAGCAGATCCCGATCTGGAGGTTCTGGCCCAGGGACTTCGCAAGGCAGGCATCAACCTGTCCCGTTATATAGAGTAACGGGAACTCGTCTAAGCGAGTCTAAACAGATCTTTAAGCTTAGAGCGTCGACCAGAGGGTAGATAGAAGAAATTTAGAGTTATAAAAATTTTAAATTTCTTATTATTATGTTAATATTAACCCACCTAATTATCACATTTAAAGGTG